AAGATTCTCCAAGTTATTAAATATATATTTAAATATATAATTATAAATACTTGGAGAAATTATTTTTAAGAAAATAAACAAATATTTTAGCATTTTCTTCAACTATAAAACATTCAACGGCTAACGCCTACGTTCCGCACTGGGCTCTCAGCTCCGCTGAAGGGTTAGGTGTCAGAGCCACCTAATAGAAGTAACCCTTTTAAAATCTATTATAAAGGTATTAAGAGGCCTTCTCAGACTATTTGTAAGGGTATTAGTGTAATTATAAGCTTTAACTACTATACTTCTGTGAGGGATTATTAGGGTATAATAAATGAAAGGCAATCAATGTAATGCTAATGTAACACTATAATAACTGTTTTGTAACAACTTATATGGTATGATGGTTATATTCTAAATTAGAAACATAACTAAAGACAAAAAAGTTAGGAGATAATTTTTATTATTAATTCAAAAACAATCAAGACACTAAGCATTTTCACAGGTACTGTTTTAGCAGGAGTTTCTTTAGGGCTACTATCGGCTAACGCGGATACAGTAACTGTAAAGTCTGGAGATACTCTGTCAGAGATTGCTAGTCAACATGGTACATCAGTTGACAGCATTAAGAATTTAAACAATCTATCAAACATTAATTTAATTTATGTAGGGGATTCTTTGACTGTAAATAACAACACAAATGCTAAAGTTTATAGTTCACCAAAGGTATCCTATAGCACTCAGACTAATAGTAATAACAAATCTTATTCAGTATCAACCACGAATAACACTACTAGTAACACTACTAATAACACTAATAGTGAAGGACTTAATGTTTATTCTGGTGAGCTTTCAGCAAATCAGAAGCAAGCAGTTTTGTCACAATTATCCACCAAAACTGGTGTTTCCGCATCTGAATGGAATCAAATTATCACGCGTGAATCCAATTGGGAAGTTAACGCCGCCAACCCTAGTTCAACCGCTAGAGGACTATTACAACAATTATATGGTGGTACTGGTTCTGTTCAATCTCAAATTGACAATGCTGTAACCCTTTATCACAATGCAGGAAACTCGATGTCACCTTGGGCATTAACTCAATAACATAGAAAAGAGCACATAATAGTGCTCTTTTTATTTTTGATTAAATGTTTACTTTTTTTAATATAGTGGTATAATATAACCATACTAAAGAAAAGGAAGTATTTAATATGAATAAGTTTAAAAAGATGTTATTTGTTGGAATTGCCATATCAACTGTTGGAGTTTCCTTAGGGGCTTGTAGTCAAGGAATTCAATCTACTGGCTCTTCCCACACTACTAAATCTTCTAAATATGATAAGCTATCCACAGGGAAATACGAATTAGCTTATCAAGACCAAGAAGCAGATGGGAATAGCTATGATGGAGATGATGATGCACCTAAAGATGTTTTTGGAGTTGTGTTAAAAGGTAAGGTCCATGAGTATTCTATCAGTGCTGACCGTGTTTATGAAAAGGTTGCTTTAAAGTATGCGAATAAGCCTTATATCACTGTTACAGATGATGATAATGTTATTATTCATCGGGGACCATACCAACAATATATTCAACCGGCCGCTGACGGTACTGTGACTAAAAAGTAAGGTGAATTAATATGTCTAATAGCAAAATTCTAAGAACAATTATTCTTGTATTGTCACTATTTGGGCTTTCCTTTACTTCTGGAATGCAGGTTACTTCAGTTAATGCATATGCTATTGCACATTCCAGTGGAGGTGGTCATTCCAGTGGCGGACATGCGGGTGGAGCTGGACACGCTGTGAGCGGGGGACACGTTGGGGGTACTCATGTTGGGAGTGCCCCAAGCATTTCACATCCTTCTACTAGTCGGCCATCGAGTTCTACTCATGGTATAAGTAACACAGGAGCATTCCCTGAAGCTACTTTGTCTAAGATGTCTCGTAGCACTAATAGCTTGAGCCCGTCAAAAGAGAAGGTAACAACAAGTTCTAATTATACCTATTCTAAAGATTTTATGAATAAAGCCTCTGTTAGAAACTCTGTTTATAATTCAAAGGATAATGTATACCTAGGGATTACTAAAAATCGTATAGGTTCTGGCACTAGCTATTATAGCTATTTTAATAACCCGTATTCTCATCACTATTATTATCATGATTCCTTTCAGAACTATTGGTTTTATTATTGGATGTGGAATAGAAATATAACCGAATCTCAACGAAACATTATGGTTAATCAAGGAATTGACCATAATAAATTATTAAGTAATAAAAATATTTACAAGATAACTATCAGCCAAAAAGGCCACAAAAAAGTTATCATTGTCACTAAGAAACAGTATGCTAAAATTAAAGTGGGTGACAAGATTCATCTTTTTGATGGAAAGCTATATGTTAATGGCACTAGAATTTAAGAATGGAGAATCCTGTTTATGAGTATGGAACATAAAGCCACTATTTGGTTTGGAATTTGTGAAACAATATTTATTTTATTCTTTTTGTATTTGTTATTTTTGTCTCCTTTGGCAAATTTTAGTATCGGTATTATTTTGTCATTGTTCTTTATTATTCGGGACATCGTGGATAACTATATAATTCAAGCTAAGAAGTATGGTAAGTCTTTTAAATTTGATTGGGAAAATTCTTTAAAGTCTTTTTGTGGTTATCTTTTATTTTCAGGAGCAATGATTTCTTTAGGTTATTTATCTGAGTTTAGTTTAAACTCTTCGTCTGATTCTTATTATTTAAGTATGAATATTGGAATTGTTGTATTCTCTATTATCCTTTTTGTTTGTTTATGTTTAGATATCCTTATCACTCTATTTATTGGAGAACACTATCTTTTGAAAATGTATAAATAATAAAAGGGCCAGTGCTCGAACACTGAACCCTCAACAGTACCTACCGTCTAAAGAACGGTGGTCTTAAAACAACAACTGATTAACTGATAACCAGCTCTCGTCTAAGCCTTGCACAGTTTGGAGAGCTGGTTTTGTGTATTCTAATACATAAAAAGTATTGACGAAGGGCAATTATGGTGCTATGATTATTCTATAAAATAAGAAAAGAGGTAACACCCTTATGAATGAAGGTAATGAAAAGGAGACAGTTCCTTATGACATCTTAATATTGCCAGAAGGAGTTCATGTAATTACAAGTTCTTTTTATATTTATAAAAGTATACTTTTAAAAAGGAGCATTGAATTACAAGCAGTCAAAGATTTACTTGATTCAGTAATACCATTTGTAAAACTAAACCTTTCTAGTGTTAATACGTTGGATTTAGACCACATGTCTTTAAAGGTATCTAATCCCTTTATAATTTATAAAAGTGGAAAGTATTTTTATGATTATCTTGGGGAAGACCAAGAAGGCTGGATATATTTAGGAACTATTATTAACGCTATTTTTAATAGGTACCCAGAGAACTGTATGAGCTTTAGGGCCTATTATCAAAAGCACAATAAATAAGAAAAGAGGAACTTCATTATGGAAAATGAAGAAAAAGTTGAAGTTATTGTATCACAGCACGCTAAATCTCGTTGGGTAGAACGGATGAATGGGATTACTGAAGATAAAGAAATTAAGCGTTATTTAGTAGACAACTCAGATAAGGTAGTTAAGGATATCAAGAAATCTTTTGAGAATGCTAATTTCATTTTCAGAGGGCAACTTGGTAAGAACCATACCACAAGTGATTACTATCTATTAAATGATTTAGTGTTTGTGTTTGAGAAGGACACAATTATTACATTATTTAAAGTTGACTTTGGAATTGAGTACGAAGACTTGAATGAAACCATCAAACGGTCACTAATCACAGCATTACAACGAGCGGTTGCTGACCAACAAGAGGTTAAATCTAAGTCTGGGATAGAAACTAAGCGTATTAAAGGCGATATCATCAAAGTTAATTCAGAGATTAACAGTTATCGTAAACAGATTGACTTATTATCAGTTAAGAAGTCTGGATTAGAAGGGCAACTCAAATCAGTTGAAGCTGATATTAATTTAGCTAATACCAAAGTATCTACATTAGCGACAAAGTTGTTATATAGCAAGGACTTATTTGAGGGTGATTTGAATCACAACTAAAAATAAAACTTTTAAGATAACCTCTAGGTTTTATGTTATTTATGGTGATTATGAGCCAATTTATGTAGGCTATACTAATCGGACAGTTAGACAACGATTTAGAGAGCATAAAGAAGACAAAGACTTTTCGGAATACGAAAATGTCGAAGTTAAAGAGCTAGTTGACGAGAAGCTTAACTTTAACTTTACTTGGAATTATGATAAAACTTGTAAGAATGCTGATGAAGTATCACTTAGAGAGAGCCAGTTAGTACAGAAGTATGGCACCCAAGATAGTATCTTTCAAAAGGCCAATGGTGGTGGTCAAACTTGGGCCACTGAAAAGTGGTTCGTTAAGAGTAATAGAGATAATCCTAGATTTATTGGGATGTCTGGTGCAGATATAAAAGCTTTCCTTAAAGAAGAAAAGGCTGTTACTACTTGGATAGGGAATTTCATAGGGCACATGAAACCTGTAGAGGAAGTATGGCTTGGAAGTTTTGTAGGCGGTATGAAGCCTGTAGAAGAGGTCTGGTTAAAAAACTTTGTAGGACATATGAAGCCTGTAGAAGAGGTCTGGTTATACAACTTTGTAGGAAACATGAAGCCTGTAGAGGGGGTCTGGTTAGGACACTTTGTAAGCGGTATGAAGCCTGTAGAAGAGGTCTGGTTAAAAAACTTTGTAGGAAACATGAAGCCAATAGAAGAGCGCTGGTTAAATGATTTTGTAGGCGGTGTGAAGTCTGTAGAAGAGGTCTGGTTACACAACTTTGTAGTACACATGAAACCAATAGAAGGGCGCTGGTTAAATGATTTTGTAGGCCGTATGAAAAATAAAAGGAGATAATTATAATGAATAAAATTAATATTGAATTTAAAAAGAATAGTAAAGGAACTTTTGATTTTGAAGTTAATCAGAATGGACTAATCCTATTTAAGAAAGAATATCAAGCAGCAGAAAAAACTGAATCTGGGCTAACACAAGCACAAGTATTCTCAGGATACTCCCACTATTTACAAGACTTGGTAAATAAGTCTCTAGCTAAGAATCCTGACTTTAAATGGGATACTTTTGACGATTTTAAAAAGTTTGCTGGAGCTAAAACACAGCATATGTTCTGGGCTGTGAAAGATAAGTATATTGACTACCCAAAGGCATAAGATATAGGGATAATAAAATAAAATATTATAAATAAGTGTTGACAAAGGATGCCTATTATGGTATTCTTTATACATGAGTTAAATTAGATTCTTACAAGGGAAAATAAATTAAAATAATTTCTAATTTTTGTTGATAAAGTTAAAAAAGTATGATATAATAATATGTGTTGGTTGGGGGAATATCATATTACTGACTTCCTTTTAAATATTGAACTATCTCTTTCTTTCAATCCCCAACCACATTTAAGCGTCCTTAGCTCAACTGGATAGAGCAACGGCCTTCTAAGCCGTAGGTTGTGAGTTCAAGTCTCACAGGACGCATTAGTATAATAATAATAGTAGTAGTAAGTGCTTGTGGCGGAATAGGTAGATGCTAGTGACTAGTGGTAAAAGGCCATCAGTAACGAGAAACGGAAGGGTTTATGTAGGGTGCAAATCCTTACCAAGCACATAGTCGGTATTAGGTTAACGATAGACCATCAGGGTGTGCACACATTAAAACGTGGCCTGAAAGAGCTGGTTAAACTCCAGAATATCGGCAATATGTACTAGTAATCTAATTGGATAAAATGCTTCCCTCCTAAGGAAGTCTTCCCAGTTCGAGTCTGGGCTAGTGCATAAATACTTTATTTAAAATGTTAAACATTTATGTTGACTTTTTTATAAAAGTGTTATATTATAAAATTGAAGGGGATAGTATTATGTATGCAATTGTTGATTTTGACAAAAAGGTTGTTGAAACATTAAGCAATGGTAAGAAGAAGAAATCATATAAGCGTCAGAGCCGACTGGTTTTAGGAGAATATGGAGACACCCATTCAGAAATGTCTGCTAAAGCTAAGTCAGTGGCTAAAAAGTTAAATGGCAAGATTTTCTATATTGGAAAGTTTGCAAATTGATTTAATAATTATTAGATAGCCAGCACCTCTTGACGGGGGTTTTGAAAGTATTGGCAAAAGGATAAACATTTAACGCCACTTTTAGTGGGTGCATAGAATATGGCCCGTCACCAGACAAAAGCTTCGTCTATGTAAATGTTTACTTAGCATCTCCTTCTTAGAGTCTTTTTGGATGCTTTATCACAGTCCTGTAGCATAATGGTAGTGCACCCGGTTTATACCCGGCATAAGGCTCCAGATTAGAGTACGATATAGGTTCGAATCCTATCAGGACTATTATAGTATGGAAAGTTGACAGAGTGGTTGATTGTGGCTCCCTGCTAAGGAGTTAATCGTGTTAAGCGGTTCGGGGGTTCAAATCCCTCACTTTCCATTTCAATACTCATTATTGAGGAATTAAGTATTACTAAAAGGTGATAAAAGGGATGGGTTAGCTTGAGTGATTATGTCGAAGCAGAGGAATTTGGGGTTAAAATAAGAGTTTTTAAAAATGGAAACATATATAAACATAGCAGAGAGATAACCGACAAGCTCGGAAGAAAAAGACATATTTCGGGATATTACCCAGCTCAAGTGAAAACAACCTTTGGCTATAAGCAAGTGTTAATAGTTGATAATAATCACGTATGCCATCACATCCATGTTCATGATTTGGTAGCAAAATACTACTGCGAAAATCCGAAAAACTTAAAGGAAGTTCATCACATAGACGGAAACAAAGAAAACAATGACTACAGAAACTTAATGTGGTGTACTAGAAAATTCAATATGGATGAAATGATTAAATTTTATAATAAGGGTGAAGTAAAATTTTATTGCAAGGAATGTGGGAAAGCAATATCACATGGTGCAACTTATTGTAGTGACTGTGTAAATAAGCACAGCAAAAATAAGGTTAACAGTCCTATTCCGGATACGCTTATAAGTAAAGTATTAATAAGAAATAATGGAAATTTTACTAAGTCGGCTAAAGAATTTGGAATAACGGACAACGCACTTAGAAAAAGATGTAAGAAGTTAGGATTGTCATACAAGTCTAAAGACTATAAATTATAATAATTGCTCAGTAGTTCAGCGGTAGAATGTCTGATTGTTACTCAGAAGGTCGTTGGTCCGAATCCAACCTGAGCAGTAGGATGGTGTAGCTTGCACATCATTCTTTTGGATAGGTATAAAGGTAATGGTACCCCTCTGGTCTTGAAAACCAGAAACGATTAAAAGCGTTTGTAGGTTCGAGTCCTACCCTATCCGTATATGCCCTCGTAGTCCAATTGGCAGAGATAGTGGATTTAGAATCCATCCAGTGTGAGTTCGAGTCTCACCGAGGGTATTAAAGCAACTAAAAAGTGGATAGATGGATGACTAGTGATAGTGGAATTGCAAACCATTTAAAATCTATCTGGACTATTCTGTAAGCTAGAGTCACGTGGTCTGGCGAAGAGGTTGTTTTAAATCTAGCCGATTATCCTTAGCTCAGGTGGTAGAGCGGCGTCTTTTGTAGCGTATGTCACCGGTTCGACTCCGGTAGGATAAATTATAATGCATATAAGTGGTTTAATTAAATAAAATCACTAGTATGCTTGTATTTATAAATTTGCCCTCTTAGTCCAATCTGGCAGAGACAATAGACTTAAAATCTATCAAGTGTGGGTCCGAATCCCACAGAGGGTATTAAAAGGATATTAAAAGTGTCAAGAAGGTCTAGTAAAAAGTAGGACGTATCTTTAATTGGGCTTGTACAGGCCATAAAATTAATGATGTAAGTTACTCTTGGCTGGCTACGAACTATACTAGTCTTAGTAGTCCACTGAAATGAATTGGTATCATTTCACTGCCTAAAAATACCTAATAGGTTGTCCCTAAGTATGTATCCTTTTATTAAGGACCTGTAATCCAATTGGCAGAGATAGCAGATTCAAAATCTGTAAAATGTTGGTTCGAATCCAACTAGGTCCATTCATAAATTTAGGTGTCCGTAGCTCAGTTGGTAGAGCACTGTGTTGAAGCCACGGGGGTCGTAGGTCCGAATCCTATCGGGCACATTGCGGTGGAGTGAAACGGAAAATCACGAAAGGCTCATAACCTTTAAATAGCAGGTTCGACTCCTGCCACTCGCAATAGTTATCCGATATGAGTGTCCACGATAGACCATTCGTATAACGTGGTAGTTATCTAAAGATGCTACCAAGCACATAGTAAAAGATAGCACCTAGCACACCTCCTAATAGTGTGGCCCAAGCTAGGACTTTTATCAAAGTAAGCTTAACTGGAAAACTGTTGGACTCCAAATCCGGATTTATAGGTTCGAATCCTATCTTTGATGTTGTAAGTAAATTTAATTAGCAGGATATAGGCCAGTTTGGTAGGTCGCTCGGCTTGGAACCGAGAAGTCGCAAGTTCGAATCTTGCTATCCTGATTGCCTCGTTAGTTCAGTGGTAAAATACCTGTTTTGTACACAGGGGTCACTAGTCCGATTCTAGTACGAGGCATTATGTGCGTGTTAGATGTGGTTAATCTAGACTAAGTTAAAACGTCCATCCTAACCAGTGTAAGTGGCATGACGGTTTATAAGACATAACCCTTATTAGGTGTTTATGTTAGCTATAATTTAAAGGGTTTGTACGCTTTTCCTTACGTTAATTATGCGGATATGGTGTAGTGGTAACATAGCTGGCCTCCAACCAGTTGTCGCCGGTTCAAACCCGACTATCCGCTTGTAGCTTAATCTCAATAAAGTAAAACGGCTAGGGGTTTTCTTTCCATGTTATTTTATAACTAGCACCTTACTTTCGCGGGCATTCACTTGTCCGCATACATAAAAATAAGATAAAGGGAAGGCTGATAAAATTGAAAAAGTATAATGATAGCTATGTGGATATGTTAAACAATGTACAAGCTAACTTACATCAAGCTCACGAAGAAGCGTGGGCTATTCATTGGTTAATGCGTGGCAAAAGATTTCTAACGAATCATCCAATGATTGATGATATTCTAGATGAGCTAAATGAACAAATTGATTGGATTGCAGAGCGTTCAATTCAAGTTGGGGGAATGCCTTTAACCAGCTTTAATCAAGTGTTAATGGAAACCTCAATTGAGGACGTTCCTGCTGTTTATAATTCAGATATGCAAGATTCTATCAGAGAATTGCTATCTATATTTGAGGCGCTGGATACTTCTTATAATAGTCTACATGAATCCGCTAAAAGTAACAATGATGTTGTAACTACAAGCCAAGTTGAACAGTACCTAGGTTATGTTGAAAAACAGATATGGTTCTTAAATGCCGAACTTGGACAATCTGCATATTCATCAGAAGGTGATGGAGATACTGATGAAGGAGGCGCTATTGATGGATAAGGGAATGCACTATCCTGATAAAGAGGCCTTTAACTTTGTTGAAGCTCGTCTGTCAGAAATTGGGGTAAGCCTAAAAGATATTGCTAAAATTGTTTATGATTTAGAACATAAATATTTAAGCAACTTATCATTAGAAGATTGTTTACTTGCGGTTACTGACGTTGTTCATAAACGAGAAGTATTAAATAACGCTATGGTTGGTTTAGAATTGGACCGGCTGGCTCAGGAAGGGCAAATTAAAGAACCTTTGTTGAGTATTATTAAAAATGACGTTGGTGTATTTGGAGTAGATGAAGTCTTAGGAATTGCAATATCTCAACTATACGGCTCAATTGGTGTAACTAATTATGGGTTTGCGGATAAAGAGAAAAGTGGTATAATTAAATCATTGGATACTAGTGATACTCAAGTAAATACTTTTTCTGATGATTTGGTTGGAGCGATTGCTTCTGCCGCTAGTGCTAAGGTAGCACATGAGAACAGTTAAATTTAGGAGGTTCTATAAATGAGTGGAGAATTAGTAATGAATAGTGTCTTGTTTAGAGGTGAAGGTGAACTTGGCAAAGGCCTATTTTCAGATAAAGAATTAGGGATTGCTGAGGACAATAACACAGAGGTGATTTCAAGGGCTTTAGTAGATATTATTACTAGTAATAAATATTATCAATCTAGGGCTGAATTTCGCTCTGAAAATATTGGCAATTTAAGAATTATTTTTAATGATAAGCTTCTTTCTGATTTAAAAGAAGCTATTTATAAAAGAGAAGACAGGGGTAAGGTTGACTCTGATGAACTTTCTGAAGCTGTAATTAATGAATTTGCACGTAGCTTAGCTCCTAAAAATGTTACGGTTCATTCAACAGACATTTCTAATGAATTTCCATCAGTGTTTATTGACCCCAGAAAAGTGCAGTCTGACACTCCAGAACAGGGCTATTTAGATTTATACTATACGGTTGAAGAAGTTCCTGAGAAGGACTATCATAAAGCAGAGGATGACCTAGAAACTAAGGTATCAGAATTGGAAGGTACTGTAAAAGAATTAACAGAAACGGTTGAAGGACTAAAGAACGCCGAGACTACAACTACTACTGTTAAGCCTGAAGAAGCAACTACTACTACTTCAGAAGCACAACCAATAGCCAGTGAAGCCACCTCAGAAGTACCTACAGCATCTGAAGCCCCTGCTGAATCTTAGAGGTAACTATTATGAAGCATAAAAAGGAGGTTTACCCTTATATTGAAGTTACCTTGCTCCTTAACCCATCATTTCCAGCACATATGGTTGTTAGGGAAAAGAAAGTCACAAGTATGCAGTATAATAAGATAAAGCCGTATACTATGACGTCCTCAAGTGATGGTAAAAGGAAACTTGGAAAAACTTCTAGTAATGGGTTTGCACTAATTGGATTCTGTGAATCTTCAAACTCCGGATTATTGAACAATTTATATAAAGTTATGATGTATCAAGCGGTTGCCTTAATTGAAGACGGGTTGGGTGACGATTACGGAATTTTGCTTGGAAAGCCCCATCCAGAGCTTGCTTGGTCTTTAAAAGAGTTAAATGTATATTGGAGCAAGAAAATACCAAAGGTCTCTGAATTATCCTTTATTGACCAAAATGCAATTCATGTTTTAGAAGACTGTTTATCTTCTAAGGTTATCCAGTCAATTTTAAAAACAAATGATGATAACCAATATTCTGATTGAGAGGGTAATTATGAGAGAAGCAACGGATAAACAATTAAAATTAATTATTGAAATGGAATTATGGTTTAAAGCTTTTAATAAAGAGCCTTTAGAAGATGATTTTACTCATGAGGATTCTGAAGTTTCTTTACAAGAAGCAAGTAAATGGATTTCTAATCACATGGAATTATTTAAAAGTATTAAAAGTGAACATTCATATAAAGAATTATTTAATAAGTTATAAAAAGCGACTTTTCGCGGACAAGGCACAATTGTGACCTAATTAAGAAAGAAGGATATGCTCTTTGCAAGAATCAGTAAGTACGGAATCAAATTATTTTAAATGGTTGGTTAATCAGATTAAAGGATGGCCGCAACAAAATTATTATTTATTTTGGTTTGCTATTGGGGCACAAGTAATGACCCTAGTAAGTAATCCCATCACTTTAGTTTCAATTCTAACCTTTGTAGGTACAACTTTAGGTGTTCTATGCGTTTTAAGTATTAATGCGGCTAAGTCTGTTAATGGCTGGCTAGGTTTAGTTTCAGCGATAATCTTTATTTATATTGGTTTCAAAGCTAAAAACTATCTTAGCATGGCCGAACAAACCGCTTATATTATTACTTTAGACCTGCCGGTTTTATTAGCAGTTAAATCTTGGAACAATGAAACTGTTCATAATTTAAGAAAATTTGGTTCTAAAGAATGGGCAATAGCCATTGCAGGAACTATCGTAGTATATGCTTTATCCGGGTATCTTATTGGGATGTTAACTAATGACCCTAGACCTTGGATTGACGCGATTGCTTTTTCGATTAGCCTAACTGCTGGGGTAATGTGCTTTATGCGTTATAATAACCAGTATTTCTGGTGGATGGCCTCTGGACTTGCACAAATGGTTCTTTGGTTTGTTTCGTTCAAGCAAGGTGATGCAACACTGGCGATGTTTATTAACAGTTCAATTTATCTAGCAAATGATGTGCTCGCATTCACTGTTTCGCCATGGTTTAATCACGGTAGAAAGTTGCTTGGGTTAAAAGAAATTAAATAATTTTCTACAAAAATGTGTACTTTTTAAAAAAGTGTGTTATAATAAGTATATAAAAGATATCCTAAGTTATAAAAAGCTTACTTCTAATACAGTCTCTAAAACTACTAATGAATAGCTTTTAGCCTTTTAGGAAATCCCATGTTAGAGTTATTGATACGCTTACTTCTATTATATTTAGACAAATTAAAATTCAAACTTAGCGTATAGCATTTCTAACAGTTTGTGGGACGGTCCCGGTGGGTTATAATACTTGCCGGGATTTTTATTACATAAACCAAGAAGGAGATTTTAATATGATTGAAAATAAAGAAACTAGAGAAAAATTACAGGATTATTTAATTACTAACAGCCTTACTATTAGTACAGACTTGAGAACAAGTAATTTTTATAAAGAACAGGATGAAATTAGCAGAGGTGCCTTTTTAATTTTAGCAAACTTTGTAACCAAAATTAGAGTCAAATATAATTTGGAAATTTCGTCTAATGCCTTTAAACAAGCAACCGAATTGTTTAAAGATGCTTCATCTATGGGAAAGTTTTGTGACTCGGCCGAAAAGCAGATTAAGCGCAACTTTAATATTTTAAGTGGAAAGACCCGTTATAAAGGTTTCCCGGGAAGTGTTAAGGCAACTCCTACAGGTTTATTGTTAGCTGACTCAATTCTTTACTATCTAGGCGTCACTGAAGACCCAGTATTTACTCCAGAAGACAAGCTATCAGAAGTTGAATATGACCCTAGTATTAAAGAAGCCATAAAAGTAAAGCCTTTGTTAGTTATTAACGAAATCAATAATGACTTTAGTAGCGCCGGAGTTGACGTAGTTTTAAGTTTGCTTGATTCTCCAGTTGCTTTATCTAGTGGCAATCAAGAGCTGTTAGCACGATTATCCTTGGAATATGATTTTGACACAGATACTCTAACTAGGTCTGTATTCAATGTTAATTCTTGTGTTATGATTGCTAGTGCTATTATTCGTATGGGCGCCGTATTATCAGATGTTCAAAACCCATTAAATCGTATTGTTTTAAATAACTACAACGATGTTTTGAGAATTGGTATGGCAATTACCACTTTATCAAAGGAAGACTTTACAAATGATTTGACCGGTATTCAGCCTATTAATATATCTACTAGTAAAAAGAAAATGCTACTAAGGTTATTTGAAAATTGCCAAGGAAGTTTAGAAGATTTAAGACAAAAGGAATCTCAATGGAAGGCGTTCTATAATAACTTAGACCTTAGCTTGAGTAAGTATCCTAATTTTAAGTTTGCTATGAAATCTTTGTATGCTGGGGATATTGATAGTATTAATGCCAAGTTAGAACGTGCTATTAAGGATGATGACGTTGACAATTTAAATAGTCTAGGTAAGACTTATCCCACGATGTTTGTTAGAAATCTTTTAAGGATTAAGTCAATTGATTTAATTGACCTTAAGCCAATTCTTAAAGAAGTTCCTACTAGGATACTAATCCAGCTATATAATCGAATGCTTAACTATAAAACATTAGACTATCGAGCTACAAGTTACTCTGGTAAGACGTTCTTTATTGATGAAGATGCCACTACAACTAAGTTATCCTTTAGTGCTTTAATGGCAGTATACGAAGTATTGACTAGTAAAGTTCAGGAAGGAATTAATTCATTCCTATCAAGTCATATTACAGAGGATACTAATTATGAATCCCATGTGGTTCTGGATAGACAATATGAGGATTTAGCTATTCCTTCATCTTTAAAAGAAAGTAATAGCCATCTTAAGTTTGTCACCCCATATACGCGTAAAAACATTGATATGTCTGATAAAGACACCATTAGGTTATATACCTATTGGGAAAATATCGACAGATTAAGAGTTGATGTGGATTTATCAGCACAATTTTATGACAAAGATTTTAACTCTAAGGGGACTGTTTCTTATTTTAATCCAAAATTAGATTTAGCAGATGCGGTTCATTCGGGGGATATAACAAATGCTCCTGATGGAGCAGTAGAGGCTATTGATTTTAATTATGAAGAGGCTCGTAAAAATGGTATTAGGTATGTTACAATAACTGATAATGTTTATACTTCAAGCACTTTTAAAGAAATCGGAACAGTGTCCTTTGGATATGCTTCTTATAAGGGGTCATTAAGTTTGTATGACCCTACCTGTTTAAAGGATAAGTTTGCAATTAATAGTGATACTAACTTTGTCGTAATCGCTGTATATGACTTAGAGAATAATCAAGTTATTACGATTGATTCTTCATTAGCTAGTTCTATTAACAAATCTGGTGAAAATATTGCTCTTCAGAAGGATAGCGTTGCCAATATGAGCAAATGGTTCTCTACTGTTGAAAGAATCACTATTGGCGATTGCTTACCAGAAGGAGATAGCAATCCTGATGATAAGCCTACACAAGTTATCCCATATAATAATGAGGAAGCTACCAACCTAATTAATTCTATTATTGGAGATGGTTCTCATGAATAATGAATTCTCTAGTCTAGATGAGATGTATGATAGAGTTAACTATTTGGAAAACCGGGTTAAAGATTTAGAAGAAGAAAATGAGCATTTGTATCAGGAACTTGAAAATAAGGAATATTTATTAAGCCTCCAAAATAGGGAGGAAGATTGATGATATTAAAGATATTTCTTTCTTTTGCTATAATTTATGAGAGTATCGAAGTATTAGTTACTTTTCTAGTTATTAAACAGTCAGAAACTAAGGAAGAATTAGCAGACTGTTTTAATAACGTTGACCAACTTAAAGAAGATGATAACTTAATTATTTCGATTATAGGTAGGATTATTAGTTTTGTTCTATTTGTAATTGTTATTGTACTTTTTATTATTTATTTTCCTGCTTTATTCGCTATTTGGGTCATGATTTTATTCTTGGAATTTTTTGAATGCTGTGTTCATTTGGCTAGTGATATTATGGGTGTGGGGCGGTGGTCTGTTATGACCGTCCCCAGAGTTTCTCTTATGATATGTGAAGGTATCCTAAGTATAATTGGGTTACTAATTGTGTTAATAGATTGATAAAAAGGTCCCTTAAAAGGGGACCTTTTTATGTTGACTTTTACAGATTAATATGCTAATATATAAACATAAAGTGAAAAGGAGCTATATCTACTTATGGAAAATGATATTATTCGCGGAGACATTTATTATGTAAATTTACCAGAACAACCAGCTTGGAGTCACATTCAATCAGGATGCCGTCCATGCATAGTTATTCAGAATGATTTAGGAAATCGGTACAGTCCTAATACAATTGTTATCCCTTTGACTACTAGACACAAGCCTAAGATGTCAACTCACTTTTTGGTAACCGAAACCCCGATTAAAAGTACCGGATTGGCTGAATCGGTAGTAACAGTTAACAAAACAGATTTAACTACTTATTTAGGACATGTTTCTGATTATGAACTTAATAAGATGAACACAGCCATTAAAAACAGTTTAGGACTTTAAGTAATTATTAAGTTTTTTATAAAACTCTAAAAATCCCTTAATGTGGTATATAATATAGATAAAACAACTAAGAGAGTGGGAAACCTATGTTTTATTTGTATAAAAGCCATATTAAGGGGTTTTATTTTTTAAATTTTAAAAGAAACAATTATTATTGTTACGCTGATGGTTTAAGGGATGAATTTTTAAGTAGTTCAACCGATTTTAAAGAATTAATTATTAATTATGTAATCCCCAATTTAGTGTTTTCAAAAATTGACGAAAATACTATTTATAAAAACTGGCCTTTTGAAAGTTATCATTTTAATCAAAAGAAATATATAAATGCTAAGGTTTATATAGGATTAAATTTATTAGTAGCTAATCACATTAATTTAGTTAACTTATTAAAAAGCAATGTTTTATATCTATCAGATGAACAAGCAAGAGAAATTTTAAAAGAACTAGGGTTGGAGGGTACTAACTAATAATGATTATAAATGTTTATAGTGATAAGGCACATATTGATTTTTCAAAAGAAACAAAACCATTTAAGGAATATTTTATTAATAGAATCCATGAAGAACTAGACCCTTTAGACCCGAATAGATTTAGGAGCATGGCTTTTAGAAAATATCATACTTGGGATGGAAGAGTAGCTATTTGTGATTTAGAAAATGCTAACGTACCCACAGGACTGCTTGAAGACTTGTTAGATTTAATTAAGATTGAACAAGAAAAGAATGCTTATATTCATTATGAAATTAATGATTTAAGGGGCCCGCGTTTAGAACCCGATAATATGTTAGTTTCCCCTATTATTATGAAGGGTACTGGGGTTAAGGAGCTTTCTTTAAGAGAAGACCAGCTAGGGGCTGTTAACTCTATTTATGATAACCAATGTGGGGTTGTGTTATCTGCCACCAATTCTGGTAAAACAATTATTTGTATTACCGCAATCAAACATTTGTTACCTGAGTTATCTAACGATGATAATGTATTGTTTATTGCTCCTAATAGTACAATTATGTATCAAGTGAGAAAGAATATGATTGGGTATCTCGGAAAACCAATTGGTATATGGGGGGATAATACCCGTGACCTACAACAAATAACTTGTGCAACCTACCAAACCATTAATTCAGCTTTGATTCCTCCGGAAGAAACTATTAAATTAACTTCTAAAAAGGACAAGCTTTTACAACGGATGGCAAAGCGATATGCGCCTCAGATATTAGATTCTGTAAATCCTTTGCAGAGTTTAAAGGGATTAGCAAAAAACTTTGTGCCTAAATTTAAATATGAGTTAGACGATAAAGCAGAACTGGCTTCTTTAGCTGTTTCATTAGATAGTAATAAAGCAGTAATTACTTACTTTAGTAATTATCAAAAGAGGTATTTAAAGCTTATAAAAAAGAAGAATGGCAAAGGCCTCGAAAAGTATCAAACAGCAAAAGACTATTTAGAAAAGGTTAAAGTGACCTTTGTGGACGAATGCCAACATGCTTCAGCGGATTCTTATCAGAAAATATTTAAGTATTTAGGTAACTCTCGGGTTAAAATAGGTTTAACTGGTACCCTTGATAAGGACAAAAAAGTTGAATACATTAAAATAAAGAGTATTCTAGGAAGCGTCATTTGTTCTATTGACAACGATTATATGATAAAGTTAGGTGTTTCTGCTCGTCCACACATTAAGCTAGTTAATTTTTCAAAACCAGAAGACTTAGAGGACATGGTCGAGAAACAGATGCCAAGTAATACACCCCCTAATCAAGCAACTTTATTAAAGTACCAATTAACTTATCAATCAGGAATCGTTGAAAATGATGAGCGCAATAAATTAATTTCTACTTTGGCTGGTAAGTTAGCCGGTTTAGATAATGGGGCGATTTTAATAGTAGTCAACTCTATTCAACATGGCGAGAATATAGCTAACTTTTTAAAAGAACAAGGGACAGAATATGCATTTATACGCGGTGAGAACTCCTCTGAGGAGCGAGAGGACATTCTAAGTAAAGTTACCTCGGGTGATATTAAAGTCCTCATAGGCTCTAAGGTGATGGATGAAGGGGTAGATATTCCAAACATCAGATATATGGTTTATGCAAGTGCCGGTAAAAGTTTTGTGCAGACCCTTCAAAGGATAGGCCGTTTGTTAAGAATTTCTGCGGATAAGCATGAAGTTTTCATATTTGACATCGTTGACAGAAACTCTGACTTCTTGTATAATCAAGCTAAGAAAAGAGTTAAGTATTACAAAGAACAAAAATTTGAAGTTAAATAGATATTGACAAAGGGTAGCTTAAGTGCTATCCTTTTTATATAAAAGAAAGGAAGTATACATTATGGAAACAGTATTAATTATATTTTTATTGTGGTTATCTTTAATTATATTTACTGCTAATCAAGGGTGGGGAACCTTAATGATGATTTTATTTTTGTTATTAGTTTTATTCTTGGTTGGTATAATCATATGTGTTGTCTTTAAAGCCATAAAGGAGGTTTTTAAATGAAATCTAAGTATCTTGATAATTATTATGAGGACTGCCCCTCAAACCCTAATAGTGATTTTGCTGAAAAAGAATTATATTCATTTTTGCAAAATGCTTTTAAGGATAAGGTTATTGAAACTAAGTACAAAGTTCAAATTCGGCCAGCTACTCCATTAATCAGCTTTCAAAAATCTATGAATGTAGCCAAGCCATTTAAGACAGTAAAAGGTTTAATTGGGGTACTAGGTAAAGACCCACAGGATTTTGTTTATAGTTTAGGATACCCAGTTAAAGATTGGCGTACAAAAAAGTTATGCTTTGATTTTAGGTTTGGCAAGATAACCGCTACGGATAATCAAACTATTTGGGCCTCTAATTTTGAGAATAGGTTTTATATTGACGCGGATGGTTTTAATGTGTATAATGATATTAAAAATGAACTAGATAATATGAACTGTAAATATGAAATAGATAAAGGAGAACTATTATGAAAAACGATTGGACATTAAAAGGTGAAACTGTAGCAGTAAATGGTAAAAACACGCGCTATAAAGTAGGGTTTTATGGTGTTGGTTTTCAAAACAAAGAAAGCAAATTCTATGAATTAGCTAAAGAGCTTGCTAAGGACCCTAATTTTGAAGGATTAAAAGTTTATAAAAATGTTAATAACTTTCAAATTAGCTTATTCAATCATCGTCTAATTGGAACAGCATTGTCAGTATTTGTTGATATGGAATCTTTTGATACGATTGAAGATATTTTTGGTCAATTGAAAGTAGACTATTTAAAACGGATGAGTAAAGAATATGTTGATAGCTCCAATAACTTAGTTGTTAATATGATTTATTCTTATTAAAGAGTGTGAATAAAATGGATGAATATATTAAGCAATACCATCATAAAGAAAAGATTAAGAAGCTTAAAGCTAACAAGTTTGTTTATGTATTAACAGTAATCATTTTAAATATTTTATTAGTTGGCTTATTATATTTAGCATTTTGCGGGAGCCCAAAATTATTTTCATATATTATTGTTTATTCTTTACCAAATATAATGTTAACTTCTGCAATTACTATTTTAATTTATAAATATTTAAATGGATACTTTATTAAGGGGGATTAGTTTTATGAGCTCACAAGTGAACCACCCACAGCACTATAATCATGGTAATCTTGAAGTTATAGATATCATTAAGGACCAATTATCAAAGGCTCCTTTAGATGCTTTTGCAGGAGGGTTAATGTTTAATATTATTAAATACGTTTTACGTGCTCCTTATAAAGCTAATGAAATTGAGGATTTAAATAAAGCTGTTTGGTATTTGAATACTTTAATTAAATACCTTGGGGATGATAATAATGGAAAATAAACATTTATATACAAAAGTGGAGCAATTAGACTCTGATGGTACTAATAATTTAGAATTTGATATTAATAACTGGAAACTCAGCCACCCCGATTGTAAAATCGAGGATATATCGGTAACTAGCTTTAAGAAAGATGATGCACCTTTTGATAATTCTATTAGGGCTATCATTTTATATACTGAAGATGTAACAGTTACAAATGCAACTAATGCGTTCTACCGTAATAGCTATTTTGATAGTTTTAGCCTTGAAGATTTTAACAAATTTATGGATAATGCAAGAAGCGGTGGTCCTAAATCTAGTTATGATTATCAGGAGTGGGAGAAAAACTGCAACTATGCTAGAAGTTACATTAATGGGAATTTTAGCGAGTATTATGACACTAGTATTGCTGAACGACTAGCTTTTATCAATAGTATTAAGGATGATTATGCTAAGAAGTTGATTAAACAGGCAATTGTTTAGAGGAGGAATTAGGGTGGAAAAAGAAGAAAGCTTTAAAGAGAGCATTGAACCAATTGGAGAGACCTTTTGTATTGATGGCAATGTTAATAGTCCAATTGACCAGACAAGCTATGTTGTAGACTATAATTTGGTTGAACAGGACCAAGTTAGAAAAGCATGTATTGACTACATTTCAGATGCTTTTGGTAAAGACCGTTTTCAACGGGAGCGTGGGATTAGTCTAAAAGATTTAGCTGAATCTGCTGATTTGGGTATTTCGTATGAGCGCCATATTCCAATAAATAAATACAGCTTTGATTATGATATTTGGGGGTCTAGTGTTAATAGTATAGGATATGGTCCCGGTCGGGGTGCTAAAAAGGTGTGGGTGTTAGATTTTACTGATAACCCCTTTGGAGAGTAGAGGTTAACAACAATGAATAAAAACAAAAAGCAAATTTGCAGTTTTTGTAATAAAATTGACTCAATTATGTCTAAAGATAACGATGAGATTTGGTATCTTGACCCAAATACTGCATATGGAAAGTCATTTAGAGCTCATAATCATGAGAATGTTCAAGTGGATATTAATGATTCAAAATATCCTGACGCACGGCCGGGTGACGGTACGAATGCTGGATTTTGGTTTGATTATTGCCCAAAGTGTGGGCGGAAGCTTGAATAATCTTATTTTTATAGGAGGAACGACATGATTAAAATCTATCATAAGACAGCCACTATTAAGGCTGAACAATTTGATGGTAGTGCTGAGATGATTGATAAATATAAAATTATTAATACACGGTTTTCATCTACTGCTATAGAGTTTGAAGGAGCCTACTTCTTACCAACATTGGAAGGTGAGCTTAGAGTAAATATTGGCGACTGGATTGCAACTGGCATTAAAGGCGAACATTGGGCGATTGAAGCTGACGTATTCAAGAAGACATACAAGGAGTTGCCGGTGATTCCTAAAAACGTTGCAGACTACCTTGAAGAATATAATAGGTCTAATACTACTCTTGGGGATGTTCTTTGTTCAGAAAAGCTCAGAAGTTGGATTTCATATACACCTGATTACAGGTTTAATTATGATTCCTATAAGAAGCGACAAGATTTAATTGCATTAGCATGGTTAATTGGTTATCAAGTGGAGGGAGATAAATGAATCAAATTTTAGAAAGCACCTATCTGTCAAACTTAAATAAATGGAATCGCATTGCGCGAGACCAAGGTGGGCTAGAAATTTGTGATAGTTCCACTGGAGAAGTCATTTATACAATATCGGGATTTTAAGGAGGGAAATTAAAAATGATTGTTTCGTTAGACAAGGATTATCAAGTTCAGGTCGAAAAGTTTAATAATTACACTTTATCGCGTAGAACTGATTCTAAAGGGAATATTATTAAGTCTGTGGGTAAAGATGGTAAGGAACGTGAATTGCCAACGGTATTAGGTCATTTTCCAACCATGGAATCTGCAATCAAGAGTTATGTGCGCCAATATGTAGTGGATAGGAATGAAAATGAACGCATTACCATGGAACAATATCTAAAAGAGTTAACAAGTAAATCCGTATCCTTTAGAGAAAGTTTGCTTGATAACAGCTTGCGTAGCAAGCTTTAAATTTTTGACGCTTTAAATAAAGATAGCCTAAAGGCTATCTTTTTAAATTAAAAGTAATAAATTTCCTTGTTTAAATTTGGTAGTCAATACTTAAATGCTTAAACAAGGTTCCTAATAATATACCAAATTTAATACTTGCGGTAGTCTAAATAGTGTGTTATAATAATAAAAGATAGAATAAATAAACGCATTAAATTCAAGGAGGAAAATCATGTTATTACACAGTGATTTAGAACAGAAAGCTTTTAATAAGGAACACGTGTTATACAAGCACGTTTTTAATATTAAGAAGGATTGGTTAAATAAATCAGATAAAGTTGTTGTTAGTGTTTATACTAATGAGCATGATTTAATTAAATATATTGAACGCCCCTTTAAACCAGATACCCTTAATGAAGGAGTAAATGTAATTAACTTATCTTCCCCTTTAGCAATTCCCGCGGGTATGTATAACTTTAAAGTTGATTACCTGAAGGAGGCTTAATTATATGAATAAGGAAATGTTTAATGAGTTAAATAAACAAATTGAAAAGACAAGTGCTGAAAGCACAGGACAGTAAATTATTAATTAGGAGTGAATTAAAATGATTGAACCAAAATGGGTAAAAATTAAAAGATTTATTAGACAAGCTTTTTGCTGGCATCATGATTGGTATGTATGGGTTAATGGTAAAAAGAAAACATGCAACAAATGTGATAAAACTGTTGATATTAAATAGTTTAATAAAGCAAGGAGAATTAACACTATGAATAATAACGAACCAAATAAAGTAGTTGATTCAAACGGACTAGAGAAGTGTTTTATTGATAAAGACTTTGAACGCTACGCTAAGCTTTATGGTCTAAAGGTCTTTGTTAAAGATGATGAAAATGATAGTTTCTCAATAGAAGGGTATTTTAAAGATAATAAAGGCTTTCTTAATATTCGTAGCAATAATACCAACACACCTTATTATTCTAAGGATATCACGATGGAAACACTAATGTTAATTGCCTACACGTCTGATGTCAAGCATACTAGACGGATAGGAATTGATGAAAAACTAGATATCATTGATTTCTATGACAACGTTAACAAAAATAAAGAAAACTGGGTTGAAGACACACCGGTTAGATTTAAAATAGAAAAGGGTCTTCAAGATATTAGTTTCGAATAGGAGGCCTTATGAAAAAGGGCTATTGCCTTACTTTTAATATTATATCTGTTGGGGTTTCGCCGGGTAGCAACTTGTTTAATTATTGGACTACTTGTTTCTAATGATGTGTTTTGGATACTGGCAATATTATTATTATTTTTTGATTATTTGTTTAGTGATAAAGATTAAGGAGAAAGAAACTAATGGAAAATATTGATACCAAGAATTATATTAAGTTAATTGAAAACTGGGCTAAAGAACGTAGCTTAGATATTTCTAATAGCGACAAGCAGTTAATTAAGCTCCAAGAAGAAGTCGGTGAACTTGCAGAAGCCCATAATAAAGAATGGAAAGACAAACAAATAGACAGCTTGGGAGATACATTTGTTGTGCTGGTTGTTTATGCGCTTCAAGAGGGCTTACATTTAGATGATTGTATTAAAGAAGCTTATGAAACGATTTCTAATCGTAAGGGTAAATTAGTAGACGGAGTGTTTGTAAAGCAAGAGGACCTTAATAAGCCTCATTTATCCTCTAAAATGAGTACCAATATTAAGCATAAGTATTATGATTTCTCAGAAGATGAAAATGAATATTCTGCTTTAATTGCCGCCAATAGTGAATCAGAAGCTCTTGTTGATTACTATGAAGATGTAGTTGGTCCAGATTATGATGGTCCCGTTTCATGCAAACAAATTTCTTCTACAGAAGCTTGGAACCAGTTGGTTAATGCGGAATTGTCTGGTGAGTCAACTTTAAAAGAACTTGTTGAACAGTTTGACCAACCGGGATTATTGCTAATTTCATCAGAACTTGGATAAGGAGGACTAGTTAATATGGATTTCGGAGATGCAATTAAATTATTAAAACAAGGTAATAAAGTTAAACGTCATAACTGGGGCGGATACTGGTTCATGCCAAGGAATGGCACACGAGTTTATACTGAAATTAGTGACGGGTTTATGCAGACTAACGATATGATTGTAGCACAATTGAAAGATGGTGGGGGGTTAGCGCCAGCAACCCCTTACATGGCTGATATGTTAGCTAATGATTGGGAACTAGTTTCACTATTTTATGACGGGTTTGGGACCCCATTAGCAGTCGGAGACTATGTTATCTATGCCCCAGATTGTATTTATAACCTTCATAAAGGAAAAATCAGTCAATTGGATTATTCGGATGGTATGTATAAAGTTACTCTTGAATCCGGCCGATTCTTTACGTGTACTGAAGGCACCTTTGGATATCTTGCCGTTGTAAAGGCAAAGGAGGAATAAAATATGTACAGTTATGAATATAACGATATGAGAAGCACCATCATTTTATCTAAGGTATACGGTATAGACCTCTTAGACGGAAATGAGGTTTTTAAAGTTTATATGGTTGGTAATCCAAGTGGGTATTTTCAGGTACCTGTTAATCTTTATGTAGATTTTATGGATGCACTAGCAGTAAATTTAAAAAACAAGGAGGTATAAAATATAATGCAAAAGTTTCAAAAGATTAAATCTTATGAAAATGAAAAGATGTTTGAAGATAAGCTGGCTAACAACGGAAAAGAAGTAATCACTATTGAGCCAACCGATTCCCTTATCATTACTGAAAAGATGGATGGTTCAAATGCTTCTGTAACTATTGAAGACGGGAAATTGGTTAGCTATTCACATAACTGCAAGTTAGATGAGAATAAAACGCTAAACGGATTTTATGGGTTTATTAATAGTATTCCTAATCTTAACAATCTACCTGAAAAGTATATTTTATTTGGTGAATGGTTAACCCCTCACAGGATTGTATATAAACCAGAATGTTATAATAAATGGTATCTTTTTGATTTGTTTGACAAGGAAAATAATGAGTTTTTAGGCTATAAAGCCGCACAAAAAGTTTTTGTAGACTTAAAATTAGATGAATATGATATTTTAATGGCTCCTTTATTAGAAGATGAAATTACAAATATTACTTTTAATGACTTGCCAAGAGCTCAGGAAGCCTACTCAGAAAAATCAGATAATTCTGTTAGAGGTAACATGGAAGGGATTGTTGTATCTGATTTAAGCAAGACTGTGCCAACTTCAGAGACTACAACGGGTCCTTTAAGAGTAAAACTGGTTAATGCTGTATTTAAAGAAACTAAACAGTTACCAAAAGATTCTATAAATGTATCAGAATGGCTTAATGCAAATATTACGCTTCCTAGAATTTCTAAGAAAATATTGGAAATGCAGGATGAAGACAATATCAAGAATGAAAAGCCAAACTTTGGTTGGATGCACAATGGTTATTCTCATAAAATTGCTTTAGAAGTTTTAATTGATGCTTTAGAAGAATCACCAGAATTACCAGCGGAATTAAAACAAGTATTACAGGTGTCAAAGTCTCAAACTAATAAGTTTATTGCTTTAACAGCAAAAGATTTAATTTAAATAGTTGACTTAGTGTACCTTACCGGGTACACTATTACATATGGAGGTGTATTAATGAATTATGTAAAGGTAGTTACAGAATTTAGTGATGTTAACTGTGATAGTTTATATATAAACCCAAATAATGTAATAGCCTTTGAAGAAGATGCCTATGGTTATTATATTTGTTTAGATAATGTAGTGTTTGGTCATCGGACTATAGAAACAGACAAGGATTCCATAGAAAAATTAAAAAAGAGTTACCAAGCATCTCAAAAGATTTTAGAAATAAATTAAAGGAGAACTATTATGAATAACAATAATATGCATCATTATAAAATAACCGTCTCATGCAATGGCGGAATGGTAAAGAAAACCTTTTCCACTTCTCAAAGTAAGTCAGAATTGGCAAAGACGATTAGCAGTATTATTGAAGAAAAGGCGGTTTTAACTTTGGGTGGATTATGGGTTGTTTCCCCTGATATTGTGTCTTTAGACCAACTAGACTAGGAACGTATTTAAGGAGGGTTTTATTAATGAGAGCACTAATATTTTTAGCAGGAATGGTATCCCCATGGTCTTTATTAATAGCCTTGGCTTCTTTAATGGGCCATGTGACTATTAATGATAAAGACGCAAGCAAGTTAACTCGTTTATTGCTATTTATTCCGTCATTGTTTGTGTTTGTGTGGAGTTTGTCAATGTTGTTTTAAATTAGGAGGATATTAAATGAAAGCACAAAAGGTATACGTTGGATATGTTATTTATAACCTCGACTGTGGGGGTGATTACACCTTGGTAGCAGTTTCTAATAATAAAGAGCTAGTTAAAAAGGAAGTTGCTGATGTCTTTGATGATAACAAGGAATTTCCAGAAGACATGATTAGCCCGGATGAAGTATCAGATATGTGTCAAACGGATGAAGAAGGCATAATGGCCTATGGGTATGAAGAAGTACCTTATCTTGAGGTGGAATAATGGTAATTAAATTTCAAGACTATTTTACCCACTATAATGAAAGTTTGTTAGATGAAAAGGGAGTAATTATAAGCACCCCAGAGCAAGCAGACAAAATCATCAAATTATTAGAGTGGTATAGAACCTTAAATTCAAAAAAGCGCGATAGGGCCAGAAGTGATAAAAGTAGAACTTCATACCAAAATAATATTGATAGAAATAATGGAGATATTGCTAGGTTGAAACAAATTAAAAAGAATATGGAATAGAGATGACTTTATGAATAAAAATAAAGTTTACGTGGTCGAAATGAAAGACATGGAGACAGGTAAATGGCAGGTCATTAAAGCCTATATTTATCGCGGCTCAGCAGTTAGACGTTATGGTAATAATCCCAATTTTAGAGTTGTTGAATATTATCCGGGAGATGAAGTAGTTTGAGTGACAAAGAAGTTTATAAAATTGAAGTATTAGTCGGTGACAAAGTTATTGGAAGGGCCACTTCGACTCCGGATAGTCATGTGGAAAGTTCTGTTGAAATAGGAAGAATGGTTCCACATATGGTACTTAAAGGAGATAAGTATCATACAGCAGATAAGGATAAAAACAAAAGACACTAGAAAGGGTATTATATATGCCAAATGAAAACATATTAATTAAATTTATATCTATTGAAGGGTTAGATTTATATGAAGCTTATGATAGAGTTAAAGAAATAGCCCTTCACAGAGGAGAAGTTGTTGAAACTGTGATTATTCCTAGCCTAGAACCGGGTCCGTATCTTTTGAATGAATTTAAAAATGACCCTCGGTGTGTTAGCGACCCACTTAAAAAGGACAGTTTAGGAAATAGTGTTATCACAATGAGCGATGAGATACCTAATTATATCGTTTATATTAAGGTTATTGCATCAGGTATCAATTCATATCCAAGTAATTCTAGGGTGAATGGATTAAAATGCCTTAGTTTTAGCGAGTATAAGGATTCATTGTTACCCGGACATATATTTGTGGGAACCGTTATTAATACCTATAACGATGGGGTGATTTGGCAATATGCTTCAAATGATTTAGAAGATTTAAAGATAAATATGTTAGCAGGAATTAATTCTTTATTAGGCGGAAGAGGGTATGTTAGATATCAAGATATCTCTCAAAGTTTTACTAAGAGAAAATTTATGGGAGAGACACTTTCCTTTGGGTATGAAGAAGTTAGAATGACACTTATGCAAAGGAGATAAAGGTGATGACTAGTAAGAAGAAACACTATATCTTATTTGGAGTAGTAATGACTGTATTATTAGTTGTTTCTGGGTATGTTATTTCTATTGCAATTAAGGAACATACAGCGTATGATAACTCTAGTGTTGAAATTGTATCACAACAGTATGTGCCCGAGAGTTCTAAGTATGCTTATATCGTTGGGCTACGAACGTTTGATGAGTATAAGTATAAACGTAATGTCAATGTGTCTGAGATTATGTTATCTGATGGAACTACTAGTAAGCAAGACGAAGCAGATACTAATAATATTAATGTTGGCACTGAGGGTAACAAAGCTGATTTAGACATGATGGATAATCTATTTGATGGGTTTAGTAATAGTAGCTATAACCGTAAGATTAAGAACTTTAAGGTAGGTACTCGTGTTCAAATGAGCTACAAGCCCGCTCACTATGATGTTGTGTTTACTTCATCTTGGAATCCCAAGAAGACTAAAATTGAAGTGTCTAAGCCCTTTAAGTATAAGAACACGGATATTAGTACAGTTAACAAGGCTAGGGACAACAATAAGGTGGATACCCAATACTATGCTTACTAGTATGGGAAGGTGTATATCACGTTTCAAGCATTCTTTTACCCTACTAGGTTGTTTGTAGGGTGATAGTGCAGTAAATAAAAGGAGCGAATTAAAATGGTCACTATAGATAGACGAGAACAAGGGATTAATTTTGATGACAACCCTTATTTTGAAACTAATAAAGGCCATCTTATTAGGATTCTAAAGATGGATGAAGAACACCAGTTGGTAATAGACGTTGAAACTGGAATGAATGTTAGTAGGGACTTAAGCTTTATTATAAATCCTAATAAAACCCCTTTTATGGTTCCGGTTTATGATGTTAAAGTCGAGTATTCAGTTAATACTAACAAGGTAGATAAAGGAGAGAACTAAAATGGCAACTATTGGACCACAAAGTTATAGAACAATTACAACACGGATTTTAAAAGGTAAAATTTCAGACATTGCCCATGAATTGGAAGCAGGATATCATAGTTTTCCTGATTATAAAGATTATAGTGATGAGGAATTAACAAATATGATGATAGAATCTATTAGAACGGTTGGTATTGACGAAAAGATTGACTATGAAGTTATTCGTAGAATTATGATAGACTATGCTAAGGAAAAGGGAATGTCATCGTTTAATGCCCGTCAGATTGTTAACATCTCCTTGGGTTCAGCAAGCGGAGAACATATTAGTAGTTTGGAATCTCGTATTTTGGTTCCCGTAAAAAACGATGAGTATTACTCTACAGTCTTTGATACTCTGAATAAAATTATTAAATTTTTGAAGTCTTTAGGCGTGGGTCCCAATGACCCCCAAGGATTAGGAGAGGATAATAATTATGAAGTTAGATAGACTAGATTTAGAAAAAGAACTAGAAGTTGGTGATGTAGTTAGTGACGGCAGTGGTCATTGTTTTATGATAGTCGCAGACGCGGATTGCTATGGATTGGTAAGTTTAGACTCGGGTGAAATGCAAATTTTGTCAGAAGGGCTTACCTTTATCAGTTCTAAAAATCATTTGGTAGAACTCCTTAAGAAGCAGGAGTTTAAAAAGCTGACTGGGGACTTTAAAGCCCATTTAGAATAGCATGTAGTTAACTTAGCAGTCTCTCAAGAGGGGCTGTTTTTGTTTACGATGCCCTTATTTAGGCTAAAAATTTTCTGGGCAGATTTTTGTAAATTTATTTAAAATCGGTTTTCTTAAGTTTGGTTAACTTTAACTAGGGGGCACCCTTTAGGGTATCATTTAGGGTTATTTGATACCGGTAATATTTAAAAGGTGCTGATTTAATCAGTTTTCGTTTACGGTCGTTTATTTTAAATGTAAAATTTTTAGGGTAAAATATTTATACCTGAGGTTGAGAGAGATAGGTACTGATAGGGGCCCCTAATATGGGACTTGACCCGGGGGTAGGGGGTGTGTTAATAGCACTTTATAAATAGAATGTCAAGGGAAAAGCTTAAAAAAGATAAAATAAAAACGACCCTATAATTGAGGCCGTTAATTGTTTTCTATTTTAAATATTTAAAAACTGAATTATTAAATATGTTTTTAACAGTCGCTTGATTAATATATTCAGCATTCAATAACACCTCGTTAAGTCGTTCGTAGTCGCTTATACTACCGGTGTTCGCACTGATTAAGTAGTTCACTTGTGAATGTAGTGAATCATAGTAAACGGAGTGCATGGCGTCAAGCGTTGCGTATTCGTGAGACGTTGACGGCAAGTGAAGCAGTGAAAGCATAATCATATCAACCAGCGTGAAATAGTCTGTTACTTTATTCGTTACTTTCATAATACGTTCTCCTTTTAAAGCATATACGTGTTAATATCAGCCCGTTTAAGCGTGTTTAAACGGTTATTAGTATAAATACCTGTTAATGGTTTAAAACGTCTTAGAACGCCTTTAAAGGGCTACAATTTCCCAACCGAGCAAGCTTAATGCAATATCCAAGCAGTGCTCCTCGTCCCGTTTGCTTAAATACTGAACTACCTCGCCGCTAGTTGCCTTAACCACTGAACTGCTGTTTTTGCGTGATGTCATAATGTAAAACCCCTTTTATAGTTGATTGATTTAATTATAATATTTAAACGTTAAGCTATTAATAACTTTTTACATAGCCTCATAATGATTAGCTTTAAGATAACGCATAATGGTCTTATAGTCCTTATTAACCCCGTCTAACATAATGTTGTTATTAGTGAGGTAGTTGCTTAGATTTAAGTTGCCCAATCTTTCCAGCGAATACACATGACTAAGCGGACCAACAACAACCGCCTTGTAAAAGCCGTCTTTATCGGGTTGAGCAATAAAGCGAATTGGTTGCTTGTTTAATAATAAGTTTAATACGTCATCATTTAATTTCATAATGTAAAATCCCCCTATAAGTTTTATATGATTAGTCTAATTCAGTGACATATAAGCCGTAACTTTTAGCGGCTTTCATCAGTTTATCATAGGCTTTGAATACCGTTGCTTTATCGGTTCCATTATAGTAACCGAGTTCTACACTACTGTACTCGCTATCAAGGCAAACCATACTACCGTTATTCGCTATTACGACTAAATTCAAAGTGATATATGTTTCATTCTCTCGGTCGTCTGTCTCAAGTTCTGGCTGGATAACTAGCGTATAATGTAGCTGGTCGTTTGCTTGCTTGCCATATGTGTAACCGGTAATCACGTCTACCGGGTTAAGGTGTTTAACCTCATTAACCAATTTATTAAAATTGCTTGTGCTTTCGCTTTTTGTGAATTTACTCATGATTTGTTAACCCCTTTTATTATTTGGTGTTTTAAAGTGCCGCGGTTTCTTTTATATCGCTGAAAGCTTTCCACATATCGTCAGGGCTTTCGAGAATATATAGTGTCCCATTAATTTCAACGCTGACCGCAAGCTGTTCGGCTTTTTCAAAGATTGCAAGAACTAAACCGTTAACAACCCACATAATGTCATCATCAAAGTTCATAGTATTAAACTGAACCACGTTCATATCATCAGTGTATAAATTTCCTTTATCAACCCAACTGCCGCGGGCTTGGTAGGTAGTAGCGCCGCCGGCAACGTTAACAACGGTCTTAATTTCGCTGGTAAAGTCAACCGACACCCCGTCGTTATTGGTTGCTGGTACGAGCACTTTAATCGTGTTTGCTAATTTAATCATAAGTAAAACTCCTTTTCTTAATTGAATGACCTAATTGTAATCCTAATTGAATAACCTGTCAAGGACTAATTTCGAATCGTTTGTAACTCGTTTGCCCTTGCCCTTGAGCATCTAAAGAATAACATAAATTTCCGCCGGGCGTCAACCCCCAAAATGAAATAAGTTTATAAAAATTTTTCTTCTCGCGTATATAAGGAAGAAAAATTTTGAAAGGTTTTTAGATACGGATGCACAAAAGCCCCCAATTGTCAACCCCCCATATAAAGCCATATAAGCCGTTTTAATCGTTTCTAACGCTACCCGGTATATTTACCCGCAATCGTCTTTAAAATGAAAAGCTCAATTTTTTAACCGTGTCAATCAGTTTATGAAAGTATTTTAGATTAATTTATACAGCAATCCAGCTCAATATAATGTAGGCTGTTAACTATTGCACCGTTAAACATAACATTAATGTAAGCTGTTAAATATTAGACCGTTGAATCTAATATTAATGTAGCCCGTTAACCATTCATCCGTTAAACATAACATTAATGTAGGCTGTTAACTATTAGACCATTGAACAGAAACAAGTTTAAACCGTTAACCTTTTAATAGGCAACTTGTTTAAGGTCTAAAGGTTTAGAGGTTTAACGATTTAAGGTCTAAAAATTTAAGGGGCTAACGATTAATGGATTTAAGGGGGGCTTTCCACAGTAGGAAAATAAAATTAAAATTACTGAGATGTAACCATTTAAACAAATAGCTTTTAAATATACCTAAATTTGCGACCCGCCATTCGTTTTAAGGCGTTTTAAGGTGGTTCTGGTATAATTATACTGGGTTAATTTAAAACGTCTTAAAAGGGCTTTAAATGCCCTTTAAACGGATGCAATTAAAAAGGGCTACCATTTAAGGCAACCCCTTTATTGATTAGTTACTATAAACAGCCTCACCATTGCTGAAAACTCCTAACACTTGTAGGGGTTTCGTGAATAGTTTAAGGGCTTTTTTAACGATTGCATATTTACGGCTGAATCCGGCTTCCCACATTGGTAAGGGGCAATCCTTATCATAATTGTAGCTTTCACCTTCATCAAGGCTATCGTGGTACAAATCTAACCCCGTGCGTAAGATAATTTGACTATCGCTATAATAGCCATCTTTACCAGTTAGGGTTGCCATAATGAAACCTGTTTTGTTATCAGTAATTGTAACACTATAATCATCGTCATACGTGCATTCACAACCATGCTCCTGTAAGTAGTCTGTAATATTAGTAAGGGCGTCTAACATTGAGCAAATATCCTCGTCCTCATAATCATACTCCTCAACCATAAATATACCATTTTTATCTGAATAAAAGTTTGCTGTACTCATAAGTATTACCTCTTTCTTAATTGAATAACCTAATTATAATCCTAATTTAAAACCTTGTCAAGGACTTTTTTAAACCATTTCATTTACAATAGCTTTAGCGAATCGTTGTTCAAAATCAGCCCCATCATATGTGCCGACCAGTACCGTATCATACCATGCTGAATCAATAACGGTTGCCGCCCAATCGAAAATAACACATACAAACTGATGGTCTGTTTTAGGGTTATTAATGTATAGCTTTCCATTGCGGCTTTCTACAATTAATTCACCTAATCCAATGCTTTCAATTGCATTGCTTAATTTATCCTCGTCAATGTTATTAGATACTGTAATATCATCTGTTTTAATAATCATAATGTAATTACCTCTTTCTTTATTTAATGACCTAATTATAATCCTAATTGAATTCTTTGTCAACTACTTTTTTAAATCATTTTAACTGGTTATTTAAACATAAAATGTATAAAAACAAGGTGATAAATTAACCTAATGTATATTTAAAGGGGCTAATTGAATATAAATTGAATATTTAACACCCTTTAATGGCTTTTAACCAATTAACTTTAAGCCAATCTTATTTAATGGCGTCCCTTTAATGTATCGCTTATTAAAGTAATCCGTTAAGGTATGCGGGTCTAATTTATCAGGTAATCCATAAACGGTATAAAATAAGGCCGGTTCAATGAAAATAACTTGATAGGGCTTGTCATAGCTATATAAGGTTATCTCTTTACCGGTTAATACCCTTAATTTATCTTTAACCGGAGTTGCATAAGCTTGTTTTAATCGGTTTAAGTGCTTTAAATGTTTCATATTTATTTCGCCTCTTTAATTGAATGACCCAATTATAAGCCCTAATTATATACTTGTCAAGGGTTATATTTATTTATTTTAATCCCCTTTTAGGGGTTTACAGCTTTAAATATACATGCTATAATTAAGTATAAATTAAATAAGGAACAAGCCTAAATGCTAAACGGTCACCCTATTAATGAGGTTATAGGGGTTGCAGATATGATTAGGGAAGTGTGAAGTTAATTTTTAAAAAAGTCTATACTTCCCGTACAAACCTAGTTAAGGATTTGGACTATGTAGCCTATTGTATCTATTATGTAGTTGTATTTTACCTCCTCTTTATTTTATATACTAATTATAACAATAAATCAATTTAAAGTCAACCCCCAAATAGGTATAGTTTAAAGCTAATTTTAAAGAATGCTTTAATACCGGCTTTTAAGTGCGTTCTACACCATGGTGTTAAATCCCCTATTTTAGGATTGGTATACCTATAAATCACCTGTTAAACCCTTTAAATAGCCCCCGTTTAACTGATTGTCCTTTAATCCTTATCATTTATAAGCCTACCTTTAAATATAAGCTTATTTAAGCCCCTTTTAACGCCATCTAAGCCACTTTAAAGCCATACCCGTATAATTACACCTATTTAAGTTAAAACCCCTTAAAAGCCCCTTAAATGGCTTTATTTAATAAGCCCTTTTTAATCCAATCAATTTAAAAGTAGTTAAAGGCTTTAATGGATTCAATTAAAATAGTTAAACACCTTATTTATCAGCCTATTTAATCATTATTTATATAGGCGCCCTTTAATGGTTGATGGGTTTAATTATTAAGGCACTACAGCTAATTAAAACTTTAAAGGGCTTTGAGTAGTTCCTCAAGCAGTATCCTATAAAAGTAAGCATAACGACAAATAACCTATAAGGTAGAATCCAAGGTAAGTATACCCTTTTAAGTAAATACGCTTTAATGATATATCCCATAAGGTAGTTACTCAAGTAGTAGCCTATAAAGATAAACCCCTATAAGAATAAGCCCTTTTAATGACTCTTTAAAGCATACATAAATAAAAAGGGCTACCTTTTAAAGTAGTCCCATGGATTAATTATTTAATCTCCTCAACATGTACTGTATTTAAATCTAAGGTTGTAAAGCGACCCGTTTTGATATTATGCAACCGATAACTCTTAGGGTTCACATAGTTTGTGCGGGTCATAACAGACAATTCTACGTTATCTGGTTTAATTGTTTTAAACCCTTTAATACCATGTAATAGTTTAATGTTAGCTTTTGTAACCGGGATATTAACCCAATCAAAATAACCATCATAATTTGCAAGACGTTGCTTGTGTTTATCAACCATCTTTTTAGCAGTCTCATAACTAGCCACAAACAACCGTAAAGGTCTAACAAAACAAAGCTTTTGAATAGTTCGCTTGATTACCTCGTTGTCATGATATTCAATACTAATATCAATTAAATCAATATCACGATATTTATCACAATAAAAATGTTTATCTAAGTATGAACCAATCTCAATATAATCATCATGAGACGCACTCCGCAAAGTAAAACCATTAACCGGAGTTTCGGTATTAAAAATCATACCATCAATGTAATAGCCGTGTTTACTGAACTGACCGGCCAAACCTGTTAAATATACCCCAATGTTTTTAATCGTATAAACGTTCTGCTGTTTCAAGTTTAAATCTAATGTCATAATGTATTAACCTCTTTCTTTAATTGAATAGCCTAATTCTAACCCTAAATTTTAGACTTGTCAAGGATTAATTTTAAATGTTTCACGTGAAACAATTTTGTTTACCCTTACTTTAGTCATTAACCATAAATTCTAATAAATCGTAGGTGGTATAAGTATCACAAGTATAAGTAGAATAGACATTCCCCTTTGAGAGTGTATAAAATGCTTCTATAACCTTATTAACCTCATAATCACTTGAAACAGCTTTTAATTGATTTTCATTCCACCATGTTCTAATCGTTTGCCATGCTTGTTTTTGGTAATCAGATAATAAATCAGACTTCACGATTAAGTCATTAATTTCATCATCACATTGCCCTAAACTGGTTGACTGCATATAAATAATATTTTCTAAGTCATCATCATTTACAGTTTCAAAATCTTCAACGGTATCATATCCATTTTCATTAATAGTACGTTCTGCAATTTCTTTAATGCCCGAATCCTCTAACAACCCTAAGGAAAACTCATCAAGAGAACCCTCTCGAATTGTATCTTTAATATTCTCAACCATTTCGTCTACTAACTCATCATAAGACGTCAAGCCACGTTCGTAGATACCCCCTACAATTGAATTATAACCATCTTCTGTATTTAATTCTAAACTAACCGCCGTGTTTGAACTAGTTTTGAATGCTACTGATAATTTTGTCATAATGTATTGACCTCTTTCTATTTAATGTCTTAATTATAAACCCTAATTGAATACCTTGTCAAGGATTAATTTAATTTTATTCGAATGTTTCATAAGCGCCCGTATACAACAAGTCATACTCAATCTTTTTATTATAAAGTTCGTCCAAAATAATTTCTACATCATCGTTAGTATAGTTGTTTATAAAATCCTTTAAATCAGTATAGCCTAAATCATTAACCACAATTCCAGTAAGCAATGTTGTGTCAATCTCAAAATTTGCTTCTTTTGAAATACCTTGTTCTAAGTCGTCTACCCAATAAGTTAATGTTGTACTTTTCATATTAATAACTCCTTTTATTTAATGACCTAATTATAATCCTAATTGAATACCTTGTCAACTACTTTTTTAAAATTACTTTAATCCATTACCATCATATTTAAATACTCTTGAAATGACGCTTTTTCATTGTCCCGGTCAAAATCTTCCATATAAGTATCATTAGTCACAATGGTAAACAACTTATTCTTATGTTTTTCATCAGTTAGTAGCTTAATATTTATATCTACTTGATAACCCTCAACCGAACTAAATGCGTAACGCTTAATACTGGTCACCCTAACCTCATCAATAATCTTTGAGTTACTAGCGATAAAATCAACTGCATTATTAAAATTAAGTGCTTGCATAATGTAAAACCCCTTTTCAAATATTATTAATTTCCTATGTATAGAGAATACCATAAAATGTATTCCCTGTAAAGCCTTATTTTAAATTAACAATCTAACATTTCTTCTAAGGCGTCATTAATTGCCTCTTTATTCTCATCACTGATTGAATAGGTTGTCCCGGCTTGTTCAAAAACACCCTTTACCGTATCAAGCCAAACGCTTACTTGCCCAATATGTTCACCACATACCCCTAAGCGGGCGCCTACTAAGTCTTTATCCTCATCAAGGATATAATACAAACCGCCTTGACTATTTTCATCAATCCAGTTATAAATATCCTCAATAATTTCAACTGTAAAACCATCATTTTCAATTGTTAGAATAACCTTATTTTCACTATCATCATAACAATAGCCATCACGCAATAAGTCCGCATAGTCTGATTGATATAAATCAATCTTATCATCTAAAAAGTCTGATAATGATTCGGTGTCTAAATCATTTTCATTAAAATTATCGTCCTGATAAGTAAACTTATCTAATTGAAACAAAGTCCCTTTTAAACTACTTTCACTCATACGTTGTGCTACGCCATCTGTATATCCCATAATGTAAAACCTCTTTCTTTAATTTAATAACCTAATTGTAATCCTAAATTTTAAGCTTGTCAACAACTAATTTTAAATTTCTACGTCTACTGGTTCTCTAACAAAATTAAGCTTTTTAAATATTGGATTCTTTAACTCTGAATCCGTAAAAGTAAAATCTTTTTGATATTCCATTGCTAGTATATGCACTACTTTAAGATGAAAGCCATTTTTGACGTTCTTTTTAACATAGTACAATTTGACGCCCTTCTCACAATAACAGCATAATGCATACTTTTTAATTTTCATATTATGACACCCCTTCTTTAATTGTTTCACGTGAAACATCTTTGTTTATTCTTACTTGATAACAAAATAAATTATAGCAAACTAACGCATAACCGTCAAGGGCTTATCCAAATTAATTTAAATTAATTTTATATGTGTTTAAATGACTGTATACGCCCGTTTAAGCACTTTTAATACTACCCACTGTAATTAGCTTGCATGTATGATTAAATCGCTGTAAGCAAAAAGGAACTAGCTTAAACGCTAGTTCCTACGCTCTATCGGTTCCAAATAGTTCGTTGTGTATTACTGATTCCTTGTGGTGTAAAATGGTTGCGTGGGTCTGCATTCCGCTTTTCGTCAGACTTAGAAACCCGCCGAACCGTCACGCTATACTTGCCGGACTGATTGACCACCCACGATTGACGGGCGTTTAAAGCCATGTAATACCATTTTGAGTGGTCTCGTTGCTTAATAGTTACCCGGTACATGTTTTCAGTCTTGCCGGTATTAACAAGCTTAACCGCATGTTGCTTAGTGCGAGTTAAGGTGTAAGCATAGTTAGGCCGTTGACTAGCATCTACACTGCTAGGCTTAAAAGCCACTAATGACAATGTTAATCCGGCAACTAATGCTAAAACTACTTTGATAATCTTATCATTTTTCATTTTAAAAGCCCCTTGTTTTTCTTAATGTTTAAACATCTTAATGACCATAACTACCCATACAACGAAAATAATTGTATAAGGTACTAACGCGATTAATTCAGGTAGCCATACAAGCCACCACGACCATGCAATGACCCCCATCAATTTTAGAACAATGAAGATTAGTGTTAAAACTTCTGTAAATCCCATGTTAGTGTTCTCCTTTTCTATTCCGTGTATTCTAGGCCGTCAAGTCGTTCCGAAATATCCCAATCATCAATTGCATTAGATACATCATCACATAAGGCGTCAAAATTATCATAATCATTAATATCAATTCCGAGCGTGTCAAGTAGCGTTTGCGAATCCGATACCGCCGCATTATATTCAAAATTAATATCTCTATTTAATGCGTCCGAGAATGCTACGTCCCCAAGTGTGAAAATCCAGCCGTCTAACATTTCAAGCATATCATCTTTTGTCATAATAAAAACCTCTTTCTTTATTTAATAACCTAATTATAATCCTAATTGAATACCTTGTCAATTACTAATTGAAAAAACTTTTAAATCTTTTTGATTGTTTAATATGAGGGAACAGCTTATCAACTAGTTTAATAGCCCCATAAGTGGCTAGAACTATTTCAATGATTCCCGGTAAAGTTTGCAGATTAATTACTAGCACGTTAACACCCCTTTAAATGTCAAAATCTAAGTCGTAACAGCGGTTAATGTAGGATAGTGCGTCATGTAGTTCGTCACTACTCATCTGTTTAATAATAGCTAGTAAGAACTCATCTGTACCCATTTCTGATTGCATGTCGTCTGCTAGTTCCATCAATTCATTTTTATCCATTTTAATAACCTCTTTCTTAATTGAATGACCCAATTGTAAGCCTAATTGAATAACCTGTCAACTACTTTCTTACATACATTTCCAAAATATCCTTTTTAGTTAGTCCTTGGATACCCGTCATTTGATAAATAAATTCTTTAATGTGTCGTAACGTGGTACTTGAATACGTGTCGTTAACAGTAATTAAGCCATCTTTAAAGCTGGCTACAATTGTATCATATGATTGTAAATCAATACAACCATCATTATTGTGAAGTGTATAAGCCTTTTTACAGAATGATTTCGCGTTATCTAATTGTGGTTGTAATTCGAATGTGTCTAAAGTTTTCATAATGTATTAACCTCTTTCTTTAATTGAATGACTTAATTATAATCTTAATTGAATACCTTGTCAATGATTATTTTTATTTATTTTATAAATGATAATTACCACTACAATAACAAGGATTTTTATTGTACTTATCATCTTATCAGCTCCTCAATTAATATACTATCATTTTTCCTTTTGCTTTTCAAGTATATTATAAAATAAATTTGAGAATGTATCGTTTTCCCCTAAAAAGTCTTTAAAATTGGTAGTCCCTGACTTTTTAACGTTTTGGTAGCTATCCATTAAAATGTATGTGTTATCTAACTGAAAATATAACAAATAATCCACGCCGTCACTAATCAGCTTTAAATGTGGTTTATAGTTTAGCCCTTTTAAGGCCACATTATACAAGTAAATATTATAGAAACCCAAATCAACAACTAAACTTGAACTGCTATAAGGTTTAACCATCAATAAATCTAAAATACAATTTGCTGGTTTGACAATTGTATCTAACTTTTTGCCATAACGATAAATCGCATGTTTATAATCTTGTTCCGTCATTCCCGACTTGATAAAATCCAAAAATTTCATTTTTAAACCTCCCATGGCTTTCTTAATTGAATATCCTAAGTGTAATCCTAAATTTTAGACTTGTCAACAACTTTTTTAACGGCTATCTTACTGTTTTTAGGATAAGCAAGTTCTATATAGTAGCTATGATAAAATTGCGAATGCTCCTGCATATACTTAGTGCATTCGGTAGGTAACGGATTAAATAACACCGGGTTACTAATCCCAACCCCACAATAACCATATAAAACAAATTGAACACCTCGGTTATATAATTCTTGTGCTTGCTTTTCAATAATCTTTGTTCGATTATAAGTTCGCCCATCATACCGTTGAAAATAAAAGTTTTCCATGTTTTTAATATTAATCATTTAATTTCTGCTCCTTTAAATTACTAAATACAGCACTAATAAAATATTAGCGATTATTGAAATGCGTTTAAAACTCCGAGGGTCTTTAATATGAGGCTTAACAAATAAATCTAACACAACCCCGAGAATAAAGCCATAAATAAACGCATGTAATAAAAACATCATCATAATTAAACACCCTTTCATATTAAATAAAATCAGTAAACAATTCTTTTTTGATAGGTTGATACCCATTTTCAGTCATAAGGTTATCTAACCTATCTGGATAATAAATTATATCAAGCCCAACCCCAAACATAGCTATAAACTCATACAATCGTTCACGGGGTTTCCCGTCCGTTGTATATAATCTGCAATTTAACAAGGTATTAAAATCTTTCATATATTCCGCCTCTTTAATTGAATGACCTAATTCTAATCCTAAATTTTAGGCTTGTCAAGGGTTAATTATGATTAATCAACCCCGAATATAAAAGCCCCATACCAATAAGAAACAAACAAAATACTGGATTCCATAATATAACCATTAATAAGACTTTTCCAAAATTAAAAAGTACATAAGCCAAAATAATATATAAGATTAATTTTAACCATAATGGCAACTTTTCCGGTGCTGGTTTTCTATCGTTCAATTTTAAAACCTCTTTTCTTTACGCTTTAGATACTACTCGTTTATTTAAGCATAGTCAACCCCATATCAGTAAAATATAAAAATAAATTTTATTACCTATATAAGGGACAAAACATTGTGATTAACCACTAGAAAGCTAATGAATAAAAACTTTTAAAATTTCGTCACCAAAAAATTACTAATAAGTTACAGGGGTTTCACTAACCTTTAACTTTCTAAATAATTGGACCCGGGGTCTTGATTTTCCGATTTTAATATCACCAAAAAATTACTAATAAGCTACAGAGTTTTTGTTATCTATAATGTTACCCCAACCCGGCGACCCGGGGTTAACTTTTCACGGCTATTTAAACAAATAATAAAAAGCCCAAGTAGGACCCTTTAAATAGAGGGTACACCTCTATTAAGATTCTACCGTGGGCTTAAATTTAATATCAACTAAAGCATGATTGGGGTATTTAACCGTTAATCTTACATATCCTTCGTCATCATCAGTTTCAATTGAATAAGTTCCATTAACATTAAAGGATAACAGACCAGATAAATTACCAATAACTACAGATTCTCCAAAGCGGTCAATTAAATTAGTACCGCCTGAAAAGTTTAAATATTGGCGGCTATCTTTTGTTAAAAGAGATACTCTCCAGATTTCACCTAACAAACGTTGCTGTAATAGAAACAACAGTTCTTTGGATTCCCGCTTTGTTAACACATGCTTATTAAGCGCAATTTGATGAATGATATTTAAGCTTTCGTTTTTAGGAACAAATAAAACATACAAGCTACCATGATTACCATTTAAATCTAACTTTATTACTGTGTCTTTTGCCACCACACTAAAGGTGGTTACTTCTACCGGCCCCGCTGTAAGAAAAGTGGTTTGGCCCTCCCCAATTTCAATAGCACCGTCAATTTCATCAGTGGGATTTGATAAGAAAGGTTCATCAGTATTTCTATGGGAGGTGTCCACAATAATTGTTGACCAACTCTTATTTACTTTATCAATAGACATTTTTAATACGGGTCCCATAGGAATTGAACCATCTTCATTCTTATAAACAGCTTTAATTGGTACCATATCTTTTACTTGTTTTAGCCAACCATTAGTTGTCGTGTAACTTCTAATTTTCATTTTTAGCACTCCTTTTTATACTAAGTATAGCATATTATAAAGTAAAAAGGAACCCATTTAAGGCTCCTTTTTATTATTATCTAATTTTTGCTTGCAGTTTCTTACTTCTTTATAGGCTTCATTAGTTAACGATTTTATTTGTAATAATTGCTGGCGTTGTCTTAACGTATTAATAATTTGTTTTTCATAAGTCCGACCAGTAATAATAAAGTGACCTATTACTAATATCGCCATTAATAAAGTAAGGTAAGGATTTACCAATGATAAAATAGTTACTAGTATAATAACTAAAACATTGTTTAGTTTCATAGGCGTTCCCCTCTCTACACCTATAATATAATAAACAAATCTGTATTATTTTATCATTAAATAATATTCATATAAACTTCACGGTTATATCTTACTTAGCGTCTTTTAGAACTTTATCAGTATCTAAGAACAAATCAAATATTTCATACTTTGTTAAATCCTCTTGAAGACGTTCTAAAGATACTATAATATCACTAACGGGTTTTGAAACCACTTTACCAAACTTAGGATTATCAATCTTAGGAACTAACTCAGTTAAAACTAAAGAGTTCATCTTAGATTCTTCTTCAGTGCTATTTAACCCAACAATAGCGGCCGCTTTAATTAGTTCAATAAAATTGGACTTGTTATTAAACTCAGCTTCATTATCAGCACTCATAAAAGAACTAGCAACTTGAATCATGCCTGATGTTCTTAAAGTATCATTATCAGAGCTCCACAAAATATCTTGCAAAGTTTGTAAACCTTGATTAGCATCAAAGGAGAAGCGCTTGTTATTAGGGCCAACTGGTGTAATATAAGCTACTAATCCAAAATTGGGCTGTTCAGTACCCAATTTTAGTTCTTTAAAAGATTTAATGTCCATACCAAATACATAATTAGCCATCATATAATTAGCATAAATAAAATTATCATTAATCCAAAACTTAAGTTCCCCATATGGAGTATGATAAGAGATATTAATTTCTTGTCCCCGTTGTAATCTAGGGTCACTGAGTTTATCTTTAGTTAAATCAGAAATAATTAAGCTGTTCTTATTCGGTTTTTCCATTTTAGATAGTACACTCATTATAATGTTAAATTCTCCTTTGATAATTGTTTTAGTAAGTTTTTGCCATCTTCAGTAGCTCCCGCTTCATCTATTATTTTAGCGGTTTTGTCATCCATTTCCTTTAAAGCTTCTGCTTGTTTGTCTTCAGGAATATACTTAATAACCGTATCCTTAACAGCCTCAATTACGGCTGAATTGATGATTTGATACTGCTTTAATGCATCTGCGGTTAATCCCTTAGTCTCTGGATAATACTTTAGATACATCTCGGTTGCCTTTTGAAGAGACGGAGCATCAACAGCTTTAGCCGTTTGAAGGGTAGCATATCCCTTTTGCATAATGGTCTCTAATATTTGTCTAGCTGAATAAGCCTTTTCTATCCTAGTCGTTGGTTCTGGTTCATCATAGTTTTCTTTTGGTAAACCATTATCTTCTTTATTAGGATTCCCCATAAATCCTTCAATTCTTGAAGCTGGAATATCATCTATAGAACTTTTACGGCGTTTATCTAATAAAGATTCAATGCTAACTCCGGTTTCATTAGCTTCTTTTATTTTAGCTTTAAGCTTTGATAAACTGCCCTTAGATAACGTAAACTGGTTTGAATCCAAAAACTTAAGAATATAGTCATATGGCTTCTCCTCTTGTAATAACGCATATACTTTAGTAAATAGTAGTTTGTTATTATAAAGTTCCAGTAATGTGTTGCTTTTCTTCAATTTATTTACACCCCTTAGTTCACTATATTATGTCAAATTATAGAGCCCATTATTTAAAAATTATTAATAAGCTACCGTAAATTTGCAATAATTGTGTAGTTAAATTTAAGATACCCGGGGTTTAATAATTTAAGCTTATACTGCTACGGGCTCTAAGTGTTAACTACTTTATACTCTTATCTACAAATATTAATATAGTGAACATTTACATTGTATTTATTAACAATATCATAAATAGTGTTAATTATATAGAAATTTATTTACATATTTGTGTACTTTTATCTATTGTGAACAGAGGTAATTAACACTATTCATCAGAATCAGGGTATAAATAATCAACATATTCATCAGCTAAATCAAACAATAAATCGTAGTCTACCTCATCATTTTTGTGTTCAGCTTTATATTTGTTAGCTAGTTCTACCAATTTAGGGTTTTCCAAAACTAACATTCCTTGTGGAGCTTTGCCCTCAGCAATTAGCTTAATTGAATTTGAGATAACACCACTTGCGGGTTCTAACTTTAATAAGAACTTCTTAGCATCATCTGATAGCACAGAGAATATTGCAGTTTCTTCAACCTCTTGTAATTGAAACTCTTGACTTAAGCTACTTAATTGGTCTTCACTAAGGTTTTTAGAGTAAACTATTGATTTTCCTTGCTTGTCTAACTTTTCTGCATCATTTTTGTCCATACACAATTCCTCCAATTTATTTCCTATTATACCACATATAAACAAAAAAGCAACCATACTGGTTGCTAAATCTTACTTTTTAGTGGTTTTAGTAGTCGTTGTACGCTTGCGTCTCGTTACCTTTTTAGTAGTCGTTGTAGCTTCACCTTTAGTTGTTGTAGTAGTTGTGCTGACTTTGCTGGGAAACACTTCCTCGGCGTTCAATGAAAACAGGTACACTTTAGAATTATAGTCTACTTGATAAATTTGTATTTCTTTAGAATCCTGTGAAAAATAAGCGGATACTGTAACAAGTTTCTTATTTTGGTCCCTTAACAGAAACTTTGGGTTTGGAATATTCCTACGGTCTTTGTTATGCTTAACAGCATGAATTAATTCCTTTAATCCGGTATCTTCACTATGGTTCCTTAACACTTTAATCATTGTTTCTTTTTGTACACTCATTAGGGTTTCTCCATTCTATATTGTATTTACTCTGCATATATAATATAGGCTTTTACTCACGATTATGTCTATATTTACGCCATTTTCTAGCGTTCCCTCTAAAGTTCTTATAGCTATTGGAATTATCTCTCCGCTTCATAGTTGTGGCCTCTCTCCGATATTCAGAACTAGATACTTTGTATTGATAAATATATCTAATTGTGACCTCATCATTGACCTCTTGAACTTTAACGTTCATCTTTCCAATGACAACTTGGCCCATACCCACAATATACTGGTAATTAAAAGAAGTAATATCACTATCTGCATTTACTCGATAAAGCCCAATTAACTTAGGGTTTAAATCATGAAAACGCCCTACTAATTGTTTAGCATATATAGGCGTCTGCTTTATTTCTAAATCGGTAGCTTGGTTAATAGTGGTTTTAAACCCCTGTAAATAGTAACCATGCTTAGATTGTAAGAACTTCTTTACCCTTTCAGGGTTTCCTCTAATCTTAATTAAAGGCTCTTTATCCTTACTGCTCATCACTACTACCTTCAATCTTTAAAGGGTCTTCTTTTGAATCTTGCATTAGTTCTAGGGCAACTTGACGCATCTCATTACCAGAGTTCAACAAGTTTTGGCTTTCCTGCTTTCTAAATTCATCACCCTGTTGTTGAAGCTTTCGAACTTGGATAAGAGTATCTTTCAAGGTTTCAGTGGCTTGTTTAAGAGATTCCGCAGAGATAAAGGACTGTTCATTTTGACTGCTTGCTTCTAATGTAGCTTTCTTCATATCTTCAGCTCCACGAGTAATCATGGCATTTGTTTGTTCAGTGACAAACTTTTGGATTGCCATTCCTTGTCGTTGCTGTTCAACTAGAATTGCATCAGCAACCTGTTGCTTCCATACAGGGATAGCAAAGTTAACCGAGCTTTGTAGCTGTTCAATGGTATTATCGTTGTTCTCCTGAATCATTTGCAGTTTAGGGGCCCGTTGTAAGGCTAGTTGACGTGAAGCCAATAAGTTATTAACCTTACGGCTTAAGCGTGTTTTCATCTGCTCTAATTCTCTTAATTTTAAATCGTCTTCCGTTGAGCGGTCCTTTTGACTTTGCAATTCATTAATTTGAATATCTAGTTTTTCAATATTATCATTACCAACTACTACTAGGTTGTTTAAATCTCTAAATTGTTGCTTGTTCTTTTCATAAAGCTTATCAATTAAATTATTATTAGAAGCCAATTGTTGTTGGTAATTAATAATATCTCCTTTAGCTTTGTCAATTGATTGTGAGGCTGTTTCATTTTTAACCTGTAAATCATAAACTTGTTCTTTACCCTTATTAAACAAATTCATTAACCAATTTCCCTTAGAAGCAGATTTTATCTTGCTAGGGTCATTGTCCCTCAGAATCTTCATAAGGCCTAAGATGGTATCACCAGCTTCTCCAGCGTTCTTATTTTTAACAGTTGAAGTAATCTCATTAGTCAAGTCCCCGACTTCACTTTGGATTTTATTACCAAATTCAGCAATGCCTTTGTTAGTCAAATCTAAAGCATACTTATCATTATTAGCTAAAACTTCACTAGATGCTGTCGCTGTTCCAACCAATAAATCATTATTTTTATCTGTATTCATTTTAATTTCTCCTTTAATTTTAAGTTAATGCCCATTGTTTTTAACAAAGCCACTTTTTAAGAACCTTTTCATGCGATTCTCCATGAAAGTATTAAGGTCGGAATAAATAGTAAAATCCTCTCTATTCCACGTATTTGAAATGTCGTCTTTAACTGTTGTGGTATTTGTTGTAGTTGTAGTTATACTATCATAGCCTTCATTAACCTCTGAAGAATTAATGTTAGACGCCTTTATGCCACTATTTACGGGGATTTTCCATGCACCATTTAATATACTGCCTTGTGATAGCCACATTGATAGCAGTGCAGGTTCCCCACTCTCAAAAGGGATTCCTTGGTCTTCCTCCATAATTGATAATAAATAGTCTAAGCAATCATCTTCATCATACTCTTTAAACCCTTCAGGAGTTGCAATACCAATTTCAAAAGGGTCATTTACATTATCAATCTGTTCTTCCAATTCGGAGTTGTATCTATCTACTTTTTCAATTAATTCCTCAATTGATAAAGATTTACCCCTAAAGTGTGTCTTGTTTGGTAATGGTTTGCTTTTATCCAGAGCACTTAGATTGAGCTTTGGAAGCTTAGACAAGTCTTCTATTTTATCAAAATACCGAGCCCATTCAACATCTAAAGACATATTGTACATATCATCCAAAAGATTAGAGTGCCCAGCTACTTCTAACTTATTAACTCTTCTTAGGTATTCATTGTACTCCGCTTGCTTATTTAGTTCGTCCAATAAATAATCATAGTTATCTTTTACGTCACTCGTAGGGGGCATAACCTTTATTAATTTTTGTGGGGCCACATTTATGACTGGCTTAATATTTAAATACTTTAGTCGTTGGCCCCTAGTCAAAAATTTACAAGCTCATCATAGTCCCCTTGCTTTAGCTTGATTGAATAGGATTCCGAACTGACCATAGAATTGACTTGAATATAACTAATACTTGCTTCAAGGCTTTCCTTTGTAGGTGCATTATATAAAGCTTTCTTAACCCAGTCAAAGCTAATTGTACCCTTTTCGAGCCCGTTATAAAAATATTGAATAACTCCATTAGACCGCCGATAGCCATTTGTATCTACAAAATCATCCATCTTTTTACATTCTTCTTGTGGAGAGCCCTGTGTATCGAAGCTCTTTTCTAAGTAAGAAATTTTGGCATCATAATCGTTTTTATAAAATTTTTCATTACTTGTATTAATGTCTATTAATTTAGTAACAATATTATAAATAACGGTTTCTAATCGTTCGAGTTGCTGTGATTTAACGTTTTTAGGAACATCTTCATCGCCCCTTAAGTCTATAAAACTTTTGGTAGCTACAGTTAATTTGGATATAATCGAATTAATTGCAGGAGAATGTAAGATTATTTGAGGAGAATGTGCAAGCATAACATTGGTTGCTTCCAAGGTATCCACAATATAACTTGTAGAATAATTATCAAGATAATGTTTTAAATCTTCCTTATTGTTACTGTAGATGTCTGTACCTATAATTGAGGAATAGCATTCCTCTAAGTCAGAAATTGCTTGTGATAGCCCAGACAATTCAGGTAGTACCTTTGTGCCTCCTACTTTTGTTGCCGGTTTTAATTTTTGCATTAAATTTTTAAACATAAATTAGCCTCCTTAACATAAAAAGCATACCATAATGATATGCTTTTGTCAACGTTTTAATCAATAACTTTTTAATTTAAATAATATACTAAAATATCCACATCGGTATCTTCAAATACCCGTTTAATCATCTTACGAACTTTTCTCCATGTCAATCTATCTAAGCCACTACCGATTCTTGGCATTGCTAATTTAATTTGTTCATCATCCTTTAATTCAGTGTTTAAAAGCTGATTTTTAAGTTCATACAGAGACCTTTCTAAGCTATCATAACTGGGCTTTTGATAATATCTATTTTTAGTAACTAAATTGTATACAATCCGGCCATCTTTTAAGTTAGACTTTACACAGGTGCTATTACTAGTATATGGCCGAATATGACTATTAATGTAATCACGTCCTCCCATACGCTTGCTTACCTCTTTAGCAATCCCAGCGCCCATCTCGGCGTCAACACTAATACAATGGGCTAAAACATACTCTTTAGGTGCATCAAATAAATCACCATTATACTCTTTATAATTCACTATCAAACACCTCTTTAGTCAATTCCTGCATAGAAATCCTTGCTAAAATCTACAGAATCAGTCCCTCTAATACCTGTTACCAATTTAATCTTAGATTCTCGACATAGAGAATACCCATATCCCCTATAACGATAGCTACGTTCAAAGGTACTAATTGGGAATAATAAATCATCATCTATAACTAATCGTTTTAAATGCAAATGTTTAAAGAAATCACTATCATAAATCACCCTAAATTCTGATTCATCCGATTCAGGTAACACCGGTAATTCCGGCATGTCTGCAAATGGTTCCTTGTAGTCTTTATCGTCATCCTTTTTTGTTGATGATTCCTTGTGAAAGTATAGTGCAAATTTGGTAATTGAAAAGTCAAACTTAGCAATAACCTCTTTTGGTTTTCCCCAATTACGCTTATTTAATTCTACGTTAATACCAGATTTTAGGTGCTTATAGCAATCAACATTTTTATTTTTATACACCACTTTAAACTTATCAGTATCTTTAGCTATTTTATCAATAGCGATATCCAAGTCTTCTTTTGAACGATAAAACACATCTACATCTTTAGGAGTTTCATTATTAAATAAATTCTTAAAACAACCTCCAGCAATAAACCCATTATATAAATCATGTAATAAGAATTCCAATTGAAACAGCTCTTTATAGTCACTATGCTCTTTAATATATTTCACCAATTAAATATCCTCCTTTATTTACTATGTACAAAGGGCCAATTAAGACCCTTTTAATGTTATCTATTAAAGATAACGGTCGTATGACCAACTATCTCTTACCTTACGAGTTAATTCAATCTTCTTAACCTTAAATCCGTCCATGTCTTTGTCAACACGCTTGTCATCGTCATCATAGTAATAAGTGTCATCATATTTGACAGAATCAATGTTGCTTCCATCAAATTCCAACTTACCGTTTTCTCCACTAACACCTGTATAAGGCTTAATCGAGATACCTACAAATGGACGGTTGACAGTGCTGTTAATCCGAATGTTTAGATACATATCATCATTATCAGAAGCAACATCATCAGTAAGCTTCTGACCGTTCTTAAAGAATACCGTAGCCGTATAACGTTCCGTAGCACCATCCGCTTGGATATTAAGGTCACCAATTGTTTCCTTAACCGCGTATCCCCGGTTAACTTCTTCTGCAATTGCAATCAAACTGTCATAGTTTAAACTAATAGAGTTAGAAAATTGTTCAATTTCACCAATTTCCTTTGCGTATTGTGGCTTAACAAAGTCTTGCAATAAGGCCTTAACTTCTTCTGGTGTTGGGTAGTTAAATCGGAAATGATAATAGAAACGGCCCGGACGATTTAACAAATACTGATTAATTGCACCTAAATCATTTGCAGTCACAACATAAAGACGTTTTGTTTGGTCGGTACCATCTAACAAACTTAACATATCTTCTTGTGAATCCCCATCATCACTATCGTTCCGTGGAAAATTCTTTTCAAATTCATCCATCAAAATCATAACACTTTGTTTAATGCTACCAATAAAATCTAAGATTCCGGGGAAATTGTGAGGTACAATAATGACTGGCATATCCTTCTTTAAAACTTCTTTAGCCAACATACGAGCAAATAAAGTTTTACCCATACCCTTTGTCCCACTTAACAAAGTCCCTAAACTACGGTCACGGTCTTCATAATTTTTAAGAATCTTATCAATCCGTTCCATTTGGTTACCGTATACCTTTTTAACTCCAGTAGTAAAATCATCTTCCTTAGTTAACCAAAACCCTTGCATTGGGCTAAAGTTAACCATATAAGTTGATGCTGGTAACTTATCCAATACTGATAACTTGTTCCCCTTTAAAATCCGAAATGAATCATCTAAATTAATAATTTTCATAGTTGTAACTTCCTTTCAATTTATGTACTAATCATACCATGATATGATTAGTATGTCAACAATTTTTAAATATTAAATCCAAAATTATCAGAACGCGTTGGTTTAATAATAATTTTAACGATTTCTTCTGGTCGTAACCCCGATTGAACCTTATCCTTTAAAGAACCCTCAACCCTAACTCGATTAATATCTTTGCCATCAACACTTAAATATAAATCTTCAACTTTTAAGTCATCAGAACGAAAATCAAAATTAATATCCTCATCTGATAGTCGGACGGTATCCTTAAACAAATCAATATTTGATTCCCGAATTGAATAAATATAGCCACCCTCAAATTCAACATCAACATTATATTCAATGTCCCCAAAGTTCATTAAGTTAAGTGAAGGTAATACTTCCTTGAATTGCTTACCTGCATTTAATTGGAACACTAAGGTATCCAAAATGTCGTAGCTTAATGGGAACTTAAAACTAAATCGAATAATATCATTAATTTGGCTTTCTCGATTATCTAAATCTTTTTCTAGTTTGTCGTGCAAGTAATCTTTAATATTCTTAGGACTTGGTTCGTTCATACGAATAGAATACATGAAGCGACCGGGACGGTTTAATAAATATGGAGACAAATCCACAATATCATTAACTGTCAACACATATAGGTTCTTACCGCCCATAACACCATCAAATAAACTTAGCATATCATTCTGGGAGTCAGGGCCCATACCACCCTGTAAAGAATCTTGGAACTTCTTTTCAAATTCATCAAACATAATTAACGCTGGTTCATCAATTCGAGCTAGGAAGTTTGACACGCCCCTAACGTTGTTATTGACTAAAACTGTAGGCAAACCCTTCTCATTGGCTTTAGCAGAGAGCATCTTTGAGAAGATAGTTTTTCCCGTTCCTTTAGCCCCGGATAGAATAACACCAATACTTTTATCAGAACGCTCAAAAGCATTTAATACATCATCAACCAAGCTCAACTGGTTACCATAAAGTTTAAAAGTAGGCTTTTTAAACTTTTTCTTTTGTGATAAATAAAACCCAACTCCCGGAGCTGGTTCGTATTCAACCGAGTAGTTACTATTAATTGGGAGCTTTTTATAAGCCTTAATTCCATTTGAATAAATCAGTAAATGAGTACCATCGTCCATAATTTGCATTTATAATTACCTCTTTCTTTATTTGATAAATCTATATTAACATTAAATTTTAAAAATGTCAACACATTATTTATAAATCTTAGTTTTATCCAGATGCTTTAAAAATTTTCTGTATTCAATACTAGTTCTTTTGACTAGCTTTGGCTTCTTATAATGAAAATGATATTTTACCGGTATAGCTTTAATTATGCTTAACGCTTTAGCTCTGGAAATAATAGTAAATGTAACAGTATGGGAATGCCTGTATCTCTTTTTGATTCTTTTTAAATCGTATATTTGATAATTATTAGCCGCTTTTAGCGAGGCTACAGCGTCTTTATAGGTAAGACCATTGTTAATTAAATCTTCTCTCGCACGATTAACCCCCTCAGTTGTTAAGAGCATATCATTACTAGCCTCTGGATATACTAATGAATTTTCTAAAATAGACCGACATCCACTACGATTAACACTCAGATACCAGTACGAGAAATCCTTTGAAAATATTGCCCATTTTCCATAAGAGTCTTCTCCCAAAATATAATATTTAGTCATCTACTCAGTCCTTCCAAATACTCTTTTTATTCCTGTTGCTCTTTTCCCAACGTCTATCCTCAAGACTATGAGGTTTTATCATAACAGGTTCTCCTTCATGCTTATATTGTTTTACCGGTAACTTTTTAATGAGTTTAAGAGCTTTATCTTCTGATATAATGGAAAATTTTACAGTATGCTGATTTACATATTTTGCTTTAACGTGCTTTAACTCTGCTTCCTGATAATGCTTTGCTTTTTTAATGGAACCAATTGCTTCTTCATAAGATAGATTCATTCTAAGCATACACTTTCTTATTCTAATATTTAGACTATCACTATAATACCAATCTCCGGCATTGTTCAGTAAGGAACTTCTCATATTCTTTTCGGTACATGTGATACTTTTATCGTGCTGAGTATACCAATTCCAATGTTCATATCCACGATTGTATACTGCCCACCTTCCACTAGGACTCTCAGCCAAAACATAGTATTTAGGCATATTAATCCTCCTTCTTATAAATAAGCCATCTATAATGAGATTTGTATATATGGGGAACTTTATCAATTTGATTTAATCTTCGTCTTCCTCGAGGACTTTTACTTTTAGCTTGTGAAACTGTTTCTATAATACAAGACTTAGGAAGACTATTAGCTAAAGATATTGCTTTGCTTAAAGAAATGATGGAATATCTTACCGTATGCTGTGTACGATACCTTTTCTTAATCTGCTTTAAGTTAACCCTTTGATGATAGTTAGCTGTTTTAAGAACGCGAGATGCTTCTTGATAACTCATTCCATTATCTAATATTTTATCTTTGTCTTGGAAACCACTAATTGTATTATTAGAAGCCCAAGACAGGCAAGATTCATATAAAGACATTCCTAAATCTAAAAAAGGAGGACGCATATCCAAAATGGCAGAGTCCACATAAATACACCAATTGCCTTGGGTGCTTTCTGCTAAAATATAATATTTACTCATTTATGATGTCGGCCCCTTCTTTTAATCTGATATTTGCTAATTTTGTTAAGATACTGTTGATGCTGGCGCGCCTTTTGTAAACTTGTTTGTTCTATCGGAGGCATAAAAAGACAACCATGCTTGTTAGCTCGTTTTAGTAAAAATAGAGCTTTCTTAGTTGATATAGGCTTAAAAGTCACACTTTTGTGGTTAGCCTTATGTTCACGGTTCCATGCTTTAGTTTCCTTAGCAGATAGCCTGTTTGCTTCACGAACTAAATGAGAGGCCTTTGAAAAAGACAGACCATATTCAGCTAAGCTTCTTTTAAGGTCTTCATATCTTTCACATACCGGACAGTTACCATAAGACAAAGCCCTTGGTGTACGATGAGACCCCTTTACAATTAAAAACTCTGATTTAGACTCATTATCTGATGAAATGTATGCACTGTTAGGAAATAGCTCATCATAAAGTTGGGGGTAACTTATATCGAATACCCTCCAATTTCCACGCGTATCATACCCTATTATTAAATATTTAGTTGCCATTCTTAAACCCCATTTCACCCTCAAAATTCCAAAATATACTCAATATAAAAAGCATACCACACATGATATGCTTTGTCAATTCCTATTTATACAATGATTAAGTCTTTACCAAAGTTCCACCCATTAACTCCAAAATGATTACCAGAAGCTACATCTCTAGCAATCCAATGGCCGTATAAATACGAGTCCTTTTCAACTCGGAAAGGTACATTAATTTTCTCATATTTATTAAATTTTGGCAGATATCCCAGAGATTTAAGCTCATTGTACACATCTTCTTGGTTTCTAATTTCACTAACTGTATCACCAACAAAAATTTTATTTCCTAAAACATCCTTTATTCCAGTATACTCTTTTTTATTACTTTTTAAAGAGACTTGAACTCCCTGATTAACCCCGGCTGGGCTGTTTGCGATATGTTGGGTTACTCGTGCCTGTCGAGCAATGTGACGACTAATTGAAGCCATTACATGTTCCTGCTTACGTTTTCCAGCTACTTCTTTTAAGCCCTTATCACGTTCTAGCACAGGGGTTACCGCTAGTTCTGATGATAGCATATACAGCTTACGCCCAAAAGGTAGTTTATTAAAATTGCTTGAAGATACGTGCTTCTTAAAGCTATATTGTAGGTTCTTAGCAATTGTTACAACAGTTTTCCAAGTCCGGCCAACAGAATAATACACAGTAATATTGCTCTGGTCACCTCCAACATGATATTTACTAGATAACTTTTCTACTTCTTCTTTAAATTCGCTTAAATACATAGTTATCGCTCCTTAAAATATATTAAATAAGTTCCTTTGCACTCACCAACCATAACTTTATCATTCTTAAGTAAGCCTATTAATTCTGATTCATCAATACTTAAATAGGATATAAGACCCTTTAAAGCTTCTCTCGGGTCTTTAATAGTATTAGTATACCAACTATACCCTTTAGACTTAAACCAGCTTACAGCCTCCCCTAGGCTCTTAAACTTCTTATATGAAAGTTCCCCATTAGGTTGTTTCTCTATATCGAATAAGTTTAGTTGTGTCATTTATTCATCCTCAGCACTATTAATCACCATACTTGCTAAAGAACGTTCTGGTTTATAAGTAACTAAAATAATAATATGTTCAGAATCAAGGGGAACAACAGATACATCTATAACATTCAACCCTTCTATAAAATCATTTATCATGTCTGTCATTTCATCATCATCACCAATATAAAACCTAAAAAACTTTACCTTCATGTTTATATTCCCCCTTTATTAATCCAGAATTTTCTTTATAGAATCAGCTACTCTTTTATAGTCTTCAACACTATGATTAAACGAGAATAAATCATCAATATCTCTCTTAATCTGACTCTTATACTGTAATTTCATTTTAACTTCTTTTTCCCACTGCTTACCAAATTCTGGGTCATCACTGATATAATAAAGCTCATAAAAAGGTGTTCTGACCATTTCTGGAAAGTCTCCAGATGTTTTAATCTTTTGATAAGGGTTCTTTTCATCATTCTCACTATATCCAAAGTAAATTGAAGCGCTATTATGTTCAATCACATACACCTTTACAGTTGTTACTTCATTATTATCATCCATTGTTGACAAATATAATTCCTGACCAGTTTCTACGTGTTTAGTAATAAGCAGTCACCTCTCCACGTTCTGAAATGGGTGTCGTTATATACTTAATAATTATACTCATGACTTCATCAGGAACAACATTGGGTAGCCATCCGCTGGTATCTACCTGATTCTTAATGTTAATCACGATACGTGCAATAATATGACCTCCTTCGTTTCCTTGATTCAGGTCTAATACATCAATACAGCCGATACCAAAAGGACTTACATCACAGGACATTCCCGGAATACTGTTTATTTTATCAATAAATTCAGTTGTCATCATAATAATATTCCTCTTTTCTTTTTCTATAATAAAAGCATACCAAAAATAGTATGCTTTGTCAATAAAATATTAAAGTTTCTTACTAAGATTCATAATCCGTTGCCGAGTTAACCCAATAGCATTAAAAGCAACAGGTAAATCTAAGTTACCAAGGCCATCTTTATGACTAGTGAACTTAGTTACGTCTTGTAGTGGAACCCGTTTTTTAAAGTCATTAAGAATCAATCTGGACATTGGGTTATAGCTTCTCTCCACTAATAATTTCCAATTTTCGGGTTTCCAATAATGAATAGGGTTATCTAAAGCAATCTCTAACTTTTCTCTAGCCTCTTTTAAAGCTAAGAAATAATAGTTTTTAATCTTAAACTTGAACCCATCCCTAAAGGTTACAACCCAGCCTTCATTGGTAGTGTTTTCTTCCGTTAAATTACTACTTTTAGCTTCATTAATTATATCTTTTAATTCCTCAATACTATTTATTCTGATTACTGAAGCTGTTTTAACATAACAATTGTCAGATTTACCAATAAGTCTGTGTTCTACTTCAGATAAATCATGATTTAAAATGTCAAAGTGAACACTTTCTGATGCTTCATAGCTATTATCCACTATCTCTAGCAATACAAACCCGACTTTTCCCTTAGTATCTATTAAATGAGAATCTTCCTTTTCATTGATGGATTCCATTAAGATAGTCTTATCTGGATTGTTTTGTAACCACTGCATTAATGCTTCATAGTGATTAGTATCATGCAAATACTTTCTAAATACTATCCAATCTTTTTTAGCTAGGGCTGTTGTACCATTTTTAGTAAACATTCTAGGCCCATTATACCAACCCAATAGACTCAGGTGACCGTCATACTTTTTAGCAACTAGTGCTGGAAACTTTGCTCGTTTAATAATATTATTATAAGAGGTTTCTGGGCGTTGGTCTAAAACAAAGAACTTATTAAATCCTCTTAATTGTACTTGTCCACTACCATCGGTAAATAACCCTCTAGCAGTTACACTAAAGCTGTTAAATCTATCACCATAAAACGCTTCTCTGGTGAAGTTATTGGAGGTTAAACCACTAGGGTCTCGCTTTTGGCGAATGTCCGGTGTACGCTTCATAACGTCCTGAACTTGTTCGTTAGTTAATTGAGACAAGTCAATATTGGCACTTTCTGTGGCATACACATAGTCATAATCAGAGTTCTTATAAAGCTTAATTGAAGGGCCTTCATTGCTTAATTCGACCATTGCTAGGCTACCACCAGCTTCAACTTGTTGCTCTAAGTTAATTGTGTTTCCGATAACTGCCTTATTAAGTTGAACATTACGGTGACCGTGAATTTGTACTGGGTACTTTTCACCATCACTGTATTCTTTGTTGTATTCCTCTAGGTTAATTTGAAATGCTCCAATACCTTTTGTGAAGACTGATTCATCTAAAAGATTTATTTCCGCTAGTCCTTTAAGGTCACTTCGATATCTAAACAGAGGCAATCCTTGGCTATCAGTTAAAAACTCTGGTGTAGTAGGCACTCCAGCATGACTTAGCAGGTACTTAACACCCCGATATTCAATAAAGTAAACATCTTGTAGCTTCTTAATAAACTTCTTAAGGTCTTCTTTATCATAACCAGCCTTAAATAAAGCAGGAATAGTTTCCTTACGAGAACCTGCATTTGTTACTGGCAGTCCTTGATACATGTGTTCTAAGTGATATTCATGATTGCCTCTAATTAACACAACATTAGGTAAGTTCATCCGGTTATAGAACCATTTAAAGGTTTCAACTGGTTTAGTTCCACGGTCTAAATAATCACCTAGAAACACATACAAATTGTTTGGATGGTCTATAGGGTCATTTTCCTTAAAAGCTTCATTAAGGACAGTATAACAGCTATGAACGTCACCAGTAATAAATACCTTGTCATATTCATCTACATTAGATAGATGCCAAGATAATGACATCTTTAGTTCTTCTGGTTTAATCATATTCCACCAATTAGGAATCTTAAGCGCCTGCTGGCGAGCATAGAACTTAGACATGACCTCATAACCAACACTCTTGTTCTCTTGAGTCCTATCTAGGTTAGAATCTCGGTCTAGTAGCTGTTGAAAGGTTAGACCCGTATGAATAAAGTCAATTGTTACTAATCGGTAATTGTATTTGCGGCATAGCTTGCGAATTTCTGAGAAAGGAGATTTAAATAAAAAGGTGGCGTCAATTGCAATTGTTTCCCCTTGCTTCATTCGGTCTTCTGCCAAAGTATAAACCATGTCCCAAATTTTCTTATTAATACCGTTATTAATCCCAATAGATATTTTCTCGGTATCTGCGGTATAGTTTATTTGAGGCGTTGATACTAATTTCCGTAATTCATCAGTTTCAATAACATAATTCTTCAATGGTGAACTTCTTAAAAAGGTGGATTTACCTGAAGCGGGCATACCCACCGTACAATAAATAATTCTCAATGTCAAAAACCTCTTTTATAATTTATTTTTAAACTGTTCCTGTGACTGAGCAGACTTTAAACTATCACTGCTTACAAATGTGACAGGGTTAGTAAATTCTCCATATACCTTATCTAAATCCACTACACGACTTCCCTCATTATCAGTAGTATACTTTAATACTTGAACAGGATAGCTAATTCTATTAGAATACTTACTTCGTAACAAAGCTTTTAAGACATTAATGTCTGTAGCAGTTACTACGCTTTGACTAAAATCATGAGTATAATAAAGTCCTTCATCATTCTGCAAGTAATTAAAGTCAGCCCAACGAACATATACTTCATTATTTTTATCGTATAGAATAAACCCTTTATTACTTTCAAATAGATTTTTATACAACTCATAATATTCTCGGCTATCCGAGATTCCATACTTCACCTGACCTAAAACGTTAGGTAGATTATCAATCAAATTATCTTGATTATAATAGAAAACCGTATTAACAGTAGCACTAGCTACAGGAACTAGTTCAATTTTATAATCAGTATAAGGTGCAAAGATTTTACCTACTGATTTGCTCCCCTTTGTTGTACCTAGATAGGTATCAGTGTCAACAGCTCTTGCAGAGGTTACTACCGAGAATGCCTCTTTAGTCTCCTTATTCATAATAACTGATTCACCTTGTGGCCGACCATTAGGGTAAATATACTCTTCATAGGCAAAGTCTTCTCCATTAATCTTACCGCTACCATTAACAAGCACACTGGCAACCTCGCTTGCGTCAACAATAATAGTATCCATTATTTACTCTCCTTACTTAATTCTAAAGCTTCATCTGCCAATTCAACCGTATTCTTAAGGTCTGGGCTTAAATCCTTATCAGGTACCCTAATCCCAGCCTTAAGTGCCATAGTAGTGATTCCATCCAAGTCTTCGCTCTCAAATTCCCAAGGTTCGTAAATACTCATCATTACATACTTTGCAAAACTTAACATATACTCGTTAAACTCTTCCATGGTAATTGGCGCATACTCTTTAAGTTCTTCTTGATGCTTTATTTCTTCAAGACTTTTGTTAACGCCGTTTAACTTCTTCTCTAGTTCCTGCTTGTTATATAATAAAGCCTCTTTATTACTTTTTGACATCTCTATTCACCCTCCTTAGTAATAAACTTAGAAACTTCATCTGAAACAACATCTAAAATATCATCAACTAAGTCATATTCAACATTTGAAGGCGCTAAGTCTTCTTCTTCATCGTAACTCTTATAGGTTAAGCCATATTTATCAATAACATCTATTAGTTTACTTCTTAAGGTATCTTCTAACATTGCTTATTTCCACCAATCTTTATTTTTTGTTCCTGATTTTACCTTTGAAAACTCATATACTAATTTTCCTAATTCTTCTTCATTATCTCGATAAAAAGCTTCGCTTAACAACCGCTCTAATGTTTTATGATACTTAGAAACAGCATCTAAATGAGCTTCCCACTTATCGCCAAAATTAAAATCATCACTAATGTATTCTCTTGAACGACCCGCTTCGATAAAACTAATATCTGAAAAATCTCGGTATACTATTGGAAACTTTTGATTAAGAACTTTAAATGACTTATTCTTATTAATCCGACTATCCTTAGCATATCCAAAATAAAGTTTACTTTTATTCTTTTTAATAACAAATACTATATCCCGCATAACATAACCATCTTGAATGTAAAACTGATATAGTCTTTGTCCCACTTTACAATCTTTAATCTTCATAGTCTTCCCCCTAGATATTAACCGATTTAACTTGGTTATAAACAGTTTTTAGTAAGTAAGGGCTAAATCCTTCTGTGGGTAAGTTGTTGTAATTTCCCTTAGTTGCTAAAACAATATTCCGAATATTCTTCCAAGATAGTTTAACTGACCCTTTAAACTCATTGCAGTGCTTACAACAAGTTACTAAATTAGTCGCTTCCGTTTTACCACCTAAACTCTTTGGCAGGATATGGTCCATCGTAAGCATAAGTCCGCCTTTAGTGTACAAATTTAAATGAGCAGTCCAATTATTCTTACTACCATAAGAAATAGTGGGGATAAAGGTAGTTCCTACTATTCCACAGCAAACGCATTGGTTACTTCTAGTAAAAGTATCCATTCTAGAACCGGTTAATGAAATCTCCACAAAATCCTTATCAAAATGACTATTAATATGCAACCGATTAGTATAATTAATGTATAATCCATTTCCTAATTGAGGTGTTTCTAAAGTTTCTCCCGGTTTAAGATTTAAGAAAGCTTCAGATAAAGTTAATTCTCTAATTTTATCATAACTGAACCGATACTTATCCATATGTTTTTGGTTCTGACCAAGCTGTTGCTTAAGTTTACTAGATAATGTCATAATTATTTACCTCTTTCTTTAATTATGTATAAAGACTAGCATATTAACTAGCCTATGTCAATACTCTTATTAATATTTACCATTTAATTATAACACTAGAAATTTCTTTCGTATACATCATACCTGTTGGATTAGGAGTATAACCAAGAACTCTAATGGTTAAATCATTATCATCAAAAAACTTTTTATATAAATCATAATTAACAGTAATATCAGCAACAATTGGCGGGTGTTCTTCTGTATTAAGCGTAAATTTAGTTTTTCCTGCTTTAGCTGATTCAATTAAATAATTCTTTAATTCATCCCAATAGTGTGGCTTAGGCAAAATGCTATTTAGATAATTTCCTAAGCTTTCCTTATTTTCATTTGCAGATAGCCGCTTAAGCTCTCCCATAAAAATTTTCCTCCCTAGGCTTTAAATCCGCCCCTAAATTTAAACAGCTTAAAAATCATAATAACTAGCATTAGTAAAGTTAAATCAGTCAAAATATCAAAGCCTCGATTAATATATGGCCGGATAACTACTAAGGCACTTTCAAGTGTGATTAGCTTAAAATAAACTAGTCCTGAAATAACTAGCACAATAAACAAGATAGCAATAAAGGGTAGCCAATTAAAGCTATTTAAGCCCTTCTCAGCCTTTTCCTGCTCGGCCCATGTATCTGACTTATCAACCTTAAACAAGCGCACCCAGACGCCAATATGGACTCTCAACGTAATCCATAAATAAATCTCTGGTGAAATGTTTAAGAATGCCAACAATAAATCAACAAACCGATGATTAGGTGTTTTAATTGCAATTGTTAGGTTAATCATACTAGCTAGTAGAATTGGAAAAATCCAAATCCAGTTCCACTGAAATTGATGTAATAAAATTGCACTTGGAATAAGCACAACTAGCAGAACTCGAATAAATAGGTTTAATAGTAAACCTGCTTCTTTTAACCATAGTGTCCTAGAATAGTGAGTTGACAGTCCGGCTTTAAGCATATAATCTAAGGTTCCTGATACCCATTTAGTGCGTTGCACAGTGTAGGTGTTATACGTGGTCATAGAATCAACAAAACATCTAGCGGTATCACTAATTGCACAATCCCATCCTAGTTCTCGCATGTCCTGTGTCAAAGCTAAATCCTCAGTATCAGTATCATTATTGTAAATACCATTTAACTTACTAGTATTAAAAACCTCTTCTAGTGCTTCTGGTTTAAAAATGGTACACTGACCCCCATTAATTTCAGCAGTATGATGATTATGCTTCTGCTTAATCGTCCAATCTGAAAACTCCATATTTTGGCAAAAGGTAATAAACCGCCCGAACCAACCACTAAATTTACCATGTTTTAATAAGAACTCTCGATTAGGGTCATTTCTAGGAATACTAGAAACCTTTTCTGGCATTAAGCACTGGTAATTAGCGGATACCGCCCCAGTTTTATACTTTTTATATAATTCGTTAAATAGAGTAGATAAAGATGATTCTCCTAAATAAACGTCAGCATCAACACCAACAAAAGCTTTAATATGTTTAACTTTATCAACATAAGAATCTTTAAACTGTTCTGGTAAACGCCTATCTCCATAGAAAAGTTGGTATAGTTGATTTAAGGCACCAGCTTTACGTTGTGTGTTATCAACTGTAGTTAATAAGTAAAGATTAAGGTCGTCTTTATAACTTTCAATTACCTTTTGGGTATTATCAGTACAATTATCTAGAGCAATAAATACATCCTGAGTAATTCCAAGTAATACCCCCTGATTGATAATACTCTTTAAAGTATTTCCAATAGAATACTCTTCATTATGAGCAGGAATCATAAAAATAATACGGTCCTTACCGTTATCAAAGATGTTGTCATTTAAAGCGTCATTATAAGTAATATATTTTAACATGCCAATTTCCTCTTTCTTTTGTATAATAAAAGCATACTATTTCTAGTATGCTTTGTCAACACTTATTATTAATCTTCTAGTGTATAAGAGCCTTTTTGTAGAAAGAAATCTGGGTCTTCTACTAACTTATCAATCTCGGACTTAGTAAAACGTGCTTTATAATATGCATCGTCATTTCTATTACCTATAAAGTAATCATTCAAGTCCTTATGATAATTAAGATAGCTATTATGCTTGTTAATACCTTTAAGATGAACTAAAGATTTCTTTTCTTCCCTACGTTTTTCTATAGGCGTATTAGCATATTCCATAATAATGTCTCCTACGTCTTTAATAATAGGTCCATTAAAACTAACAACACCCATTTCAGTTTCTGAAATGTCAGCTAGAGTTGGGTCATTAACTGAACCCCTTGTGGAAATATCTACTACACCCGTATACTGAAATAGGTGGTGTTTTACATAAAATCCATAGTCTTTAAGTTTATCTGCAAATTCTTTAGTCTTCATTGTTAATATTCTCCTTAAATATATTTAATCTGTTTATTTAAAACCTTAACATATTCGTCAACATAAAACATTTTATCGTCTCCATTAAAGGTTACTTCAAAATATTTACCGTCTGGTAAGGTTGATGATAATAAAGCTTTGTTATTTTGTAATACTTTAACCTGCCAAACAACATATACTGCCCATTGAATACGATTATTAGGCTCTAAAGTTTCCTTAATCAAATTGCTAACATGCATAATTGCCTGTTTTCTAAATAGTTCTTCATCCAATTTTAAATCTCTCCTTTATTACCAATTAATTGTAAGAAAGTCAGCGGGAAAAAGAAATGTTTTATCTGTGGTTGCCTTGAACCCCCTATCGACTAGATACTTGATTATAGCATCAACATCTTCTTTAACAACACCAATATCATCCCCACTAACTTCGTTATATTCTACTATTCTCATGACGGCCTCAGTGTCACCAATACTGGCACTATAATTAATAGCGTGCAATACTCGGTCTTTCCAATTATAATCATAATTTTTCATAGAAATTTCCCTCGCTAAAGTAGCTGTTAAGTTATCCTCATTCATCATATCCATCTAAATATCACTCCCCTTATAAAATAACCTGTGAAATAGCCCATGATACCCCATTTAAGAAACAAAGAACCAATATCACTATTATCATTATAAACTCAAGCCCAAAAATAACTAATACAATATCAAAAAGACCGTCATAACTAGAAATTTTGTATCCTTTAGGAATAAAAGAAAACAATAATAGGTTACTAGAAAACCACAAATATATAAAATATAAAAAGGCCATATATTTAATCCTCCACTTTCTTAAAAAGAGGGCCATGCTTTAATATTAATGTTTCTCAACTCCATTAATATCTCCCCCAATAAATTATCACCGCAAAAGTTGTCCCAATGTTCATTAATCGAACCTAAACCAACATGGGCGCCCCAAATACCATCATAGGGACTAGCCTCAATAATTTTTCTATTACCCGTGGCCTTTAACAAAAATAATAAATCTGCATTATTAAATTTGTTATAAAGAATAGAAGTCATGACTCGTTGACGATACTTAGACCACAAGTCATCATTATAGTTTTTAACTTTACGTCCCATTCTTTTGTATACTAGCGGAATCTCCTTATCCTTTAATTCATAATTCGCAATCTTTTCGGCCATTTCAAAGTCATGCATAATATATGCTTTTGCATACATAAAGGCTTGTTCAGAACAACAAAACGTGTGCTTATTGTACTTAAAATTAGTTAAATAAAAATTTGAAAAGGGAGACTTTCCCCCAAAGAACGCAAAGTAATCATCGGAAACCTTAGCATTAGGGTCTAATACTTGTAATTGGTCATTTGTATAATCAGTGTTCATATTTACTTCCTCCTTTAATATGAACTCATAATATCATATTAACCTATAAATGTCAACTAAAAATAAAAGACCAACCGCTTAAAGTTGGTCTTTAATACCTTGTTTTATTTGTTAAGCAATTTGTCAATCTCGCCTACATAGTAGGATAACAGTGACCAGCACTTATCTAAATCATAGTCTGGGTCTGATAATTCATAGCTAATCTTATGCAATAGATTAAGAGCATCGTGACGGCCATCATAAGACTTGTTTTCAATAATAGCCCCTAATTCTCCGGCCCGTTCAATAATGTCGGAAACGTCAGAACTTTCAAAACCGCTATTGCTACCCTTATCAATTTTATTTAAAATATATTGACGTAGTAACAATAGTTCCTCGTTCTTATTATCATCTTCCTTGTAAAATTCATCAAAGTCAATTCCACCAAAAGCATCTGAAAGCATTCCAGCTAACGACTGAGCAAAGTCATTGTCATCGTCCTTTTCTTTGTCCTTTGGCTTTTCTTGTTCAACAGGTTGTTCAGGTTCATCATCCCCCAAGAGCTTTTTAAAACTATTTAGAAGTCCATTTAAAGCTACTGAAAGCTTTTGTCCGGTGGACAATTCATGGTTAGCCATGTCAAGACTCTTATTAACTTCTTCTTTAGCTTCCTTTGAAGAAGCCCCTAACTTACTAATGATTTCAGAAATGCGTCCCTTTAAGGTATTTAAACCATCCCCTAAATACTTTGAATCAGTCTTTACCTTATCCAACAAATTAATTGAACTTTCTGGGGATACTTCCTTTAACTTTTCAATTAATTCAGTTAATGCTTTAATGTCCTCTGGGTTGTTTTCATCTAAAGAGTTACTTGGTACTTCAATAGATTCATCTGACCCGCTCTTAGCTTCTTGTTTAGGTTCGTTTAACAGTCCTTGCAAATATTCATACTTAGAATAAATTTCTGCATTTGAAAGATGCTTACCACGTAAATCCTTAATAATGTTTCCGGCTAAGGCTTTAGAGGCACTTGTGTCTGCCGAACTCATTAATTGAACAATACGATTCATCTTTTGAACCTTTGAAAGACCCTTATCAAATAAAATGACAGCTAAAGACTTTTCGGTGCTATCGTTCTTTTCAAAATCAAAGTCAATTGGCATTTGTACGGCCCCCTTGACTTGGTCATACAAATCATCGTCTGTCTTTGGAAATTCGGATAATTTTTTATCCTTTTGCTTATTTAATTGATATTCAACTGTTTCTAAGCTAGGATTCTTTTGTTCCTGAATTTCTTGAATCATTCCCGTTAATTGGGGACTTAAACCAATACCAATTGAATCTGGGTAAACGTACTTCATTGAACCAAAATGGGCATCAACACCTTCTGGAAATTCCAATAAAGTAGCTTCATTTTCACCAAGTGCTAATACATGGCTTTCATCTACTTTTAGGCCACTAATACTGTCATTAGTTAGCATACGGTCACCAGTTTCGATTACTAAAGTTCCTAAAGGTAAAACAACATTATTGTTAGGCTTGTTTACATTTACAAAATTCATTAAAAGTTCCTTCTTTCTTCTATCTATAAAACATTATATCATCAATCTGCTTAAAAGTCAAATGTTATTTAAACAGCTTTTGTCATTTTAAGGCTCTCTTTTTCTAACGTGTTCATCATAGCTAATTTTTTAGCTTCTAAATCTTTATGAGTTCTCTCATATTCTGAAATCTGTTCACTTAAATCTTCCTTATGAGGGTTTACGTTAAAAGGCTTTAATCCCATAATACGTTGCTTGTAATCCTTATCCCAGCTAGACGTGTCAGGACATCCACCAATATTTAAAGCTACCTTAATATTATTAAGTTTAGCCCAAGCATGAAGAATGTTTTTGGATTCTTCTCCTAAAGGTGCATTAAAAGTTTCAAAAACTTGTGTCATTTCTAATGTGTTATGGCGTGACCTCAACTCAATAGTAACCCAAGATTTTTGTACGTCATCTTTTCTTAAAAACATAATGATTGAGCCGCCTCTGGCAACACTATTGACATATCCAGATACACAGTTACTTTGCAATTGTCCTTCTTCAACAATTTCTTCAGCAGTGGAAGCCAAAATGAAATTATATTTACCATATTGACCTTCAAGATTATGATATTTTAAATATTGATTAATAATACCGTTTGAACTATTTTCGTCACTAAAGTGTTCCATAATACTGTCATTCCTAACTGCAATATCATGAGCAACCTTTAAATACCGAGGAAAATGAACCCAATTTTTGTAATCTTTAACTAAGTTAACATAATCCAAATAACAACGAGAGGCTTCTCCAAAACTAGTAATAGCTTGTTGATGATACAAGCTTCCATAAAAGTATTTAACAATATGCATCCAAGCTTGTTTATCTTTTGTTAAATATTTAGATGCTGTATAAATCTTGGGAACATAGTAGGATTCATAATCTCTTTCTGGGGTCAAACTATAGTACCCATATCCTCCATGTACAAAGTTATCATATAATTGTGAAAACCATTCATCGGCATCATGATATCCACGTTCTTCATCAATTTCATGAGCATACTTACGAGCCTCTCTAAGAAGAGATAAACGCTGATTAAGATTATCAGAACCATCATATTCAATCTCGTAAATACCGAACTCTTTAACTAATTTAAAGTTCGCTTTTGACAATCCCCACCCTTTTCTAAGAGAAAACGATTTATCTCCTGCCTCTTTACTACTATCAAAAAGATGTTGAGCATCATAAATAATACTATGTGAAGTTTTTCCTTTAAAATTAATGTATACTTGCTCGGAAACAGGATACTTAGTAATTGCCCGATAAAGACCCCGGCCTAAATTATTTGAGTGTTCATACCCTTCTGCTGATAATGAACGGCCAACGACAACTAATAAATCAAGCCCCTGTTGAGTTAAGACTTCTTCATTAGAGAATACAGTTTGTAAATTAGAAGCGCTGTTCACTAGTTCCTTGCCAGAAACTCCTTCTAATTTAAAATATTGGTCTGGAAAATTAATAATAAACCCATAATATTTAGTAATACCCTTACCAAGATAAGTCCGTACCACCCCTGAATAAACACCATGATTCTTTGAAAATAAGTAAACGTTATAGTCTGGATTGATATTAGGCAATGTATTAATCAAACTATCTACATAAGCCTTCTTATTTGCTTTGGTATCAAATTTAATTGTCTTCATACAACAAACCTCCTTAATTTATAAACCTAATACTATACTAGTAAGATAAATTTGTCAACATAAAAAGAGAAGAATTTATTTTCTTCTCTTATATCCATCGGGAAAAGTTACATCATGAATGTAGCTATCCCCATAATTATACAATTGTAGGTTCTTTTTAGGGTCATAATTTTCAGTAATAAACATCTCGCAAATTATTCTAACCCCCTCTGCGGGTGGGATAGCATTTACAAATGTTGATACTAGGACACGTTTAGTCATATCTCTTCTGACAATGCCATATTGTGCTTGGCCCGCCCGATATTGTGAATGAACCTTGTCTACTGGTCCTCCTAAAGTATTTTGGACCACTCTAGTAGGATGATTAATATAGACACTTAAAATTGCATATATTTCATTCTTCCAAAGCATAGATAGACAAGCTCTTAAACTAAATTTAGGACTAGGTGTTGCTTTTTGATAAAGCCCTGAAATAACATCACCATTAAAATCAGCATAACCAATAATACCAACAAAACCATAGCCTTTTTGATTTAATAAATCAGAAACCTCTTGAACCTTGCTATCATGACAAAATACAAAAACATAATTACAAACCCTAACATAGCTATCTAATTGTTTAGGAAGTCGCTTAAGAGTATCATACTCTGTTTTTATTTCATAACCAATAATTCCCTGATTCTGAGTAAAGCAAACGGCATCTGCAATAAGATTCCCATAATTCATAGCTTTTTCATAAATAATTTTAGTTTTTCCTAGATTACCTAAATAAGCTAAAAGGTCCTTAGTATTAAGAACAGCTTGTTTTACATTATCTTCTAATATACGGTCATCTTCCAAATTTCTCACCACTAATAAATATCAATTCCAGAATACCCAAAGGTATCATCCAATAATGTTGAAAGATAAGCGGATAAACCAGCAACGGGAATATACTCTCTAATCCAACTAATATGCTTTAAACCAATGAATACACCAGTAGGAACTACAGCCGGTTGACTACCATTAGAGCTGTTACGATTAACCCTAGTTTCATCATAATGAGGACCTTTAACATATTCTTCAAAACCAAGGTCATAATCCCCAGAAAAAGAATCAGTCCCAATAGTTACTTCACTAACAAATAATGGCTTTTCAAATAAAACCTCATTATGGGATTCTGTTAATTTATTCTTACCCTTAGTAATTATCTTAGACAACGGAGTTACCCCTAAAACAGTAGGGCTACTAACACGCCGGATAAAAGACTTTTTATCTAATTTAGCATAATCCCCACTCTCCCTATAAGCTTCTAAAGAATTTTTGCTAATATTATAAGCAACAATATAAGGAGTATCAGCGTTAGCAGTGGACACTTGCTCAATATAGTAATACGGGTTATTCTTAATAAAAACAACACCAGCCTTTATAGACTCAATTGTAGCCATTATTTAGAACCCCCTTGGTTATCCTGATTATATATATTCATCAGGCGTTCTAATTCATCAGGGCGCATATTGCCATTTTCTACGTCTCGTTGAGCTCTTTTAATCAAATCTATTTGTGATGACTGAGCTTTACGAATTTTATGGTCAGTATACTTGTTGACTATCCACCCATAAATAAAGTTTCTACCAATAAATAAAATTATTAAACCAATCGTGTAGAAAATCATATATTCTATATTATTAAATGTTCCCTGTTCTGAGATAATAAACCATGATAAGATACCAATAAACAAGGCCCCAAAAAGCCATTCTAAAAAATATCCTAAGGTTAACCCGTACTTAGTTGTTTCCGTTGCTGTTGCATTACCAATGCTCTTAGCATACTTCTCGGCATTCCTAATAGCAACCCTTGTAGACTCATACTCAAAGAATATAGTTACAAAATAAGTTAATTGTAAAAGCCAAAAAATTTGGTCACCTAAAACTCTCATACTCTTCCTCCTTACTTTGTGGTTGTGGTACTAGTGGTTGTGGTACTAGTCGAACCATCTAATCCCTTTAGGGCTGAGTCTATATAGTCAATTAAAGATGCAAAATCAGCTCCGGTTGGCTTAGACAAATCCGCAAATTTTGCTTTTAAAGCATCACTATCTGTTTTATTATAAAATGACATTTAATTATCTCCTTTATTATATTTCATATAGTTATTTTACCATGATTATGAAAATTATAGTAAATGCTAAAGATATAGAAAATGCCACCAAATGGCGGCATTAACTCTTTGTTATAAATTATCTTGTATTCTTTATATACTTTGCATAATAATAAGATGCTGTATCTGGCTTAATGAACGAAAAGTCATCTTTAAATGGCTCCCTAGTATTATAGGCCCCTTTATAGAATAATCCCTGATTGGCATCTATTACTCCGGCATCATGATATATTTTACACTTCATAAAATCATCAGCACTATCAGTAGCCCAAGCAAAATTTAACTCGTCACTTGCAATAGGAATAATGTTAAAATAAGGTAGGTTCCATAAAGTTGCATACATTTCAGCCACCCATGTCTGGAAATTAGAATCTATCTTATTAGTTGCATAATAAATGCGATAGGAATCTTTATATACCTTTTCAAAATATTCGGCTTTTGGCTTAAAAATTACATATTGAGCGCCTATGCAGTTCTCATCAATATTCTCAATTTGAGAGTATTCTATTCCAACAGTATCAAGCATTGTTTTAATTATACATTGAGAATTACTAACATAATTTAAATATCCGATATCCAAATATCCACCACAATCGGAACCAAACCAGTGGTTAGCATCTCCGGTTAACTTATTAAAATCAAGAGGTTCTCTAATGACAATATCAGAGTCGGTATAAACATAGTCTTCTTGTTGTGCCTGAGGATTTTCTGAAAGGAATCTATACATTAAGTAAGGCTTAATGCTTGGAATATAACCTTTGTCTTCCCGATTATCTTTAAAAACAAACACATTAACATGATATTTATTTCTAATATATTCTGGTATTGTATTATTACAATCTGCGAATAATACAACAATATCCTCAGCAGGAACCCCGATTTTAAATAGGCTATTTATATAAACAGCCAACTGCCACCTAAATTTAATAGTAGCATGTTGGCTAGTTATATACTTCATATATTGCTAATCCTAACCTTGTTTAGCAGTAGTAGAACTTGTAGTCGTTGTTGTAGGGGCTACAGTTGTACTGCTAGTTGTCGTTGTTGTGGTTGGAGCTACAGTCGTGCTACTGGTGGTGGTAGTTGTCGTAGGCTTTACTGTTGTACTACTAGTTGTTGTAGTCGTTGTGGGGGCTACAGTCGTGCTACTAGTAGTCGTGGTCGTAGTTGGAACAATTGTGGTACTAGTCGTTGTAGTAGTGCTTGCAATCGTTGTGAAATCCGGAATGATTGTCTTTTCATCATTACCAGTTAAAGTCACATACCAGCCACTATAGGTGGTTGAAGGCTTTAAGCCTGTAATAGTAATTGGTGAAGTTTCACCGGTTGCTAAGGCCACTCCATCTTGATTAAATACATCAAATTTATCTGCCATTTCTAGTCACCTTTCTTAATTATCCTTGCTTAATAGTGGTTGAACTGGTTGTAGTAGTTGTCGTGGGCTTTACTGTCGTGCTACTGGTGGTGGTAGTTGTCGTAGGCTTTACTGTTGTACTACTAGTTGTTGTAGTCGTACTTGTATTACCGTCCTTATCTACTAAAGAGTCCAAAACTTCTTGATATCCAAGAATATAAGGGTCATAAGTGGTAATATTCAAACCTCTAAAGAACAAGTCCAACGCTTGAATCAATGGATATCCAGCGTCATTACCAATATATTCACTATATTCTGGCCCGTCATATACGTCATATGAATAGTTTTCATTATGATTTTGAATCCACCCAATCTTCTTGTTAGCTTCATCAACAGTGGCAATTAGCTTACCTTTAGTTACATCATTAACTTGTTCTTCAGTTAACTTGATTGAGTAGGCTTTGTCATCCTTAATACCAATCACAACGGGGCCAGCCGCCTCGTCTATATAAGCATCGGCACTAGCGGAAGGACGTTTATTAATAATAAACTTTCCGTTTAATGCGGCCATGGTTACATCTTTTAATTCCATAGGTTTATATCTCCTTAAATAATAATTTTCTTACTCACTTAGTAATATAACTATTTGTGGTAATACATCAACGTAAGATAACTCTTTAGCTCTGCGTATTCCTGTTTGACTTCTGATAAAGGAACATGAAGCCTATCCGCAACATTTTCTTTTGCTTTTAAAATACCCGGGTCATTCTCTGAAATTTCCTTAACTAATTCTACTTTTATGGGACTAATATCAGTTTTTGATTTTAAATCATCCAATAATTCCAAAATAGAAGTATCCATTTCATTAACCCTAGGAACATAAACAACAGGACGTACAGCAGTTGGTTCAATGTCTCCATTTTTACCCTTAGTATCATTTCCCTTAAATCCTATATCAGTTGTGTTACCTGCTATTTGCTTACCAGTAACAATTCCTTCAATAGTTGTTCCTTCTTTTTTCAAAGGACTTATATGGTCTTTTCGTTCCTGCTCTGGCTTTGAATAAGATTGACCTACCCTAAACTCCAGCATTTTTGAAATATAACCGGGAAAATCTACATCACTACTAATATCATACTCTTTAACAAGTGAAATAAAAGCATCCTGAATATAGGAATAGAGCTCTTGTCTATCAGCCTCTGAGTTTAAAAACCGGCCATACTTCCGACCTAGGCTCTTAATTAAGTTGTCATATTGCTTTAATAGTTTTTCTGGGCTTCTTAAAAATTTAATATTGGAAGCCCCATTAGGAGAATAATAATTACCTACAGAGTTAAAAACATTCTTATCTTCACTGTTATAACCCGTAATTGCCTTTTTACTAATTATAATCCCCCTCCTACTCTATTCTTCGTATGCTGATTCAACTCTATAATCATTAGCTATTAATGAATAATAATTAATTGTATAGGGTATTTTAGTTCCATTTAACTTATTAAACACATACCCTAATGCAAAATTGTCATAAAGCTTTGTTATTGTAATAACGGCGGTTGACTGAGGGACATATAAGTCTCGATGAACAAGGAACACACGTTTCCCCTTTTTCATTTGCAACGCTAACCGTTCTTTAACGAGTTGCTTTTGATTATAATTTGGAGCAACACTATGGCCTTGGCCTTCTTGCATTACTTCTGAGATAATATCAGAATCACTCTTTTTAATCAAGCGGCAACCCCGCCTTCATATAGGTCTTATAATTATAGTCTTGTTGTTCCTCTGGTAATTCTTCTTGAATTTCGCTATAATACTTTCTAAGACCATTTATTTCTGGGAACTTTTCTACAGTCAGCCGAGCTCTTAAGTTAAATAAAGGAGGGTAACATTCTGGAAAATAGCTTACTAGAACCTTTTTCCACAATTCGCTTCTAACATCTATATTATTTGGGTCTTTTAAATAATCAGTCCAAGCTACCTTACCTTGTATTTTAACTTCTTCGCCCTCTTCAGTAATATAGGTCATCCAATTTGAGCCCTTAATAATTCCTAGTTTTGAAGCAGAACTAACAATATTCCGTTCAATGTCAAACCCTAGTTTGCCAATTAAGTCAACCGTAACTTCATCAGTGGCGTTATCACCAATTTTTGACTTTGGCACAGAAACTCTGGTTTCATGACCAATAGCTTCTTTAGTGGTTGAATTTAATCTTATCTTTCCGCTCTGTTTGAAAAGTATTTGCGTTGATAATAAATGATACCAACCTTTTCCGCCAATAGTTTTTACTTGTGCGTACTTTGCAACAGGAGCTGAAAAGTCATCACGAGCTTGATTAAAGGCAAGTAAAAATCCGTTGTTTTCTTTTAAATTAACCTGAAGCTTCCGCCCTATAGTTGCTAGAGCTTTAGCTTGTTGTCCCACAAGCTGTTGGTCAATATCAGCCTCAGCAGTCATCTTAGGCTGGGTCATGGCGACAGAGTCCCAGATAAACATAGTTATTGCAGAAGGATTCCTATCATGAACCTTTGCACACAAGTCTATCATCTTTTGCCCAATATCCTCAATATACAGAGGCATAATATGCCCATTCTTTAGCCTTTTAGGTCTAACTGTTAACACATGTTCAGGGTCAACACCCAGTTCAATCAACCTTGAGGGCTTTTGAGTTGTTTCTACATCAAAGTATATAGGAATAATGCCCATCTTTTGAGCATTATGCATAATCAACCCTGCAAAAGTCGATTTACCTGAAGAAGGCGCTCCAAATATCTCAGAAATTTCTCCAGACGCCGGAATACCCCCAACAAGATTCTTATCTAGTGACGGAATTAAAGTTGGTACCCAATCTTTGGTTTCTCCAATATCATTATCAGAAAAAGTAGCCAAAGAATCATCTTCTTTGGCTAAATCCCCAAACAATGAATCAATTTCTATTTCATCGTTTGTTTTTGTCATTTATGAATAACCCCCTATTACAAGCTATTAATAATATCTTCTAGTTCTTTATCAGTTGTCATTCCATTACCTAAATCCTTTTCTTCTGTCTTAGGTGCTCCAGATTCGGGTGTGTCAGCTTCAGCAGGAGCTTCACTTTCGGGTGGAACTTGTTCATCTTCTTCTTCGACCTTACCGGGGTTATCTGGAACGGTATTAGTGTTTACTTCCCAAGGCAACGGTTCTTTATCTGGGACAATTTCTTCATCTACAACCGCTTTTTGAGTTGTTGAAGTTGTTGTTGTTGTCACCTTTTGATTTACTGGGTTACCTTCTCCGTAAGGATTCTGTTGATAACCGGATTCTTTAGCCTTAAGTTCTTCAAGCCGGTCTTTAATAATCTTAGTTGTTTGTTCTACAACATAGTCGTAAAAGCTTGGGTTTGTTTCCTTTAAAGGACGATTAAATAAATAAGGGTCATCAAAATAAATATAATTTTTGCCATCTGGTGTCTTTTCCAAATAATTATATGTCATAGCTGGAATGACAATACCTTCACGAGGAGTAACAACCCATTTATTGCTTTCTAACTTGGCTTGAATTGGAAAAGTTTTTCTAGCAGTTACAAATCCTAAGCTATCTTGGAAAGGTTGCCCTTCAATACGATAAGTCTTATCAGCCATTAAATCCAAGAGAGAATTATAAACTGAACCAGAAACTGAATAGTTATGAATAATTGGTCCATTAGGACCAGATTCCATGCTGACATTACCATCACCATCAGATACCAAGCTAATCCCAATGAATTCAGCTCGATTTTGAATCCGAGTGCTTGGGCCCATATTACCATAACTCTGCTTATTTAAAGCAATAGCATCATATGCATCACCAACTTCAGGATGGTCTTGACGGTATTGATAATTATAATGAATTGCCTTCTTAATTAACACCGCTAACTTATCATCTGGGTCATCAGTATCAATAACTGTATTAATGGTGTATTCACTACCAGATTTCTTTTTAAGGGTAATTTGAACCCGCTTAGATAAGCTGGCAAACCATTGGTCACCTAAAGGTAAGATTCTACCAAGAAAAGGTGTGTTTCTATTTAAATATACTAATTGTTGAGCTTTACGCTTCAACATGTTTTCTTCATTGTTATTGCCAGAATTAGATTGGCTGTTAACACGCTTCAGTTCTTCTTGCAATTTCTTTTTAAAGTCTACTACCATTGTTTTTCCTCCGCTTTCATTACTAATTTAGTATAACACACAAATCAAAAATCCTTACAATTTACTAGTTAATTTTTAATTGGAGGGACTCCAAAACTATTTTCTTGGCGTAGTTGGGCTGATAAAGATTGGATTAAATCTTTTCTCTGTTCAAACGCCTTTACTAGTCTTAATAATACTTGAGTTTTATAATTCTCTTGATTAATCCTTAAACTTAATTCCACGTGTTGTTGATTACTAGCAATTAAACTAGACAAGGTTCCTTCTGTTGGCTTTTTATTATTATTTTTAGCTTTTAACTCGGGGTCATTTGCATATTGATTATATAATTCCCCTTCTAATTTGTTAAGCTCAACTTTTGAATTTTCAACTTTTAACTTTGCCAATTCAGCTAAACGTGCAATCAAAAAGTAGGTATTGGCTTGGCTTTCAAAGGGGAGATTACTTCTATTAAAGGTTAATAATTGTTTAGGATTTATAGTGGTAACCTTACCATCATGATTTCGATAGGATATTTCTTCTAAATCCCCAATATTTGAAATATCTATTGCCATTTAAATGTCTCCTTTCTAATAATACTTAGATATCTGGTAAAATAAATTCATCATCTGAGGTCTTGTTAACCTTTTGCTTATCCTTTACATCTACTTCCTCAATTTCATAATAAACACCATTAAAGGTTCCAAAATGATGCTTAACAGCCAATGAGAAGTCCGGATAAAGGGCACCAACATATAAAGAAGCTTCTAATACTGTTGAGAAAAGCTTTGAGCCCTCATCACTTGTTACCTTTATCCGCTTAGTTGGTGAAGAATAATCCTTTGATAACCGTTCAACCGCAATCTCATCATAAATATGACTATGCTTACGAGCCGCACAACTAATAGCATAATCTGAAATGTGATTTAATTCCCCTGCAATATGCGCACTAGGATAAACCTCTGATTGATGACTAATAATATTAGTTAGCTTTACTTGATAATCTCCGTCAACCTTATCCTCATAAGGCACTAAAGGATGTTCAACCTTTACCGGGTCCCTTTGGTAATCTTTGTCAATATTAGCTTTATTATCTGAATATTTAGTTTCATCATTTGAATATTTCTTAATGGTATTACTAATTTTATCCCAAAGCGCATCAATTGAATCTGAAATTGTAGCCAGTTCGGCATCACACTTCTTAAATTCAGTTAATAAATTCTTTAACTCTTTTTCACTAGTCATTTGAATACTCCTTATCAATATTATTAAATCTAAAACTGACCATCTGTTGTTCTGATACAAAGTCTGCTACAGAAGCTCCATATTCGCTAACAGGAAACAAGCTTTTATTACCAACCATATCAATAACAATTAAGTTATCACTTAAAGCTGTGGGATTAACCTTAATTGTAAACCCATCCACTTTAATTTTATTGGATTCTGTACAATCAGGGCTATATACCTCAATAGACCCCTTTTTAATAGTAATATTTCTTGCTTTAGCCCAAAACAATAACGATGGGATATATTCAATGCCGTCTTTCAAGACCGTCCGCTGAGCTAGTAAAGAAATCAGACTAGTAGAATCAATATCGTCTACTGTAAAATACTGATAAGCGGCTGGCCCATACATCCACTTTACTTTATGATAATCTGTAGGAATCAAAGATAAAACCTTATCATAATCAATGGGAAAACCTGTTTTTAAAAAGGAACGTAACTCTAAATCAGCAGTCTCATACAAGTGTTCTAATTCATTGTTTGTTTTAATGCTTTCTAATAATCCGGACATTAACTACACCCCTATTTAGTATATTCTAAAATTTAATAGTAACTTCCTTAAATAAAAATGGTGAAAGCTGGTCTAATATCATATCAGCTAATTCTTCCCGAACTTTAGGGCTCCGTGCTATATTAGTCATTAATGTTACTTTACGATTACAAGCCCCGTTTACAACATATTTATATTTATATTCTCTTTTGGGTTCTACCTGTTTTACTTTGCTGTCTTCAGAATGCCATCTTTTTGCCATTGCTTCACTATAACTCATGATGTTTCCTCCTATATTAGTATATTTTGTATGCTTGTAGAACTTTTCTATCTACAAAAAAGAGTATACCATAATTAGTATACTCTGTCAATACTTTATTAAAATTGTTCAAAAACTTTCTTTTTAGATTCTAGTTCTTTCTTCTTGTTATTAACGGTTTCTTCATCTTCAAGATTGTATTCCAACAATTCATTTAGGTTAGTCATTGCATAATAGTATTTACAATAACCAGTTGGAGAATTAAACTTTTCAAATTCTTCCTTATCAAAGTCAACATCGTCATTGTAGTTTAAACCAATTTCCGGCTCTGCTCGCAATGGGAATCTAAATTTATTGTTAGGTAGCTTATATTGGTCAGGAACATCATAACCGGTAGCATCATTGCTTGTTAAAATAGGCAAATCAACATGTTCCATACAATACTTAACAATTGCAATTGCCTTCTCAACCTCATCTGGGTGGCAGTCTATTACAATACTATCATGAACTGTGATAGCTAAGACTGATTTAAGATGATACTTTTCAAACATCTCACGAGCTTTAATTAATCCTAACACTAAAATGTTTGAGCCAGAACCTTGTATAATGGCATTAACAGACTGTCTAAGAGCTCTTGAAGCCTTGCCCTTATCTTTACTAAGAACATCGCCTAAACGTCTCCTAAAGCCTGTAATGGTCTCAACATAATGAAGCTTTTCAACTTTAGCATGAGTTTCATCAATAAAATCTTTTACCCCGGGCATTCCACCCAAAACTTTATCAATCGTTGCCTGAGCTTCAGCTAAACTAATTCCCTGCTTATTAGCCATTCCTTGTGCAGACTCACCATATAAAAGTCCAAAAGTAACAGCTTTAGCCGTGGTTCTTAAATCCTTGGTTACTTCTTCCTCAGGAACTCCAAAGGCAACGGAAGCATTATGCTTATGAACGTCTTCATTGTTAAGAAGGACTTGAGTTAACGAATGGTCTTTAGAAATCAAAGCCATAATATAAACTTCCAGAGACTTAAAGTCTAAATTAGCAATTACTCCACCCTTAAATCTTGAATGAATCATAGACTTAACAGAATATTTGTAATTAAACTTTGAAGGGTCTGACTCTCTACGTTGTAACTGTTGTGCATTATAAGCCCCACTAGAGGATAGACGCGAGGTCACTGTCCCAGTTGGATTAAAGCCTGTATGAATTCTACCCTGTGGGTCTTGTAAATTTGGTAACTTCAAAATAAAGTTACTAAGCGCTGTAGAAGTCTTGCTTAGCTCAAGCAACTTATCCCCAAGCACTTTATCATAATTATCACGTATATACTCAAGAGCTTCTTTATTGGTCCGGTAATTTTTATAGGTTAATTTATCCTTACTAATTCTTAACTTAACGGTTTTATCAGTTAAATAGTTTGGCTCTGGGGGTAATTCATAACCTAAAACATCATACAATAAATAGCCTAAATCATTTGGAGATTCTAGGTTTATCTTATACTTAGGTTCACCAGTTTTATTATTGACCCCTTGATACTTAGCATATTTTTCAATATACTTCTGTTCGTCACTAGTTCTATCAGACTTCTTAATTAGCTTAAATTGTTCTCTCTTGGCTAACTTGGATACCCGCTCTTTTTCAATTTCTTTAATTTCTGGAATTAACTTGTAAATATCATTTAAAATAGTTTCTTTTCTATCAGAGTAAACGTCTACTAATTTATCCGCTTGCTTATTATCAATTTGAAGGCCATTGTGCTCCATTTGGCATAATACATCGTTTAGTTTAGGATAAACATTAAATACCAAATTTACCCAATCAGCATTTTCTTTTATCTTAGGCAAAAGAGCTTGGAAGATTCTTAGACATGCATCGGTATCCCCAGCGGCGTAAGGATAAATAATGTCTAGAGGAATCCACTCATAATTAAACTTGCCGCCATCAATCTCATTAGTTAAACCCGGATAATTAGATTTAGCAGGTTTCTTTGGCTTTCTAGGCTTCCCGCTCTTTAAAGGATTATTTTTGGCTTCTTCTATTAATCGGGATTCCTCTTTAGAATACCATTTATCAAAATCTGCTTGTAAATAGTCTTGTTTAAATTTATCAAGAGGTTCTTCATAACCACCCATATCCGTATAGAACCATGCAAGGTCTTTCAAACCTTTCTTAACCGTGTTTTCTTCGGTTACACTTAACCAAAACATAATAAGAGAATCAACACAATTAACGGCCTTAGGTAACCCATAAGTGTCCATCAACATTCTAATATCAAACTTACCATTGTGCAAAACCTTATACATATCTGATTGGAATAGGTCTAATATCCAATTTTTTATTCTATTAAACTCTTTATCTGACCATAAATCAGGAGCCAAATTATGCCTTAAAGGAATACATACGCCTTGTCCTACTTCCCAAGACAAGGATAGAATAATAGGCTTAGCACCTTTTCTCCAAGTTTCCAATGTGTTGGTTTCGGTATCAACAGCAACTATATTATACATCGGTTTATTTAAAGGGGGTAACCCAAGTAAATTCTTAAATATCTGTTCAACCCGATTAAAATCTGTTACTAATTCATAGTTACCAGTTTGAGGCTTTAGGCCCTTTTCGCCAAATTTTAAATAACGTTTAATAAGCTTTATATCTGATTTCATCAAAATACGTTTGTTAGGTGAAACTAAAAGCTCTTCAGGATTTAATAGTGGAACAACTTCATAATTAGAGCCTTTAACTTCTACGGATACAGGAGTTCCTCTTAAGGAATTAATCCCCTTCTTGCCCAATAGAGCTAAACATGAAGTATTTCCAAAAGCCAAAATTAAATCTGGCTTCTTATTTTCAATTTCTTCCCGTAGCTTTTCAAAGTAAGGTTCTCCAGCTTTCTTTGAAATATCTGCATAACTGCCATCTTTATAAACCTTAGGAATTGAACCATAAGCAAACGTAATGTCAACATCGGATAAGTTTAGTCCCAATCCGGCCTTAGGTGCAGTTATAATTTTATTAAATAACTTTCCAGCCGGGGTCGTTAAAAACGTAAAATCATAGTCACCATTGGCATTTTCCTTAAAATAATTAACCTTTGGGTATTCCAAAACTGCTAAAACTTTTGTCATAAAACTCTCCTATTCCCTAATCTTCAATATATTTCAATTGCCTGATTAGAACAAAATTTATACATCATACTTTAAAGCAACTGAACGCGTTTCAACAGGTAATACTTCAAAACGATATTGGTTGTTTTCTAAACCATATTTATCTTCATAAGCGTCATCAAATTTATTCTGATAATCTTTAACAATATTCTTTTTTAGTTTAGAAACCGGCTTAACTATATTCGTACGCCCAACAATCATCATATTGCTAATATCATATAAAATTAAAGTTCCTTGTTCCTCACATTCAGTCCCCAAAGTATATCCATCAGAAACCATTATATCATAGATATCCTTTAAATCAAAATTATTCATAGTATCCTCCCTAATTATTTCTAACATAAAAAGCATACCACATTCGGTATGCTTTGTCAATACTTTATTTAACTTACTGTAATATTCTTACCATCTGTTGAAGCTACCATAATACTAGTGGATAATGCGATTGGTGTTGGGAAGGGATTCTTAGGAAACAAGAATCCTCTATAGTTTGATGAAACTGGCGTTATCTTCAAGTCATCAACCCAGACTGCATTTGTACTAGAATTGTACAGGTATATAGGCATTAGGTCAATACCATTAACGCTTTGCGGGTCGCCTACCCCAACATGCATATACCTAGAGGTCTGTGAACTATATAATGCAGTACCATCCACCACAAGTGAGCCATTAACGTTAACAACCCTTAACATTAGGTTAATCTCTATATACTCATTATTAGCACTTAAAATCATGTTCTGAGTAGAGTTATCATTGTTATTGACTGGTTTTGGAATCCAACCAATAACTTTTCCTGTACCGGCTGGGTAGCTAATACCATTAGTTACAACCATCGTATGGATATCTTGACTAGCCCCAGAATATAGCATATCGCCTATTCGATTAGTAGTACCCTCAACATCCTTATTAGTAGAGTCATCAAGGCCCGTGATACTTAAAGCCGGCATAACTGCACTACGAACAGATGAATTACCTTCCTTCCTAGTATATATGACACAAGACCCATCATTGCTTCTAGATGTAGAAAACTCTGTTCTAATATTAGCTATTCTAACCGATGAACTATCAAGAGTATCAATTACTCTAACTGGATAAGTTGTGTCATGACCAGTCCACTCAAAATAGAATAAGTTCGACAATACAATAAATGTGCTACTAAAGTCACTACTTGTATCACTGGTTGCTGTACTAATACCAATATCATAACTATCAATATACACATTATTACCAATTAATCCCCCCGGACAAATAATAGCTGTTGCTGGCTGATGGCCCCAGCCAGTAAACAAGTGTGTATCATTGATTGTTACAAATCCAACTGAGTAAACACCAACACGCAAGTTGGCAAAGTAACTAGAACTTAGTTCCCAGTCACCTCCATCAGCTTTGATACCGATAGCATTCATTGATGCATCTTGGTCAGCATGAACATAATTAATTCTAATATGAGTTAAAATTCCGTCATGAGAGTTACTATACTTAGACTTTTGCAGATGAATGAAAGCACTCGTGCAACCATCTAAGGTTATATCATTAATCTTGTACCCAGTCATTTCTTCGCTAGTTTGAATAGCTCCTCCGGCTAGAAGATTACCATGAAAACACCCACCCTTTAATTGGTACAGCTCTGAAGTGTGCTTATTAGCTAAATATGGTAAACCATCTGGTGTGGCCTTTATCTCGCCCAATTTAAACATGTAATCCATAGTTGCTGTTGCAACAATATGAGCGTTTGAGCTAAGCTCTATTGAATATGGGTATGTGGTTAGATAAGGAAACTGGATGGGCTTACTAATCAAGTACACACCGGTAGGAAAATAAAGTCCATGTGTAGTCGATGCGGCTAGTGCAGATAAAGCATCAGAAACATCAGTTTTACCTGTGTTATCTATACCGGCGCTAACAACATTGATAGTCTGTAAACTATTTACTAGCTTAGAATAATCTTGGTAATCAACAGGCTTAATAGAGTTACCATTAACCCCAATAGAACCATCATGATTATCCTTAACAACATTCTCAACATCTGCGGGGGTATATTGTCTTCCATTTACCAATATAGAACCATCGTGATTGTCTTTAACTACGTTATTATTATTAGCCGGGGTATACGTTTGAGTATTGACAGTGACAGTTCCATCTTGATTATCTTTAACGGGTGCTATCACCTTACCATTAAGTGTCAGCGTGTTATCATTATTGCCTATCACCGGACGATATGAGCTTCCGTTAACTCTAATTGTTCCGTCCTTATTGTCGTTAACCGGGACTAGCTTTGTCCCATTAATGGTGATACTTCCATCATGGTTATCTACTACTGCATTAACTCCTAAGTCCTTAGCACTACCAGCTAAATCAATCAACTCAGCATAGTTATCACCAGTTGGGGTATCATCTGTTTTAAATTTATTCTTTAAATCACTATAGTCTGTCATATTTATCCCTCATCATTATACCGTTCCAACCTGTGTCATCCCAACTCTCAACCAATCACCCCATGTTGAAGGGTATCCAGACCTCTGCCTAAAGAATACCTCTGACTGATTGGTGTATATAGTCTGAAAGGTTACCGCACCTGTAGCAACAAAAACTTGCTTTAAATATCCCCATCTGGATTGGCCGCTTAGTGGACTAGGACCTCCTTGCCAAGATATTGTACCACCAAATGTAAAATCACCATTTGCTGGTAGACTATCAAGATTAGTATCAGAATTAGTTGATATAGCCTCAATGGGTAACTGATGGTCTTCTGGGGCCGCTTGCCAATCATGCTCTTGGGTACCAATGGTCATCATTACATTACTTATAGCATAAGTTGCCGCGCTGTTATCAACAGTGATTCTCATCTGGTCACCTATATGCAAGTCACGCCCTAGCATAACTATCTGAGTAATATGGTAAGTACCAGTAGGAAATGGTCTGTTAAGGTACGTTGCCGTCCAATCGCCACCGCCAGTAAACCCAAAGAACAATTTACCACCATCACCATTAGATACAGTAATGTCAAACCCAACTATAATAGGTTGACCAGACAAAGCTTTTCCAACAGCTCTAGCAGATACTTGGTATGCACCCATAATACTACCAACCTGATTAACACCCGGAGCAGTAAACTGGAATCCACTACCAGTTCCAATAAGATAGTTAGCGCCACCACGTCTATCATTAGGGTCTGATACAATCTTATACGGCTTAGATGGAACGCCAGCCCAGTCGTCAGAACCAACAGACACTAATGTTACTGGAGAATCATAAGTTGTTGTCTCCCAATAAGGCGCTCCATTAGGGGCATAGAAGGCATCGTTACGATTAATCCTAAGAGTTACTGTACCACTTCCATTATCGTTCTCAAAATGAATCTTTGAATACCCATAGTTGTAATCCATATGCAAGTTTACTTCTACTAAGCTACCAGTAGGTACATCGCCAGTAATGTGGTAATAGTATTCAATTCCTTGTCTTGGGTACAGCTCATTAACTCCTGCATTAAGTGGTATTCTAGGGATTGAAGTTCTAAAATTAGCTACACCACTGCCTGCTAGAGAAGGTTGATAGTAAGATATAGCCTTCTGTATCGTCCTCTGTTGTTCTTCACTTGTTAAGGGTAACACTGTAAAGTGTTGTGTTCTAGAACCATCACTAGAAACAACATTACGTTCATTAACCCAAGTGGTACCATTATTAGATTCTAACCGATAAGTCGCTCCAATCTCAAAGGCATCTGCATAACAAATCATAATTCCATCAGCGACAATCAAACTAACCCCTTCAACCTTTTGTGTAAATGGAATATCTGTTACATATTGATACCCACCTACTGGTTGAGAACTCTTATACAATCTAATCTTGGGGAAATAGTCTGCTTGCCCATAATGGTACTCATCTTTCATTGCTAACCACCAGCTACCATTATAATAGGTTGCAGTGTTATCAATGTTAGTCCACACACCAGTAGGGTTATTATAGTCCAACCCTTGCCACGGCGTAAACTGTAAGTTATTATAGTCAAAGGTACACCAATAAGACCTAAAGTCGGCTGTACTACCCCATATTTCAACTGAACCACTAGTAGCCATTAGGTATACGTCATTGCCGTTTACAACCCACTCAGGAGCCCAATTAGATACCCCTTGCTTGATTGCGGGTAAGTTTACTGGGGTAAAGTCAATCAAGTCATACGAGTAATATACACCCCATGTATAAGCAATCCAGAATCTACCATCAAAGTAGGCAATACTAGGGTCTCTCACTTGACCAGTGTTATTAGGAATTGACTTATTAATGGGGAAGAACGTTGCATAGTCATTCGTCCAATACAAGTCTAAGTGCATTAAGTTAGCACCTGAGAATGATGAAATAATTGCTCTAAATGGGAACTGGTTGCTTACCGTGTTGCTATTCTGAATATCTGATGACTTAGCATTCTTATCCCAAGAACCCCATACAGCAGGTGCTCCTGATTTCTGTCGCCACCATTCCTCTTGCTGGTTTGTATAAATGCGCTGGAAAGTTGGACCACCCTTAGTCCATTGTTCTAACGAACCCCAGATGGGTTTTCCTTTTAATTGCTCAGGCCCATCAGGCCATTGCGTGTCTGTTTGACCGAAACCATATATACCATCCTGTAACTCTCCTAGTACCTGTGTACTTGAAAGCTGTCCTCTGCTAATAGCACTAGTACCAGCAAAGTCGCTATTGTTAGCTACCAAGTCAGCGTTAGCGGGCTGATACGTCTGGTTATTCACTGTTATAGTACCATCCTGATTGTCCTTAACAGGTACCATGCTCTTTCCATTAAAGTGAATAGCCCCGTTTCCGTCATCGGAAACAGGAACTACCTTTGTACCATTTAGTTGCATTGAATTATCTTTGTTATCATTAACAGGTGTAAATTTATTACCATTAACAGTGATTGAACCATCATGGTTATCAACAACAGCATTCTGGGCTTTATCATTAGCTCCCCCAGCTAGGTCAATTAGCTCAGCGTATTCTTCGCCAGTTGGCGTGTCACCAGTCTTAAACTTATTCTTTAATTCACTATAATCTGACAATAATTTCCCCTCCTACTTTATATCTTTGTTCTGAATATCCTTCAACAACTTCATTGGTGTATACTTAACCCGTTTCCTGTCGGGTATCTTAATATATCTTCCAGTTCCACCGTGTATTTTGTCTATGCCGTCATAGTGCATTCTACCCTCTTTTACACTTACATCTAATTCTAATAGCTTACCTAATTTAACCTTGTTGTCATGATTAAGTTCATCGGCCACAATATACTCATAGTCTTTCAATATACTGGATAGGTCTCTAATTAAAATATCAGGGTGCTTTTTATGCAAAATTCTAGCTAAATCTGTTTGATTAATAGTCTTCTTAGCTACCAATTAAAACACCTGCTTCCAATAGTCCCTGTCTTTCTTTCTCTGTAAGACATTTTATATATAACTGAATCTTCCAGCGAGCTAAAACTTCATGAGTTCCTTTAAAGTAAGCTAATTTTTGCTTTTCAGAACAGTCTTCTAAATTCAAATAAAAACGGTCTATAATAAATCTTAAATCATTAATATTAAATAGCATCTTTGTAATATCTGGTAAACACTCGCTATCAGCACTCAATAATACAGAGGTCTTAATAACTTCTGCAACTGTACTCATATTTTGGAGCTCCTCTTTCGAGTAATTTTCATGATATTTGTAGATAGCTTGAGCTTTTCTATTACTACCGATATCAAAAAGTATAGGTATTGGCAATTTTCCATCAACATTTAATCTAATAAAAGCATCTGATTTATAAACCAACATGGATAAACTCCTACTGTAGTTATTAACATCTATAATAAAAGTATAACCATATCCATTATTTTCTTTCAAAATATTAGTAATCTTATTTTTATTTTGATTAGTTACTCGGACAACTTTTTCTTCAACAGGGTCCACATAGGTATTTAAATTTAAGGCCCTAAACGTATTGTTTATATTTAAGTTGTTAACTAATCTCATATTTTATTCCTCATTTATTCTGATTGTAATATTTTATTTGCTAAACGCTTAGCATGTTTAATTTCAGAAATTAACTCTTCTGAAAGAGTATCTCCATTTAATTTTATATCTGTTATCCATAAGTCTTCATCTATATAATTTAAGAAAATAACGTTATTTTGAGACCCCTTAGAATAAGCAATAAAAGCGTCTTCGTCACTATAATATTCTATTTTCATAATTGAATCTTCTAATTTATTCATCTTTATCTAGCTCCTCTTTAACATTATCTATTAAACTATCCAATAGACCGCCCGTATTAGAAAAGGGTGTTTGTTTATCTTTATTTAAATAATCCCAATCAATATCTTTATACCAACTATCAAGCTGTTCTGGTGTTGCTAACAGTAATGAATTAAGATTGGTAACAATCATATCAAAAACATTATTTATATGGGTTCGCTCATCTAAATAAGAGAAATATTTCCTAAAGTAGGGTAACTTTTTATTTCTAAGCAAATCCTCTAGTTCAGCAGTATAGGGTAATACACAATAAGTGTCCTCTCTTGAAACCTTTGAAACTAATAACGGTGCCCGATTACTAAGTCTTGCATCAGATATATTCTGTTTAAGAAATAATTTAATTACACTTCCTCCTAGAAATAAATTTCTTATATTAAAATTATTATGGTTTTTACACTCAACACTAAAGGGAAAGCTATAACCTACAGGTGCAAATAAATCTCCAGTAATTCTAGTATCCCCTGCATTTTCTTTTCCTTGAGCACCAGAAGCAAAAGTTCTGTTAAACTTTACCCCAGACCATTCTGTAAATTTTTTAGCCACGTCTCTTTCGAAATTTGAACCTTTAACGTGCCTCGACCTACCATCCATTTTATCACATCCAATATCCATTTTATCTACAATTTAGTATATCATTCTTCATTTATAATATAAGAATTTTATAGAAAATAAAAAAGCCCTAAACAGGCTTTTGAATTTATATCATTTATTATTAATCCCACCAACTATTTAATCTAAGGTTCTCTTGTGCATAATTTATATAAGCATCTAATTGATTGCCTTTAAGCATCGCAGAAGCCTTGATTAACTCTTTGGCAATCTTACCAGCATCATAGGAAACTCCATGGACATTGTAAGCTCGTGCAATATACTTTAAAATAACTCCATAAAGGTAAGCACTCTTCCTATCTAACTTAGATACTAAATCGTAATATGGCTGGCTCTTCTCCCATAAGAGGTTATTAATTTCATGAACTGACATCTTGGGATTAATATAATCCACTCCATCTAAAGAATCTTCTAGGTCACTTAACTGCTTTAAAGTTACTGTGCTATTTTCTTGTGTATAATAAATTAAATCAACAATATAGGCATAGTCCCACCAATACCAATCATTCATAAACTTTTTAAATTTACTGGGAGACATTAATCCCTTAATAATTTTAATCTGAGGGGCTGTTAAACCGCTATCTCTTTTATTAATTTTATTTTTTATACGCTTGTTCATCTAGAATTCATCACCCTTAAATAATACTGGAATACTATAAATGTTCCCATTTTTAGGAACAACTGTAAAGCATTGTCCCGGAGCACTAAATTCAGTTGGCAAGGACTTAGCATATGAATCCATACCCTTTAAGGCAGGCAAACCAACTTCTTGGCATAGGTCTCCAGACTTAATCTGGAACGTATGAAAATGTCCATATATTAAACAATCAATATGCTTACCACCAGCTTGGAACTTATATGAGTTATCATTATTGTTTCTCTTTACCTTTTCACCATGAGTCCATACAATTCTTTTATCATTAATTGTTAAGTCAACTTCATGCATATCCGAATAATTATCAACTAATTTGACATTTGATAAAACCCCATAGGTATCCTTAAGAAGTTTGATTGTATTCATAATAACATAGGCGGCAGAGTCACTAGGAATATTACCTGACTTATCCTTTTGATTCATTCTATCATGATTACCTGCAATTGAAGCAAAAGTAACATTAAACTCGCTGTTAAGTCTATCTAATAAGTTTAGCATGACATCAAGCGCTTCTGAAACTTGGTGTGAAATATCAAACTCAATACCAAACATTTGATTGGGATGCATGTAGGCCCCCGTTATGATATCACCAACGTTAACAACAACAATATTTGTAATCCCACGAACCCGAGCATAGCTCAAAGCCTTATCAACATAGGCATCTAACCTCTTCCACATAACATCTAAGTTATAATGATTATGATAATTACCTACATATAAATCATCAAGTTCACCAATATGGAGGTCGCTTAGATTAAGGATTAAGACATCTTCAGATTCATCTGGAATCTCCACGCCTTTGGAAAACTTAGATAAATCCAGATTAGTTAACAATTCAGAAATTGCATCTAAATTCTTTTCAGCAAGCATCTTAGAATAGGCGCCAGTCATTAAACTCTGCTTAAATTGTTTTTGACTTTCTTTTAATTCAATATTATTAATAGTCGCAGGAGAAACCTTATCATATATAGTATTGTCCACGTCCAGATATTCTGATAAGGTCTGTTTTCCTGAGGCAACGGTAACATATGCAGTGTATAAAGGCTCTTGCTTATTTGATAACATTACTAATAAATCTTCAAGGTCCGACTTAGATAGATGCTTATCAAAACGCTTTAAATAACGATTAACAGGTGCAAGTGATAATCGTTTCCCTTGAGTTAACTTCATGTCTCCTAATACTGCACCAAAAATCTTATAACTATTATCTTCCATTTAAAATTATTCCCCTTCAAACAGGTCAGAAAAATTGGTACTCATAATTGTATATCCAGAATACCGGTTAACCTTTGAATTATAGAATCCAAGTTTTTCCAACAGATTTGTAATATTTTTATTATTCTTGGATATTATACCATAGTCCGATGAATTTACTGGTATTACCAAGATTACAGTGGTACCCCTAGATACATTAAATCCAGTTGGTTGAATAAACAAGTCATATTTATACTTAAGCTTGTTAAACCAGACCAACTTAAAAGGAGCAATTTCAATATCACTATTTAGAGCAAAAACCTTTGCACCTTTAAAGGACAACATACGGCCTAATTTGTATTCCGGTGTATTTTTAATTGGAATAATAAACGAAGCTGTGTACCACTGCAACAGTGTTTCATGACCAATTAAGTCAAATACAATCGTCTCGCCATCTAGGACAATTGGAACCGATAAATAGTTGTTATTACACAGGGCAGTAAACTTCAAACAACCAAGTATAGGAATCAATAAAGTGACCCTAATATTTTCGATAGCATTATGATTAAACAAAGACAATTGTTCTAAATAATCTTCCTTTAATGAAAAATCACAGGAACCGAGAACAGATTCTAAAAGACTACTTGCATCATCAAATATAAACAAGTTATCAGTATCTAAATTTTTGTTTTCTCCTGTGAATAAAAACATATAATCACTAGTAACTTTGGAAACCCGATTAATAAATGATAGTTGACTATAGGAACCCGTATAACTATACCCTATAAAAATAATTTTATCGTGCCGCGTTATCCCAGTTAAATCAAATTCATTAACAAACTTTTGAATGCTTATTTTAAAACTATCATCATATAAAGAATATATTTTAGCACAAAGAGCGCTAACTGGTGAGTCCGAATAAATCACATATTTCATATTAAATCCCTCCTAATTATTATTTTATCACAAACATTTAATTATGTAAAATAAAAAGGGCCTAAGCCCTATTTTATAAAATATTGGAAGTATGCCCCGTGTTAAAGTAAAGACTATTAGCAGTATTAACTAATGAAATCCTATAATTTAAATCATTTAAATCTGAACTATATGCTCTTGATAATAACATAGGAACAACTTCTGATAACTTATGCTTTAAATAAAATTCAGAATCATGGCGAACCTTATAAATAAGTCCTTCAGAAGAAATATACTCCTTGTCTTCCTTGGTCAATTCACCACCAGTAACCCAAGTGGCTAATAACTGAATTTCATTTTTGCTTAACAATTCACCCGGGTGTAAATAGAAAACAACCATAAATTGACCACTGGGCTTATTAAAAATAATGAAAGATTTTAAAATTCCAAAGTGATACAATTGTGCTAAATATCCATCAAAATCAATAAGCTTATCAAAGGTTTCATTCAAAGATTTATATTTGCTATGAACTTTAGCCAAGTTAACTAAATTTTCTTTCACAATCAAAGCGTTAGAATCTTGAGTAAACGCATTATAATTTACTTTAGCAGAATACACGGGCAAAATAGAAGTTGCAATAGCTTCCATTAGAACTGGCAGACTATCTAACATGTCCTCTCTGCTTGTCATAGTCAAATCAGGTAAGTTGTACTTAGTAACTATTGAAGCGTCTGAGTGTTCCTTAGGTGGATTCTTCTTTAATTCTTCCGCCAATTTAGGCAAAACATCCTTAATATTATTTAACATTTGAGCTCCCATCATTTTCCTCCTTTGATTTCTTAACAGCCTTGTTTAATTCTTGTAAGACTCTTTGTTCTTCTTCTTCTGACTCCTTGTCTACCTTTTTAGACAACTTATCCCAATCTGAATCTTTAATATCCAACTTTTCTGAAACCATGGTTTTGATAACCTTATTATCCTTAGATAATTCAGCCGCAATTTTATTAAAGGGATAGGTATATACGTCTAGTGCAGTTAAAATTTCACTTAAAGAAACTTTCTTTGACAAGTAAGCATTAATTTCCTTTGATTCTTGAGCTGTTCTGATATGATAATTACCAGTTCCATCATTAAAGGTTGGAACCCCTTTATGCATTGCAAGTGCATTAATAATTTGTAACTTGGTTAATTCATTTGTCTTCATCGTTTTCATCATCCTTATCCATTTTCATTATTTCTTTGGCTTCTTCTAATAAAATATTATAGTCCTTTTTAGTTAAAATATTTTTAGAAACCAATAAGGTTATTAAAGTTCCTAAAGTGTCCACAGATACCTTTGCGTAATAGCTACCAGAATTAGCTAAGTCATTAATAATCAAAGATAGTGTTTCGTATGCTTCATCAAAGGTAACTGGGTCACTATCATGCTGTTGTATTTGAGAGTTGGGGGTGTCTCCCGTTAACTCTAATTGACGCCTTAATCTAAAATAATCTGTAAACCCTACTTTTGATAAATCTTTTGCTTCCAATGACATTTAAAATCACCTACTAAACTTTTTCTAATACAATAGAATTAGTATGCTCATGCTTTACATTTAAATCCGCGAGCTCTTTATCTGAAATTAGACCAAATCCATTTAGCTTAGTTTCAATATACTCTAATACTAATTGCTGGTCCTCAGAGTTATTAACAAAGTCATATTTATTCATGTCGATTGTAATGATGGGAGATTGGGCATAGCTATCATACCAATTATTATACGTCTCCCAAACACTATGATAATAACTAATCTTATCATCATCAATCTCTTCCATGGCCCGGCCCCTATATTTAATACGGTCCAACATTAATTGGAAGTCCATCTTAAGATAAATAATAACATCTGGAAATCCTGTAAACGGGTGTCCACTAACGTTAGCCTGCATGTTCTGAGAGAGCTCTTGATAAAGCCTAAATTCTTCTTCCGGAAATTCTCCCCGCTTATATAGGTTCAATGCCATTAAACCGTCTGATAATAAGCTTGAGTCATAAATTGTGTTATGCATATTCTTTGACTCTGCTAAATAAAGTCCTTCTCTTAATTGCTTATAACGATAGTTTAAAAATCCTATCTGTAAAGGAAAAGCCAATGCTAACCTACTATCTTCTCCAGCACTATAAAACTTCTTTAGCATCGGCATGTCTTCTACCTTTTCATAAAAAGCTTTTGTTCCTAAATCTTCTGACAACAGCCTAGTTAATGAAGTTTTACCCCCAGAAATTGGTGCATTTACATAAATCATATAAATATTTCCTGCTTTCGTATTTATTTAAAACCATTATAACACGTATCTTTTAATTATTTTATTAATGATAGCATTGAACCTAATCCCAAAGGCTTAGATTCTTGTAATAATTTTAAACAAATATCTTCACCAAGGTCATTAGCATCTTTGCCAACATAAGGGTTATTAACTAACCTAATTCTCTCTGAACTAATACCCCTTTCAAGTATTCGGCGGCCTAATTCAACTATTTTTGAATTGGCATCATTATCTAAAAACAAGTACAAAGTTCCTTTAGTCTTAGTTAAAATATCTAATTGTGAATCGGTTACTTCCTTACCAAAGGTTGCAACCCCTGAATATCCCTTTATATGACTAATAGTAATAGCATTAAATACCCCTTCACAAACCACAATATTATCAGAATAAATAGAATCATAATTAAATAAAGATTGTGACCTAGAATATTCCTTACCGGGAATTGCATAAGAATTAAACGATTTAATAAAAGGAGCCTTCTCTATACTTCTAGTGTTCCAATAAATTGGTAGGCCGTTATGCTTACTAATAAAAACAATGCTCTTATTAATTCCTATTACCCCGCGTGAAGTCCTAGCTGTTCCTTGAATACAATAGCAGATATCATATTTTATAATATCTTCCTTAGTAACCGAACGATTAATTAGATATTCAAAATAGGGATACGCTTCTGGGTTATCCCAGTTTGTAATTAAGTGCTTAGTCCCCGTAGGCAACGGTGGCATTGTTAATTTTGATATAGAAGAGTCATTGCTTTCTGACAGCATTACCAAAAGGTTATTTGCTAAATTATTACCAGTAGTTACCGGAGCAGTAAATTCCTCTTTAGAATATCCATACTCCTTAGCTAATCTACTTGCTTCAGAATAAGATACATCATAATATTTCGATAAAAAAGTAATAGCACCAAATCCAGACACCGCACAATGAAAGCAATGATATACTCCATCACTATTAACATATAACTTATTCTTTTGTTCGCCACACAGAGGACAATTGAACCGCATATCATCTCCGTCATAAAGAATGTTGCCATCAGACAAGGACTCAACAATTGACTGAGTATTTTGGATGATTACACCCCCTTAAGATAATCTTCCTTTGCTTTAACCACCTTACTCATAAATACAGTCATTCTATAAGCAACCCCTAATTCAATATATAATCTTAATTCTTCATCATTGGCCTGACCAAGAATAATTTCTTCAGATTTTTCTGTATTCTTATTAATAGCCTTACTGTCAACGTCACCATTATTAATTGCTCGGTTTAACAATGAATTTTCCAAAGTATCTAACTCTTTACTAATTTTAGCAAAGTTTTCTTTAACGTCTTGTTTATTATAGAAATCTCTCCAAGTAGTTAAACCTAATTTCTTTAAATTAAATTCAATTGCTTCATTACTACGTTTAATAAAATTAGTATCGTCATTTATAGGCTTGTTATTTTTAAAATCATATAGCTTCTTTAAATAAACATTACCACTTGGAAAGTTTTCATAAATATATTGAGACAACTTCTCCGGTGCATTAGAATACAGCTTTAATAGCAAATCCTTATAAGGATGCTCATAGTGAAAATCATAATAAAAATATAGCGGATAAAATATATATGCATCTTCAACAGGTGCAAAATATTCTTTACCTAAATGATTCTTTGTTTCTGCACTTATCCTAAGCATTGCTCGCCCATTCTCAACAAAAATTTTTGTTTTAATCCCGTTTTCTAAACATTCGTTTGGTCCTAAAACCAATCTATTCGTATCACTTGACATAACTTATTCCGTCCTTTTTATTAATAACTATCGTATCATTAAACATATCCTTTAACGCCTGATTATGTGAAATAACATAGATAGTTCCAATTGTTTTATTCCGTTCTGTTAACAACTTCATTACTTGCATAATACCATCTTCATCAAGTCCATCAAATATTTCATCGAAGACATTTAAATTTATTTCTGGATTCTTTGACAAAACATAATCTTGTAAAGATAAGGAAACAGCAATATTTACTCGCTTCTTTTCACCCGTAGATAATTCATTATAATTTGAACCGCCATCTACAGTATCAATATCAATCGACATTTTATCAGAAATATTGCCAGATTTTGATTCAGATTGTGTACTTATTGTTGCTGTAATGGTACCATTTGTCAAAATTGATAAATAATAATTAACCCGATTTGTTAAATATGGAGTAACTAAATCTAAAACATGGGACTTAACCCCTCTATCTGAAAATACATCTTTCAGCTTTGTTAGCTTATCTGTTTGTTGCTTATTAGAATCTAATTCTCCTGAAAGCTCTTTTATTTTATTCTCAATATCTGAGGAATCAGGAACATTTGGCTTGCTAGGCTTGCCTGTAGCTACAAAGCTTTCTTTGTCTGCAATTAGACCTTTCAAGCTATCATTTAATGAATCTTCTTTTTTAATAGCATATTCAATATCTGAAATGTCTTTGTTAATCCCATCTTTCTCAGCTATAAGAGAGTCTAAAGTAGACTTAATTGAGTTATTATAACCTGTGTACTCAGACAATGCTTTATTAAGTGGGGACTTTGCTTGAGAAAACTTATCCAGAGTATTCTTGTTATTAAAGTAAACAGCCTTTTTATCTTTTCCTTCTTTAGTAATCCTATCTAATTCTTTTTTCTTATGAGTGTCATCTAATGGATTCCCACAATATAAACAAACAGGAGAATCGCTATCGGCTATTGACTTATAATCCTTAGCCAGCCCTTTTAAATCATTCGCAATCTCATTATTAATAGTATTTAGAGAAGTTATCTTACTTTCTAAAACTGATAATTTACGCTGTAACTCTTGAGTGTCTTTCAACTTAATGGAATCTATCTTTACTATAACCTTAGATAACTTATCTTTTAAAGTTTCCAAAGTATCCTTTGCTTTAAAACTATCTAAATTAACAACAGATTCGTGCTCTTTTTTAGCTGTTGCAATTCTCGTATCGTAGTAAGATAAACGGTCCGAAAATGATTTCAAATCCTGATTGTAAGACTCCTGAACACCCTTAATATCTTGCAAACGTATCTCATAATTTTTAATTGAATTCTCTAAATCCGTAACTTTGGTAGCTATCACACTCAGGTCTTCTTTAACTAACTCCTGAGCATCTTTGTAAATCCTAATATTGGTAATATCCTCTAGGATTTCTTTACGTTCCTTATCGGTTGCTTCACTAAATTTGTTTACGCTGGCTTCCCCAAAAACTAAGGAATTTAACATAGTAGTAATATTCATACCTATGATAGACACAATAGCAGAATCTGTTAATTTATTTGAAGACTTTGTTATTTCTTCGCCATTACGAAACAGAATAACTTTGTTTTTATTATGAGAATCCTTTCGGTAACGTTCAATACGATAGCTATTACCATTGTTTTCAAATTCCAAAATACAATGGGTGTTTTTACCAATTTTATTGTTTACAATATCGTCACCACTAACGCCATCTGGAGTTTTCCCATAAATTGCATAGATTATTGCATAATATAGACTTGATTTAGCCGCACCATTTGAAGAACCATCATCCTTATCTAGGTTAACGCCTTGAATTAGTACAAGCCCTTGATTATTCAAATCAAGTTTTATATTCCCAATTGACCTAAAATTTTGGATATCAACTAATTTTAATTTCATGTTACCCTCCTACTTAAAAAACATTCTATAGTAAGTATACACCATAGAATGTTTTAAGTCAATTATTTAATTAATGTGGTTAACTTGTTTGGTGCAAAACCGTGCCAACTGTCTACTAAGTTATTATCATCATCTAATAAAGTTACAATTGGAAAACTAGTAAACCCAAACTGCATTAATTGAGCCCTAACTTGCTCATAACTGTCTCCTGCCTTAGGGTCAAATTCTTCATATTCATAATCAACACCATGTTTCTCAAGCCACTTCTTTGTAAATGCACAAGGCATACAATTTACCTTTGAATATACTTTAACTTTCACGTTAAGATTCACTTTCCTTTGCTCTTAATATATAATTTGTTGCTAACTCACTTAAATCCGGACAGTATTCCTTACAGTAAGCCTTAACTATTTCTGAGTCTGAGTTTTCGGCAGATATATCTAGTCTCGATTTTTGTTCAACTTGTTTTTTAGACTGAATAGCTACGTCAACCGCTGAAGATTTAATCAAGTCCCTAACTGATTTAGTTTGCTCATCACTATGAGTTACCAGTCTAACATAGTTATTGTTTATCTCAGAATCCAAATCAAAATCTTCTGGAAGCTTGTCCAAATCTATGGTTTCAAATTTTGGTGATTTAACTTGCATAAACTTGTAATTAAATTTTTGTTTATCCTCATCAAAATATACTAAATAAAACCCCTTACTCTGTCCTTCATCATTAAAATTAAGGGGCGTTAAATCCCCAGTGTACAAAACATTATCAGAAAGGTTTTGTCGCCAATGATAATGACCCATTAAAACTAGGTCAACTTCATTATATCTTAAATCTTCTAAGGAATAATTACCCCCTAGTTTATGGGTCCATTTACCAGATTTAGCGCCAGACATTCCTACATGAGCAAAAATAACATTGTTAGGGTGTTTTAATTTTAAATCCTTAATTTCTTGCTTGAATTCATCAGCGTGTTCAGTATAAGGGACAAAAATTAATCCGCTATTCCCATTATCAACATAGGTTACATGGTCATAAACATTTATCTCCTTATTTGGTACTATAATTGAGTTAAAAATACTTACACTATTAGGTGGAATTAGAGTATTGTCTTGCTGGTCATGATTTCCAACTACAATATCTAATATAAACCCATCCTCCATATAAGATAGATTTTTAACCAAGTTATTAATAACTGCTTGGGTAACTATAGGATTAATACTAGTACGTTCATTAAATAAATCCCCGATAATTACAGCTCTTGACGCATCTTCATGCTGAGCTGTTTTAAACATAGTATCAAGTGCATCTAAAATTATTCTTAAACGACTACCATATGGTAAACCCGGCACCGGATTAGAAAATGCTGAGTAGTCACTTGCGTGCACATCAGAACAAACTACAAATTTATTTCTATCCACTTTTATTTTCCTCCCAGATTTTCTAGTATACTCTTTGCCTTCTGTTGCATCTCAGTATCTCCGGTAGGGCTAACTGAATTTTTCTTAACATACTCTTCTCGTCTTTGAGATTTCAAAGCAGAAGAATCTTGATTGATTAATGACAGATGTTCCACTTTTTCAGCCTCAGTTTCATCGGACAACAACATCGTTCCCTTATTGAACTTAAGCAATAGAGTGTCCTCGGTAGTAAATCTATTTCTTATCTTGTCTAAATAAACCCGCATATACCCATGGTCACGTTCTTCCTTATTACCATTTAAGGTTCCGGCAAACGCTGTAATATTAATCTTACGATATGAGCCTTCAATAGATTCCAAAGTCATTAATTCCTGACTATTGGCGGTTCTGTTCAATTGAGTACCAGTAATTAAAACAACATCTTCTTCTTGTGCTAATTTACTCAAATTTTGAAAAAGCTCTTCTCCTTGAACGGCTTCATTATCTGACTTATTAAATACTCGCATTAAATCTGCATAGTCTAAAACAACCACATCTAGTTTCAATCCCTTTTGCCTTTCAGCAGTGTTTATACATTGTCTAAGCCCATCGACTGTTAGAGTTTGAGGAGCGTAGCGCTTGAATAATAAGGTACCATCAATATCATCGTCTTTACTATTAACTGTTTCAATTTCATGTTTAAGAAACTCTGGGTCTATCTTACCTTCTGGAGTTAACATTTCGGTTGGTGTAACCCGATACCTTAAACGGTCAAAACGCATATAAGAATCTGCTTTTAGTTCTTCAAGAGTGACTTGCAGTACATTAAGGCCAGATACAACGCTATAATAATAAGCAAGATTAGTTAAAAATACCGTCTTACCAAATCCGGATTTACCCCCAATTAAGCCAACTTGTCCTTTTTCCAAGCCGCCACTCATTACATCGTCAAAACATTTAAGGCCAGAAGATAGCTTAGCTCTACCAAGACCAGAAATATAAGCTTCTGCTTTAGGCTTAATATCTCTATAGACGTCTACAACTTCATCACTGGTTCCATTAATATCCAAAGAGTTTATCTTATCCAAGCGTTCTTCTACCCGCTTTGACAAGTCTTCACTATCTCGACTAGCTTCTTCTAGGATAACAGAAGATGCCAATTTCTTTTTAACATATGAATCAAGGGCAGTCTCAATATTAGTTGAGCTATCTGGTTCAATACTCATAATATTAGAAACTTTATTAGACAATGCAATTTCTTCTTCTGGAGTCATTGCATCTTCATGTCGCCGCTTTCTTCTTAAATTTTCAGTTTTAAAATATTGTTCTAAACCATATTTTAAAGCAACATCTGTAATGGGTCCGGAATTAGTAGCGTAGTACCTAACTAATATATTACCAATAACCTGATTAGCCTTATTAGGCAATAAATTTGCAACATCTTTAGATAAAACTTCGTTTGTGATATATGAACTGTTTAGAGCCCTAACTAATAATTGTTCCTGTAATGTCTTTTCTTCCATTCAGTATATCCCTCCTATTAAACATCTACTGTTGTTATCATTCCATAGTTATCCAAAGGAATCTCGTATGAACATTGCTTTTTAACAAAATTAAAATCTTTATAATTAACCAAATCCGAACTAACAAATGTAGATATAATCTTACCTATCTCACAAAAATCACTAATTCCATAACTATCTACTGAAATAAGGTTCTCTAACATTGCTGAATTATAAGGAAGATTATTTAAAAGTGCTTTATAAATAGCCTTTTGAGTCAACGAATACCCAAATAACATAGAATGAAGATAAGCATAATCCTCATTATTTAAAAGCTCCGACAATATATGGGTATTATAAAATGAAGTTCCAAACAAAATTAAAGGAGTATGCTTAAACCCCTTAATTTTAACATAAAGAGATTGTAGCAAATATAGACTAACACTATTATCGTTACTTGAATCCTGAAAACTGCCAACTATTTTGCTTGCTTTATGAATATAATCCTTTGCTTCTTTACTTTCATACAAATTATTAACATCATCTATAACGGTAGCACTTTCTTTATATGAAAACTCTCTTAGACTCTTAATTGCTAAATCCTGATTATAGCCAGACTGTATCATCAACTGAAAATACTGATATACAAATGAAATGAATGCATCATCATCGAATTCAACAGTCTGATGAGTATTATCATTTGGGACATGACTATAGAATTTGGTATCATAGTCCACTTGATTATTATAATATCCATAAAACTCTTCTGAATTAAAAGAGTTAATAAAAGGAACTGACATACATCTCCGCTTTAAACGGCTAACAAACTTAAATCTACTAAATACTGATGACATATAGTACACTGGATTTATACCGTTTGTCATGATAAACTTAGCTAGTTTCTTAAAAGAAGTATATCTACCGTTTCCTATTAGATGACCTCCTAAAGAATCTGAGAATTCAAAAACCAGATTAAGTTTCTTTTCTTTGGCATCCTCATTCTTAAATAACTGAGCATATTTATCGTATAGTCTGCTCAAAACATAGGCATTAAACCCAATAGTCCCTTCTCCTATTTCTTTAAAAGCATCATAATTGTAGTTGTTGCGTTTTAAATAAAGATTCTTGTCTTCATTAATTTCTGGTTTCAAGACGGGCTTTGAAATTTTAGAAACTAATTTATCCCTATTTTTAAATTTTATCATGTCCTCATCAAAGTAAACTTCAATCCCACCATTTTTACCATAAATTGATTTTACAAGTAAAATACCAAAATCTTCCAACTTATCAAGATAGCGCTTAATAGTCTTAGCAGATTTTCCTACTTTAGTCGCAAGTTCCTTCTTTTGAAACCGGGCCATCACCTTGTTTTGGTTGACCATAGCACCCTCTGCCACTTTGTCTAAGAAAACCTGTAGTTTAGGGCCCAAATCACAATTATATAAACTATAGGTCACTTCCATCTATAACACCCTCTACTTTTACATTTAGCATTATCATAACACATATATTTTAAAAAATCAAACTTATTTAGTTTTAAAATATATCTAACAATCTGTTGACAAATAATTTCTATGTGCTATTATAGTCTCAGACAGCGAAATTACAAAGTATATAAACTGTCATAAAATTTAATAAGGGTGTCCTCATAGGAGACAAGCTGTGAGTAAACATTCTTGATACCAAATAAAAAGTAGACAGGAGCATATTTGAACAGTCCCTCCGATTCTATAAAAGTGACTAGGGGTCCACGTTTGGGGTATTGCAAATTTGGATTCGACCGAGTAGCAGGTCGTTAAATAAATGCTGTAAGAGGTTTTCGGTGCCCTGAAAATGGGTGGAGAATTACTTCTAGCTTGTAAAAGCTCTATTGTTGGCCGAAATAACAGTAGTTAGAAGTAGTTTTTCAGTATAGATGCTGAAAGTCTGGATTAAATTATATAAAGCTTAGTAACCAACACTCATGGTGTAGAAAGTAGTTATTAAATACTCCCTGTATAACCAATGAACCAGAAAATAAACGTAGTGACTGTAATAACCAATACCTATGATGATGATTACGAGTGGCTCCATACTTGATTCGCATTATATGTTATGTCCATAGAAAGTTAATTAATTAATATTCAGTAATGAAACTATGATTTATTAGCTATCTATGGACTAACTGTATTCAAAATCCCCCAAAGTTCACCACCTTGATTGGCATGAACATACGTTCCTATTTAGATTGTTTTAACTTTTTTATGTTGATTTATTTAGAATATGTGTTATAATATACATATAAATTATTAATAAGGAGAATATTCTATGGAAGAAAATCTTAGACCACCGCCGAATATTTGTACAAATGTATAAATAGATTTGACGGAAAAATAAAATTATAATAATGTGCGTTTCTTTCCGCCCACGGCACAGTAAAAACAATAGGAGATACAATTATGATGAATAAAAAGATAAATTATGAATTATTATACACTGGAGTTAAAGATACTTTTTCAATTAAACGTAATATTAAAGAACTGACTGAATTTAATTATAAAGAATATTTGTTAATGTTCCTTATGGTTGGTGCTTCAATTGTTGCCTTCATGTTTCAAGATGATTTTTCATTTTATGGATATGCTGGAGTAGTTACTAGTGTAGCTACCGCTATGAGCTTAATCCTAGTAGATAAAGGAAAATTAACTAACTTTATGTGGGGAACTATTGGAAGCTTATCTTGGTTAATTGCTTCTTTAAACAATCGTTTGATTGGAGATATCGCTTCACAAGTCTTCTACACTATCATGCAGTTTGTTGGAATTTATGTTTGGTATAAAACTCTTAATACTTCTGACTCTGATAGTGTTACCAGTAAGCGAATTACTCCATTTTTGGCTACCTTAACCGGTATTGGGTTAATCGCCTTATATATCATTAACGTTTGCATTGGCTTATACTATAATGGTAACCTTGTTTTATGGGATAGTGCCGTATTACCATTAGGTATTATTGGTCAAATTCTCATGACTTATGGGTATCGTTCTCAATGGGTCATTTGGATTGGACTAGACGTGTTAAATATCTATATTTGGTATACACGGTTAACTAATGGTGGTGCTTCTGCATTAAGTATGCTTGTACTACAAGTTATCATGACAATTAATGCAATTTATGGAGCGTACGTTTGGTATACAAAGGAAAACAACAGTGAGGTAGATAATAATGAATAATTTAGAATTGATTACAAAAAACAAACTTTCAGGTAAGAAAATTGGCGTATATTTTGGAACATTTGCACCTTTCCATATTGGGCATCAACAAGACCTTTACCGAGCACTAGCTGTTAATGATGGTGTTGTGCTTGTTGTAAGTGGTTATAAAGGTGACCGTGGAGATAACATTGGCCTTTCATTGTACAAGCGTTTTAGATATTTAAGAGAATCTTTTGCAGATGAACCTAATATTGTGGTAGCCATGCTTAATGAGGATAAAATTCCTCGTTATCCTAACGGTTGGGAACCTTGGTTAGAAAAGCTAAAGTCAATTGTTAATAAAGCTGTAATTAATCAAGATGCTGATATTACAGTGTATACTGGTGAAAAAGAATATGATGACAAGTTTCATGAATTATTACCATCATGGAAAACTGAATTAGAAAATCGTAAGACTATTCCAATTTCAGCAACAATGATTCGTAATGACCCTCATAAATACTGGAATTATATTAACCGTGTGTTCCGCCGTCACTTTACCTATAAGGTTCTAGTTACCGGTTCCGCATCTGTTGGTAAGTCAACTTTAATTAAGCATGTTGCTCGCTCAATTAATGCACCATTTTCAACTGAATTTGCCCGTGACTACGAAGAAAAATATAACCTTACCGATGACGAGTTGACCGTTGATGACTATTCTCACTTCTTCCAAGGACAGTATGATGCTAACAAGGCTGAAATGCATAGTGCTTCTAACCAAGGTACTGTCATCTGTGATACTGATGCGATGGTTACTGACGTATATGCAAAGATGTATCTTCCTAAAGAAGACTATGAGAATTTAACTCAAATCTATGCTAATGTTGTTAAACATGAAGATTGGGACCTGATTATTGTAATCCCTCCTGTAACCAAGTATGTTGATGATGGTTTTAGAAATATGGATTGGGAAAATACTAGGGATGAGTTCCATGATAATCTAATGGAGGAAATATCAAATCAAGGGTTTGCAGATAAAGTTGTTATCCTAGATGATAAAGGGAATAGCTCTGACCCACAGGGGTTCCTAGCACGCTATGAGAGAGCCTTAGAGCTAATTAAAAACGGAGGTAAGTAATTATGAAGCCAAAGGTTATTAGCTCTAAGAAGCTATTTAAAGGGGCTATATTTGATTTATATCGTTTGACAATTAAACTAGCAAATGGTGTAGTTGCCAATCGTGATATTATTAAAAAGTCAGATTCAATTACAATGCTAGTTGTCAATGAGGACAACAAAGTTCTGATTGAATATGAATATCGTAGTCCTCTTTATAAAACTGTAGCTGGATTCCCTGCTGGTTTAATCAACAAGGATGAAGACCCTTATGTAACTGCTCGTAGAGAGCTACAAGAGGAAACTGGATTGCTAGTTGACCCTAAAGCGTTTAAACGAGTTGGAATTTACACTCTATCAGAAGGGTTTACTGATGAACGTTCACACGTATTTATTGTTAGGCTAACTGGTTCAAACTATAAAAAGGTCAATACTAGTTTTGATGATGATGAATATATCGGTGATTGGAAATGGGTAACTCTAAACTCCGCAGAGAATCAAGTTCATTCAGCGGCCGCTAACTTAGCGATTAAAGAGTTCAGAAATATCAGTAATAAATAAGCATTGACAAAGCATACTAAAAATAGTATGCTTTTATTATATAAAAGAAAGAAGGATTTAGATATGAAAAATTATGAAGTTAAGTATGAGGTTTACGATGCTGTGACACGTAAGCTTAAAAAAGATTGGAAGGTTGCTTCTGATGGAACAGTATTAGATGAACAAGGCAATGACGTTTCTAATCGTTCAGTTCTGTCTAAGGATACTGGATTTAAAGATTGTATTACTGGTGAGACTATTTACAGCTTAGATGACGTGTTACAGGTATTTCCTGATGATACTCAAAAAGTAGTATTTAAAGTAGCGGATTCGTCAGGAGATACTCTTACTGTATCAAAACATAGCTTTGATGAAGATGTAAAACTCACAATTTCAGCTAAGTTTCTTGAAGCACCTAGATATACTAAGGTTATTTAAATGTATGTATAAAAAAAAGGCCCTACAGTTAATTCTGTAAGGTCTCTTTTTATACTATTTAATTCTCAATACTTGTCCCGGATAAATTGTACTATACATTGATAAACCATTTAAACTGGTTAGATTACTAATTGTTGTTCCGTGGTCGTTAGCAATCTTCCAGAAGCTATCACCAGATTTAACAGTGTAGTAAACCTTAGCTGAGGTAGCGTTGATTACACGCTTACCATAGCTCTCTCCACCGTTGACACCTAATGCAATATATCCATAATAGCCATTAGAACGTAAATATCTGGCCCATACATAATCAGATTTAATAATTACTTGGTTGTACTGAACGCTTTCACCACTATAATAGGTAGCAACCTTAGAATAGCCAGTTCCAGCCCCTGTACGAACATTTAAAGTTGTATTAGGGTAGAAGGTTCCATTTTGATTATACGTCTGTGAGGTAGCTTTAGACGTGTTTGAACTAGGCTTAGAGTTACTATTAGAACCTTGCTTAGTAATGTGTTCTGCAAGGACCCAACCAATAGGCTTGTTGTCGTAACTTAGTAAAACTAATTGGTTAGATTTACCTTTGGTTACAGCTTTAGTTTGAGCTACTGTATAGGTCTTGCTTAGTACAGAACTGTTAATAGGAGTAGTTGTTGCACCGTCATCCCATTTAGCAACATCTGAATTAATCTTTACCTTGTCTCCAACTTTATAGCCGCCTACATGATACTTGTCAATATCTTGTTTGTTAGCGGCACTAGAACCAATCCACCAGCTAACAGGATGCTTAGAAGTGATTACCTTGCTGGTATCTATACTTATCTTTAAACTGTTAGAATAGCCACTATCAGTATATTGCCATAAACCAGTTTCAGAGTTCAAGAACCTTGCACCATAATTAGCTTCCCAAAAGGCATCATAATTACGCATAGTTCCTATATAGTTATTATAGAAATAGCTACCAGAGTATAAAACAACAGGTTTGTTTGTCAATGATTGCATTTGTGCTCCCCATGAAGTAACAGCAGATGAATAATATCCACTTGTTGTTGTCAACTCTTCGGCATCATTGACATAAAATTTTGCATTGGGCGCTCTATTATATAGGTCTCTTGCTTCTTGTTTAGCATCACTAGCATTAATATATCTAGAATAAGAATAAACTCCATAAGGCGTTCCTGCTTTTTCTAAGTTCTTAATTGTATTACTATACTGAATGTCTTTGTAATTAGAACCATATTGAACACGCACAATTACAAATGAAGTTTCAGACTTTAAAGATTTTGCTTGGGCCAATGACACAGGACCTTGCCATTCTGATATATCAACTACAGGCTTTACAACCGCACCGTTACTTGTTTCAGCCGCATAAGCAGTTTTTGGTGATATAAAGCTTCCAACCATAAACATGGTAGCAACTGTTACAATTCCGGCAATTAAATTTTTTAAACCTCTTGACATATTAATTATTCACCATCTTTCTTTTTAAGAGATATAACAGCTTCTTTATCTGATGGTGTAATTGATTCTACTGCGGCTCTTGAATTCTCAATAGTTGTTGTAGTTGTCGTAGCTACAGTTTTATCTACACTTTTTAACGTTTCTTTTAAATTGCTTAAAGAGTTCGTTAATTCCTGTGCAGTTTTAACAATATCTTCAGTGTTTAGTTCCTCATCATCTTTACCATTTGGGTTAACAGAGAATACACCACATAAACCAAGGAATCCCAGTAATACATTACCTATAATAACTAAGGTGTTTGTATCCGCCGACTTTCCTAATTCATTACTAACAGCAACAATTATTGGAATGACTATTGATAAAGCATATACCCAATACTGTTTCTTATGAATATTAGCTTTAAAACCATTTGCAATAGCTTTTGCTTCGTTACTAAAAAAGTTCTTCATAATTAGTCACCTTTCCTATTTATATTTCCAATATGTAATATAGCCAGAATCTCTTCTGGCTATATTTATTTCTATCATTTATTTGACATTGTTGTCATCAATTTTCTAACCCTTGGTTTAATAAAGTTTGAATTTGAGTTTAATGCTAGCTTAAACATAATCTGATTTGCTAGGTGATTTTGGTCAACAGCAGTTGGAACTTTGCCATTATAAACATATCTAGTAAATAGCGGACTAATTAAATCTGATGAAGTTGGTGTAGCTATTCCTGAACCCGTTGAGGTCAACGTGTACCAAGTATTACCACCATCCACACTATAAGTTGGAACTACAGAAGTTCCTGTAGGCTCATAGGCATCAAACTGAATCTTAACATTATTAAATTGAGCTGAACCAGACTCATCAACATTAACACTGTAATACTTACCAACCGTATTACTCTTCATAAAGGCAATTGTTAAGTCATCCAATTCCAGCAAAGGAGAAGCTGTTGAAGTAGAAGACATAACGGCCTTTATTTGAATTTGGCGAGTATTGGCTGTTAACGCGTACTCTCCAGTAATATCATCGGCATTGTTTCCGGTTGAGTTTGTTTGTGAGTCTGTGTTGTCATTGGTTACCACTAATGGGCTCCATTCTATTGAAGAAATATTAGCGTTTGCGGCCGCGGTATCCGGTAGTAAACGATAGTAGAACTTAATAGAAGTTGAATCAGGCGTAAGGTAAGAGGTTAATACTGTAAATCTATCCATAGAAGATACAGGTACTTGGTTACCACTATCAAAATAGATAGTCTTTAATGATACTGGGTTCCAAGTGATAGTTGCGTCAGTATTATACCGAGTAGTATATAATTTGTATTTAATAGAAGAGTTCGGGTCCGCAACCCAAGTTTGGGCATTAGAACTAGTAAACAAGTTACCGTTGTCACTTGGACGAGACTGCATAACATTATTGTTATCTATCCTACGTTCTCCTCTGGAAGCTTTAAATACATTATACTGGTTACTATCAGTAATAATAATGATACAATATCCGTTTGTACCTGTTAACTGAATAGGACGTTCAAAGTCAATATGAGTAGCAACTGAACCATCTTTACTTGTATTAACTTGGCTAGGTGATAAGTCTATTTCTGCCCTAATTGTACGATTTGGATAACCATCATCGCTTAGCTCTCTAACTTGTATAATAACGTCAGAGGTATGACCAGATACATTAGTTGTTGCTTTACTCTGGAAGAATAAATCGACTCCTTGAAGATGTCTATTATCTGTAAAAGTAAAGCTTTGTGCCAATGGGTCATATAAGGTTACAGCAACTCTTTGCTTATTAATGATATTTTCAACGTTTTTAAGCGTGCCATGTGCCGTATAAGTTGCGGTAGCTTGGTTAGTGTCATTAAATAGACTAACGGTTCTGGTACCACACTTTAATCCGGCGGGTATCATAAAGCTACCATAAATCATACCATTGCCATCAGCTTTCCATGAGTTGTGAGCGGAGCCACGATAAGGGCCATTTCCACCATCAACGTTCATATCAGGTCCCCAACCGACTTGTTCTACTGGTTGAGAAGTAATGGTTGCTTGAACACTATCTGTATATGGTTCAAAGTTTTTAGCTACAAATTGTACTTTTCTTTGTCTCATATATTCAATGGCAGAATTTACTGTTTTAGTACCTCCGCTAGAAATTATATAGCCAGAATAAGTTGAATTTGTCTTAGTGGTTGTCCACTTTTGGTTGTTGTCAAGAGTTATTTGATTAAAGTAATTTAGAGTATCCCCTTTATAATAACGACTATAGTTATTGGGGTCACTTTTCCAAAATTGGTTTAATTTAATCTTTTTGACTTTAGAACTTGTGTCTATTACGGTAGTGTTAGTTGTTTCAATCCAGTTATCTGTATCAGGTATTAATTTAAGAGAACCGTTAACGTTAAACACTTGATATTCATTAACATTTATAATCCCTGTAGATAGAAGCTGTTGTTGTTCGATATTACCAGTTGAGCTTTGAAGACCAGAGGTGGCTAGTGCTTGTGAACTTATATCTGAAGTGTGCCAAATTTTACCGCTTGTGCTGGAATCTTCTGCTACGGTTGGTGTTACTGTATAAGAATATTGAGTTGGCATTCTTATTTCACCATCTTCTGGTGCATAGTCCACATCAAAATCGTCTTGATAGGTGTCGGCTGTATTAACGCTATTAAAGCTGTCTGAGAAGGCATCCTTTACAGTTGTTGGGTCTTCATCAGCTTTTGCAGTATCAGACAATTGTTGAACAGCTAAGTTATATTCAAGGTTATCTAAACGAGTACCCCACTTCTGTAAACCAGAGAATGGAATATTAGTTACTGTCTGCATTGTGAATAAAGCCTTGTTAGTGTTATCACTACCAGTACCGGGATAAACCAGTACATATCCAAGTTCCAAGGTATAAGGGTCATTAACAATTGGAGGAGTAACTGTGCTAAATGGCATTGGTGTCCCTTGAATAATCTTAAATGGGTTATTAGAGTCTGAGGTGATTAGAATCATATCTATTCTCGCTAAGAAATAAATATAATCTACGTTTACTAAAGAGCCTGTAATAGGTTTTAGCCCCTTTTGATTAATGATATCAATAGTTGTAACACTACCATTAGAGATTACCTTATAATCAGTATTTTCAGTTAACGTTTTTGTATAATCATAAACTACCCTATAGGTAGTACCAGCAGTAGGGATTTTGGCGCCAACCAAGGTGTTACCATTTGCATCTTGACCCCATCTAATTGAATTAGTGCTGACTCTAACAAAATCTGTTCCTTCAACATAAGTTGTACTACCTTGAGTAACTGATTCAATCCGGTAAACAGATTCTGTAGTAAATTGGTCCGTAATCCCAGTTGAGCTTCTTGGAACACTTGAATTGCTCCCTTGAACAGATGCTGTTACACTTGATACCGTTTGGACGGGTTGTTCATTTAAAGTATAAACCCCATTATTAGTATTATAAATATATTGTTCGTTGCTAATCTCATCAGTCTGTTCCGCTTTGTTGATTAATAAGTTAGTATTTTCAGTTGTATTTATAGAATAACCTCTAACATATGCTTGCCCAGCATCAACAATTAATTGTAACTTGCTGGCATCCAAACTATAATCTTGAACAGTAACGTCAAAACCGTCAACTCTGAAACTACCGGATTGGTCATACATCCTTTTAGCAAGGATTTGTCCTAAGGAGCCATAGTCTGGTTTTAGTTCGTTAGAGTTTAAATGGTTATCTACGAATACAAAGATTGTAGTTGCCGTTGGGTCGTTATAGGTTAATTCAACTTGATACTTAAGGCGGTCTGCCCCTGACATTCCTAAGGTAGAAGCCCCATCAGTGTGGTCTAGTAAATCACTATCATCAGAAGAAGTAACAACGGTTTCAACTAGCTTAGCACCAATATTTTCAGTACCAATCCCCGTTATTGATATTTCATCACCGTCAAAACTCCTAACGGCCCCTTCTAACCAAATTCTACCAGAAGCAATACCATAAGTCTTAGTTCTATTTATAGAGCTGGTAGCATCGCCATCGTTACTATTAATAGACCAATCATGAGCAACCTTGCCATCTTCAAACATAAGGTTTGTTAGCTTAACATTAACTGGTTGGGTTAATGCATTGAATCCAGAATTTAAATAAAGCTTAAAGGTTGGATTCCCGGAAGCCAAAGTTTGAAAAGTTATTAAAACATCATGGTCAGTTGAAGTATCAAGGTTAATAGGATTACCACTAGCATCTACTAATGGTGAACCAGTCATATCGTTTAAATCAGTGGCTACAGCGGTTCCATCAATTGTATAAGAAGTCGGAGATAATTGAGTGTTATCATAGTCAAAGCTTATTTTTGATAGTGTGCCGCTTGTTTTTGTTAATTTAAAATGAAGGGTAGCATATAATCCCTTAGTAATGGTCGTTGAAAATGACATACCGGGATAATCTGTTTTTAAAGCGGCCACGCTGTTGACATTAATAACCCCATCACTAGTGTAAGTTGTTGTTGTCAAGGCACTGTTTATAGCAGATACCGTTTTAACAGAAAAGTTATTTGGGTAGCTAACTGTAGAACCGCCATTGTCGCTAAAAGCCTTAGGTATGACATCCATACCAGATAAGATAGCTCCTTCTTGAAAAAGGGTATCTCCTAGCATTTGCATTCCATATTGTTGCATAGATTGTAATTCATTCATTTCCCAATTAAATGCGGGTACGCCCGGATTAAATAATATTCTTGAAAATCTTTTATCTGGATTAAATGGGTCATTGTAAGGACTTACAGAATCATCAAAACTCATTTATTATTACCTCCTTAAAATTCTGCTAAATAGCTAATAACTAATTTCATATCATCAGTATAGTTGTTAACTACATGATTGTCATACATATATAGATTTCCTACTGATGATACTTTGTCTGAGGTAACTATATTTCCGGTTGCTCCGTTAGTTAGAACAACATCATCTACAATTCCAGATTGCCTCCAAGAGAAGCTTGGGATTGCACCAACATCTATACTTGTCGTAAACAAAACAAAATGTGCATTGTTTACATAAGCATTCTCTGAGGTTGCTGGAAGGTAATATTTACCACCATAGATAATTACATTTTGGTTATTACTATTGGTATTATCAGTTTCATATACAATATTAATTTGATTTATTTTTGAATACACTAATGGTGTATCTAAACTAGTTGTACTATCTGATTCAGCATCAGGTTGAGTTTCATCAGTCCAACTAGAGCTTTTTGCTAATTCTAGCCATAAGTTAGTTCTTTTAGAAAACTCTACAGCAGAATTTACATGCGCTACTTTTGTAGCAATTGCCATTTTATTCACCTCTAGTTTATTTTACTATACTTGTTAAATAATTATTTTATTATTAAGATAATGGATAATGACCTATCTTACCATAGATAGAATCCCCTATTTTATAACTTGATTTATTAATATAAGCTTTTGAAATTTGAGATTTAGAAACTACAAATGGGCCAAAGTCCGTTTTAACTTCAAAGGTATATTTACTTTGGTCAGCCCACATACGAATACCATACTGGTATTCACTTTTAGATAAAGAAAATCCGGAATAATCTACATTTATTTCATAATCAGAATTTTTGTTATTTGAAAAGTCTAGGTTAATATACATTACGCCATTATTATTTAATAAAGGAATCATATCTGGGATATCTAAAAATATATCTTTATACTCATTACTTAATGAATAACTACCATAGTTAACCCAAAGGTTTGTATAAAAATTATATATCCTTATGTTAAATTCAGAATTAATTGGTGTACCACTATTCTTAATTACAAAATGAAGTTTCTTGGTATCAAATAGGTCATTTAAATCTTTGTTATTAATGTCCGTGCTTAACGTTTGATATTTATCATTAATGAAGCTTCTAACATCCAACACATCTGTTAAAATATAATTAGAGGTATCGGTTTCATCTGAGGATTGAGCCCAGCTAATGGGATTGGTGTTAATGGCATTCTTTATAATTGGTTTAGATACATCAATCTCAAAATTACTATCTGAACCAGAGAATCTTATATAAGCTCCCGTATCAATTTCAAAGTTATCTGGAATTGAGAATTGAGAGGTCATCCATTGTGAGCCTTCTTTAACAACAGTTGATAAGTTTTGCTTTATCTGTGTATCTGACTTTTCACTTGGGTTATCTTCCGGTGCAGGTGAGTAAATAATGTCATCACCTGTATACTTAGTAATCATAATTTGTTTATATGAGTAGCTGTGTACTTCATTAGAAGTGCTTGCAAATCCAACCCAAGCACTTCTTATAGATTGCCCCTCTAATAGAGTTATAGTATATGAAATTGTACCATTTGACCCCGGATTTATACTAATTCCTTTATAATTACCAATGTGCCCGTTAACCCCAGTATATAAATTTAAAGGCAAATTTGAAGTAGCATCTATAGTATTATCTACATAGGCAGAAACTTGGTAAGTTCCAGCACCATATACTCCCGTAGCATTAGCGGCGGGTGATGAACCCCATCCAGAAAGAGAAACTGTAGACATTTCTGGACTACTTCTTGATAATAGGTTCTTATGAATACTATCAATAATTAAATCGCTAGTAGTGTTAGCTAATGCTGATTTAGAATTAAAATTAACCGCAAAATTATAAGTGTTACCGCCAGATAAATAATTTGTTGACATACTGTAATTCGTATTATAATCCGTTATTTTAGTTGGATTTAAATACTTGCTTGCATTATTAATCAAGTTGTTCTTAACGGGAGAAAAAGTGAACTGTTTTCCTCTACCATCTTTTGATGAAATGCTTAAAATATCATTACTGTTTAGCTGTTCAACATTATAACTTGAGTTGTTAAAAGAATCCGTAACTAATGGAGTAAAGTTATATAAAGAATTACCTATAAATGAATACCGCTTGTTAACCTCTTTAATACCCATAATTAAAGATTTTGAACTATTAAATAGCGAATCTTTGTCATTATAATAAAATGGTGAATCTACCATTTGATATTCATCTTGAGAGGGGTTAATTACTAATCTTGTTTTTGAACGCAATCCCATTATAAAGTCATTTTCTATTCTGGTAGTAACTAATTCACCGGGAATATCAACTTTAATAATAGGAGCATCAGTGTTACGACTATTAATCGTTTCAGTTAAAACCCATAAAACCCCGGCAGGTCTAAATAAGTTAATAATAGAAACTATTTCCTTAGGAAAACTAGCACTAACTTTTATGTCTATAACCGCGTATCTATAATAGGTACTTGAAAAATATTTCTTAGTATTATACTCTGAACTATTCCAAATAAACATGTCTCTATAGGGCTCATAAATAAAAATATTATCTCTATTTGTGTTAATAAAATCGGCAATAGCGTCTCTTAACCCATCTACTGTGTTTCTAGCATGTTTAACATGGTTTATAATCCGTAAACGATAGACGTCATCTGACCAACTTGATTTTCGGCGTTCTCCAAACCAATAACCCCAGTAATCTAACCATTCGCCATCTGCTTTTAAAAGATAGCTTTCTATTTTTGAATTTACTAACTCAGATTCTGAATCTGATAAGGATTTATTGATTGAGTTAATAACAGCACTATTAACATCATCAGTATATTCAGTTAGTCCTCTTTTCCATAGAGGGTGTAAAAATGATAAAAGTGACATTCATAGTGCCTCCTTAGTTATTATTTATATCAATGAAAGTATCATCTGAGGAAGAAGTTTCATCATTACCAAAATCAACGTTTGAGGCATCTTCATTGTTAACAAAGTATACAGTAACGGTACCTGATTTTATTAGTTCGTTACCCGCTGTGTTATATTTAGAACTTATTTCTATAGGCTCTACAGACTGTTCCCCAGTATCTTCATCGGTATCTGTTACCGCGTTTTTATAAGATACCGCATTATCATTATTTGTTTTAGTGGTATTTCGTAAAGAAATAATACCGTACGTGTTATCTTGTGATATGTCAATTGGTTGTAAGTCTTGAGACTTTACATCCATACCGTTTATATTTATATAAGAGTCATCATCTATAGCTGTTTTACCGCTAAGAGTATCATCAATATTGGCCTGTGCCTCAACTTCTGTATCCACAATTCCCCAATCACTAATATCCATTATATTTTGGATAACATCACTTATATAAAGTGGTGCACCTACTGTATAAGAATTTAAATAGTTTTCCATTCTAAGTTTAACTGCGGATAAGAAAGTATCTGTTTGTAGATTTGTGTTTGGAACATTAATTCCAATTGTTAAATCAACAGTTGTTTTATGAACTGGCTGTACAGACACTCTAATACCGGCCGCTTTCCAATAATAAAGCTCATTGGCTACCTGAGTTTGCAGGTCTGAAGATAAATCACCATTAGCATCATGACAATAAACAGTAACAGAACCGTAAGTATTTTCAAATATATAGGCCCCTACAATTCCATCTATGGTCTTAGCCCCATATTCTAAGGCCTGAACAGTGCCTCTCTGTAATGATTGTATCATTTCTCTGAACCTAACAACCATATCATCAAAGGTTTCTTCATCTGTACCTGTTTGAAAGGCTTCAGTATTTGTAACTGAATCTAAATAAGTTATATCAGTAGTAGTATCTATTGTATTGACTGGAATATTTCCAAATGTACCTAATGTTGTACAATAAACAGGGACATCAACATAACTAGTACCTGATGGAACTTGATATTCGTCTAAAGTCTGGTATACTTGAGTATAACTAGGGTCACTACAAGTAAATTGAGTTCCTTTAGGAATATACACACTAGTGGTCAATTCAGATGTAAAGGTTAACCTAACAGTACCATAAGCATAAGTAGCTTCTTTTCTGGTAAATCCAAATGCAGATAAAACGCCATCTTGAATTCCTAATTTTATATTTTGAATTGTTAAATAGTATAACATTTCAATTTCTAGAGAGTCTGCTTCAAATAGAGTTTCAATTGCACTACCTTCAGTAAAGTCATTCAGTTTATTAGTATGTGTTAATACATAATCTGTTTGAGATGCCAATACTTCTGATGCTTTTTTATATCTTAATGAGTCTGACAATTTTATTTCACCTCGTTTATCTTATTTTTATTGTACCATCCTCGGCCCGTTCAACAAATAAACTAAAGGCCGAATTTTTATCAATTGGTGTTATTTCTATTTTAAATAATGCTTTGTTGCCATCTAAATAAGATTCTGATATGTCTACCGTGTCTACTCTTTCATCGGTGGAAACAGTTCTTTTTATCTCTGTTTTTATTAATTGTATAGTTTCAAGGTTAATATTTTCTCCAATATAATCCATTAAATTAGTACCATAATTAGGGTGATTAAGAAGAGTCCCCCTTCTGGTAAGCAACCTTAAAGTAACTGATTGCTTTAAAGTGATTACCCCGGAAGTTGTCCTTAAATCTTGGCCTTCAGAAGAAAGTCCGGCAATAGATTCATCATATCCATTAGAGCTATCTATGTCTAATCCAAGGTCCATTCCCATTGAAACGTCATAAATTTTATCTTGGTCATAAGCATTAATATCATTAATATTTAAATTATCTAAGCTATTAGTGACTGGCAAGTATATCTTATCCCCATAAGATAATAAGTGTTCCGGATTAGAAATCCTATCACTATTATTAGCAACAATGAAAGGATACTCTAAATTATTAAGTTCTGCCAAGTCTGTCCAATAAGAAGTATCCCCAAGTTGAGTAAATGCTATACTCTGCAAGGTGTCATCTTTTTTAATTGTATAAGTTTTATAAAAACTTGCCATTTAATTCACCGCCTATTCTCATACCTTAATATAGCAATATGTAACCTAAAAAAGACACTAATTCGTGTCTTCCCTAAGAGTTAAACCATTTAATGTTAAATCAATTTTATTTTGTGCATACCCTAATGCAATTTCATTGGTTCTTAAATATTCAATTAAGAACTGATAGTTCTCATAATCACCAAGCCAGTCCGATAAAATCCTGATATTTTTACGAACCCGATTAAGGTCTGATAAACTTATCCCAGATAGATAAGAGGAATCCGTATTTAACGCATACATAATAGTCATAGATTCTAAGAAAACAGTTTGAAATGCTGTGTATACTGCCATATGATTATTAGATAAGTCTGTGTCATCTATCACTTTGTAAATTAAAGGATTACTATCTGGGTCATAGGTAAAATCAATTGTGGCACTTTTTATTAAATCTTGGAAATTAACTGCACTACTTGACATCACATAATTAGGGGCAGTTGAACTAAAATCTTTTGAAATTTGTTCTTTTGATATATTCACTTTATGATTAGAATTTATATCTAAATTAAGCAAGCAAACATATACTAAAGCGTTAATTGTCATATAGTTATTCCTCCTTTAAGCACTAATGGGTTTTCCATATAGACCAGACAAAGAAGATAAACTAATAGATGAAGCTCCTGTTGATACCTTTGGATTTGTATAACTGGCATTTTTGTTAACATTACTAGAACTACCGTTACCAGAATTAGTCGAATTTCCTCCAATTGAGGGCTTTTTGTTTCCTAAAGTTAACTCTGATATTTCATCAGCAGTAGCTTTTGAAGCATCATTAACAACATAGAAAACTAAACTGTAATTATACAATAGCGGTTGTGAAACATCTTGAGTAATAGTTAATCCGCCCGGTTGAAATTCTACTTGATAATGAACTTCACTAGTGAAATCATGAAATATTAATTGGTAGTCATTGCCGATATCATCTGAATTTAAACTCATATATTTGTCAAAAAACTTTTCTAAGGCTTTTATTCTTGAGAATCCCGCTCCTTGACCCCATCCGGTTGTCCCAGCAATTGTATAGGATATAACCCCCTCACCAAAATTCTGGATTGTATTTGCACTTCGAGTATTTTGTAGATAAGTTCTGGAAGCGATATTTTTTGAAATACTTTGAGGATTAATGGCAAACTTTAAATATTCATACCTAGAACTTGAGGAACTTGAACCGTTATTTTTAATTTCAAAAGCCACTCTAGTCAAATAGTTTGAGCCGTCTGACATTGCCATAGATTGTGCCCCCTTTATTCATCAAACACATTTAAGGCCTCACACAAAGCCATATAAGCCTCTGCACGAGTTCCTGTTAACGGCTGGGAGTATTCCTTAAGAATATCCTTAACCTCGCTTAAATGTCCCGTATAAGTTGGTTTATCAATTTCAGCAATTTGGTTTTCGATTTTATTTAAAGAATCTAAATATAAATCTTCTTTTCCTTCAGAAATTTTTAATCCATTTTCAACTTTAACCGGTTTACCATTCTCATCCTTCTTAACAACAGAATCAATTAGTTCTTTCTCTTCTTCAGCATAATCTTTAAAAGGTTCTTTCAATACTTTAATTAACCTAGTTCGTGCAATTGATTGCATTCCTGTTAAGGGTGCATCAGTTAATAATTCAATTGAATCCTTTAAATACTTATTTTTAATTTTAAACTTCATTTATTTCACACTCCTATAGTTTATTATTCAGCATTAATTGTAACACTATTATCAGTAGCTTTAACAGAATCTATAGAAGGAGTACCTTTAGATAATTCTGATATTATTCTTTTACTTACATAGCTAGGCAAATCTCTCATCATCATGTTATTCATTTCATCTTGCGAAACAAATACAAATCCTTCAATATGAAGACTATCTTCAAAAGTTGCGCTATAGCTTACTTTCCAAGTCCCATCTGCTTGTGGGTTATTACCAGTTATTTGAATTGCATTCATATATTAATTACCTTCCTGCTTTAATAGTTTAATTTCATTTTCTAACTTTGATATGGTCATAGTGTTTTGAATTTGCTCATTAGACAACTGCCGTATTTTAGGAATTAACACAGTCCATAGTCTATCATATTCAATACCTTCAGCTTGTCCTTTATCACCTTTAATTACAAACTCATCTAGGCCGGCCTTTATAAGGTCTTCGGCAATTAAACCATAATGCCTAAATACATTCATTTCGGGTTCGGATAGCTCACTTCCATTAGTCTTAGACTCAGCTAGACTTTCAGCGGATGATTTATCTACCCAGCTAGACATATCTAGTGTTAGTAATTTATTGGCTTTGTCAATACTAGTATCCTTTACAATATCTAGTTTGTACTTACTTGCAGACGTAATACGTCCTAGAGTACCATAGCTAGTTACAGTTACAGTTGAACCACTAGAATATGTTCTATTATAAATAGAAGCAGATACAACCTGTGGATTACCATCATTTCTAAAAACCATTTGACTAGTACCCTTCTGGTCATGAACTAGGAGAGCCCCGCCATTACTAGAGGTAAATGCACCTATTTCATCAACAAATAATGGGCGATAAAAGTTAATTGTTCCTTTACCTCCTGTGTCAATACCAAAGCGGGCTGTAGCGCCTCCACCAGTATTATCTGCACCTTGTTTAGATACTTGCCAGTAGTCAGATGAGCTCTTTCCAATGATATTACCATAAGGATTCATATACATACCAACGTTTGTCTCATTGTCTGATAGATGCCCCCCAAAGTCAATATTGGCATCAGAGCCGTGTAAGAAAAGTCCACCAGTAGTTGATATACTTACATATGCTGTTTCCGTACTTGAAGCACTAAATGTGGTATCCTTAACAGTTGTGTATCCAGAGTCAACCGTTAGTCCTTGACCATTAATTACAGTATCAGAGTAAACATATTGTCCGCTATTTGCAATCATAGAACGATAATTATAAAGAATAGCGCCAGATTGTACTGATGCTCTTAATGCTACCGCACTGTCAATATAGGTTGAATTATAGGTTCCTAAAGAATCAATGCTCATTGGATAATAGCCAGCAGTATTGTTTGAATTATTAATTACTGAACCACCATAGAAGCTTGAGCCTGTAATAGTACCAGCACTGATAATATTACCTGTGTCAGGCTGGTAACCAGTTGATTGAGCAGTTTGAGTTAGCATAGGTGAACTAAACAATGCGTGACCAGTACCGTTGTAGGCCCAATACTGTAGTCCAACATAAGCAGCATTACTTGGGGATACTGCTTTGTTTATTGTAATGTATCTCCATGGCTGAGCTGAACTAATACCGGACCATGTTTGACCAACATATCCATTAATTCTATTACCATTTGTGTCAAAAAATGCTAGAGTAAACTGGTATAACATATTAGGGTCGCTACCATCTTCAATAAACCAAACTGATGCACTATAGGGTTGTCCTGTTAACCCATTTAATGGGTATAGTTTAGACTGTGCAAAAGTAGTCCACACTGCGCCACCAGTCGAAGAGTTAAATCCAATTGAAGGAACACCGTCATGCAAAGTAGCGTTTGAATAGTATCCTGTAGTGAATAAATTCCAACCGGGAACTTTTGTATTTGGATATGTGCCAGAATTACCTAATAATGCCGCATTATAAACTAGGTTTGTGACTCCCCTGATTGTTAGGTTGCTTGCTACAACTCCACCGTTAGCGTCAGCGGTAAAAGTACCATTTAAGTTGCTAAATGTGTGTGCATAAACATCAGCATATATTTTAACTGAGCCCCAGTTGTTTAAGTTTCCAAGTGTACCATTATCAACAGTTCCTAAGTTATTTGATAGTTCATCAAGACTCTTTATTTCCAATTGGTTAGCAACAAGTTTACCAACGGTAATATTAGAAGCGTTAATGTTGGTACCATTAATAACACTAAAATCAATAGTTCCGGCTTTAAGATGGTTTGCACTAAGGTCTCCGACTTTTGCATCGGTAATAGCGGCATCTTCAATTTGGGCTGTACCAATAGCGGCATTGCCTATTTTGGCTGTGGTAATAGCGGCATCTTCAATTTGGGCTGTACCAATAGCGGCGTTTGCTATCTTAGCCGTTGTAATAGCGGCGTCTGCAATATGGGCTGTTTGAATTGTAGCACTTTTGATATAGGTATCTGTGTTGACAATAATATATTTACCGGGTATAGCGACATCTTTTTCTTGTGAGATTGAAGAGTAGTATATAATCCTATTTTGGGTATCTTTGGCTTCTGCTTTAGCATCTTCACCAGCGGCTTTAGCATCAACTGCCGCTGACTTGGCTTCTTCACCTGCTTGACTAGCGGCCAAAGCTTGACTAGCGGCGTCACTAGCGGCAGATTTTGCTGTTTCACCAGCTAAATAAGCATTATCGGCTTTATCAGCGGCGTTATTGGCTGTATTTTGTGCATCTGATACCTTTCCAAGTATGGTATCAACAGATACATTATTAAAGCTGATAGTTCCCTTTTCAGGGGTATTTAAATTAATAGAACCATTTTCTAAATCAAAAGTAGTAGCGTCTCCGCTATCTACACTGGTAATATTTACCTTATTACCGTTGCCAATTCCTAGTTGAACATAGGTATTAGACTCTTCTGTTAAATCGCTTGTGTCAAATCTTCTAGTTAACTTAAATCCGGTATCTTTACTAGCCTCTAATAAAGTAATATTGCTTGCATCGTTTTTATTCATAAAAGCGACCATTAATTCCCCGGCTTTATTTAGATAAAATCTCGTACGGTGACCATCCGAGTTTTCATCACTATCATTGTCTTCATGAACTAATAACCATGATTGAGCTTTTGTTTGAGTTGGGTTTATTTGGTTCCCATCTCTATCATAGAAATCCGATATTTGGTCATAAGCATAATTAATATCATCGAGATAACCACTATCATTTTTAGAAATATATAAAAATGACTTTCCACCCATACTTTTTAAAATGTCGCCTTTTCCAGACATATACCTTAGTTGTTGATTAGCATAAAGTTTCTTTTCACCTAAAGAATCCCCTTGAACGCTATCAGTAGAATCATCACCAAGGTTATAAGGCACAGGAGATATTAGTTCATAGCCTTTTTCATTATCTGGATAAATACCAACTACAATAGGGTAGGAGGTGTCACCATTTATATAGGCAACTAAAACTTGGGAACCTATTTTAACTGGACGATAGCACCCAAACACTTTTCCATCAGTGTTTGTTCCCCAAAAGTCAACAGGGATTGGCGCACTCCCACTACCATCAGTGGTTTCTGAGGATGAACTAGAACCATAAGGATTAAAGTCTAAAGTTCCTTTTTGATAGTATACATGGGTTACCTGTCCCCTTACTAAATAGGCTTGTCCAGAAACGTTACCCATATTTCTATATTTTTGATTTCCTCCAAGAGAAGCTTGAGTTCTTATGGGATTATCATTTTCAGGAATACTTATATTACTCAATTAATTCACCTCAATTTCATTTTTAAGTATATCATTTAATCTTTACTCTCACGAATTAATATAGACAATACAAAAAAGTAGACATGGACTCTGCCTACTTTTTAGTGTTTATTTTAATTCTAACTCTTTAAACGCATAACGTGACCATAGAAGTCTCCCCACCAATAAACATTGTTTTTAAGATTAAAAGTTGAAAGCATGTTAGGAGCACTCTGGAATCCGACACATTTATCATCACCCATATACAAGGCCACATGAGAATCTGAGCCCTCGGTATCAAAGAATACTAGGTCGCCATCCTTAAGCTTTTTATAAGCCGAGGACTTATTGCTACCTTCTTTGCTTACATTTTCTAATTTACTACTTTTAGCCATTGCAAAGGTTGTGAATGAACCTCCACTAGATATATCTACACCGGCTTTTTTATAAGCGTAATAGACTAGCTGTGAACAATCCCCTTTTACTGTGCTCATTTTAAATGGGTCCTGAGAATGATAGCCTCCATTGTAAACAGAGCTCTTTCCTTTTTCTTTACATAGGTCTACGGCGTATTTAAGAGCCTTCTCAGCAGTTTTACTACCATTACCCGATGATGAATCGTCATCATCAGAGTCACTCTTAGAGTTCTTATACAAGGACTCTGCGGTAGCCAAATCATACTCGCCAAAATAACCACCCTTAAATTCTTCATATGAGCCCCAAAAGCTTTTTGGATAAGTGAATCGCCTATCATCATTTTCAGAGGAAAGTGGCAACCCTCTTGTTACCCCAATAGTTGTAGTCCAACCAGACTGGAAAGACCAATTATGGGAAACGGACTCAATATAGTATTCCCAATAAACACCATCTTTAGTATCCTTTATTAAAAGTCTTTTTCCAACTTCTATTCCAGAAGTTCCATTAATAACAATAGTTCCTGAGTGAAATTTACTATTATCTGCAAACCAGTTAAATAATTTTTCGGTATACTTAACAAACAAGTAAGGAACCGAATTAATCGTACCTGTACCAGTCAAAGGATTAACACCATCTTCTGTATCATTAAATGCATACTTCTTAAGGATAGCATTATATTCTGATTCAGATATTTTACCGTTATTAGCGCCAACTGTCTTAACAATCATATAGGACTGCTTACTGCCTAAGGTATAACTAGACACTTCCATCAATTGTAATGCCGCATATTTAGGGTGAGCTTTTAACTTTTTAACAGTTTTTAAATAAGAATAATTTTCTGATATCTTTGAATTTGATATCCGATAATTCGGTGCTACAATACTAAGGTATACTGTCCTAGAAATTCTGTTGGTTACAGAGCCACTACCTTCAGAGTAATCTGTATACAAAGCATCTGCTTTTACTTTGCTTATAGGATAAGATAAGGAACTAACCTTAGAAATAAAACTAGCACGCTTAGGTTTGTCTTTCAAAATAGAAATAACTTTTTGATACTGGGATTCTCCCCCATAAGAAGATGGAATAGTAGCTGTATCCGTTGTACTAGCCCCTCTTGCATAAGCAAAGATATCTTCGATAGTAGAATAAGGTGGATAATGCTTCTTAGCTTCATTTTCTGTTGTCCCTTCTGTTGAGGGTGCAGTAGAATTTTGAACAGAAAGTCCTGCACTATCAGTAGAGCCTCCAAGATAGTTCTTGGCTTCATACCCATAATAGAAGTTTGCCCCATTTTTATATAAATAGTTTTTACCATATTTCTTAGAAACAGAGGTACTATAAGGTATAGTTGATAAATTGGTGTTTCCCTTTGATTTAGCTATCTTAGCAGAATATCCCATATTCAATGATAAGGACATTGAGCTTGAAGATTTATCAGATAAATAGTCCAGATATCCTTGACCAAAATTATAAGCTTGAACGAGGGCTAATTTATCTGTAATCTTATTTGACTCATCAGAGGCTTTACTATCCATCTTTTTTAAAAACTTTGCACCAAAAGTTAAAGAGGCTTTTGAACCATTAATCCCTGAACCTCCATGATTAGTGGCATTTATAGGGTCATTATTACTTCCGTGTTCCATTTGTACAATTGCCATTAGATAGGGATACATATCTGAACAACCTAAACTACTACAGATTGATTTAGCTTGGCTACTATACTTCTTGGACCAAGATGAAAGATTCTTATTCGTTTCACCGGTGTCCTTTGAATCAGTATTCTTAGTATCACCATTAAAATAGTCCACATCAATTTGCATTAATTTATAACCATAACGTCTTATTAACTCCGTATTGGTTAAAGGAGCTAGATGCCCAGACCAACCACCGGAGTATTGTTCAGAACCCAAACCAGAATAAGCTAATAGCTTAAATATAGAATACTGGTCTTGGTCTGTCACGCTAACCTGTTCATTTAAAATATCAGAAGGAGATAATCTTATTCTATCTAATGCTTCCCAACGTTCTTGGTCAAACGGTGTTGGACGATAATTAAAGGTAGCTACACCATTTTCGTGTGTCCAATAAATTTCATTAAACGGTTTCGCGGCTATATCTGATACCATTTGCAAAATTGTACCATTATAGTTTGAAAACCGGTTATAGGCCATTGTCTGCATAGCTTCATCGGAATTTTTTATAACTGATAACTTTAGTATATCACTCATGGGGACAGATAAACTACTGTTATTAAACGCGTAATCTGTAAATCCATTATTACCTGTTATAAATCTAGTAAATACCTGTTCAATAATATCCCCAGAAGACCTACCACCAAACTTTATGCCCTTTTTAGCATCATCTGGCAACAAAACATATGAGGTTAAAGTAGACGTAAGTTCTGAAAATGTACTAAGATTCATATTATATAATATTTTAGCAACTCCTTGACAAGTTACAGTATAAATACGACTATTACTTGACCCATCAAATCCACGATTTATATTTGAAATTAATCCACAAATTAGTGTGGTTTTAACAACCTTTTTAGATTCGCTACTAAAAATATTACTGTAATATGAAACATCAATTCTAACATAATCATTTGGGACTAATAGGGTAGACCAGTCATAGTCATCCGTTAACTGAATAGTAAAAGAAGGCATATCTTGTGAGCTATCATTTTGTGTCTCAAAGGCAATTAGACCTTGATTAAACTTTGAAGTAGAGTTACTAGGAACTGAACCACTAGTTGAACGAGCTACAACGGGATAGGTTCCCTTAACCGTATAGAAGGTAACGGTTACCTGTGCCGACATTCTAGGCATATCTGCATACAATTTTAATTAATCCCCCTAACTGTTACTTACTGCTTTTGAAAAGAATCCATTTAATTTTTCCATAAAGTCATTATTACTTGCTTGTATTTGTTCATTAACTTGTTTTGCAATATCTTTACTATCTGCATTATTGCCAGCGTTAATATGAACCGTGTAGCTAGGACTCATATTAATTTTTTGGGATAGATTACTGTTATTGTTAGTATTTTCTCCGGGAGTTATAACTTCTTTACCAAACATCCCAGCAAGACTCTTTAATGAAGCTTCTCCAGCACCTCTATGCTTTGCGTTAAGAGGAATAGCGGCTTCCCAGCCATCCTCACCAACAATATCTTCGTCACCTCTATAGGTAGCTTTATTATAGATACCACCAGTAGCGTGAGGAACGGACTTATGAGATGCTTTACCAGAAGGACCAGAAGCTTGACCACGCCATTCACCGTCTTTACCATTGTAGCCGGTTCCAATATCACTGGCCCAGTTTGAATCGTTAAAGAAGGCCAATAATTGGTCATAACCGTTTCTGATATTAGTGTGACCCTTTAGTTTATAGGTATCAAAGGTACTTTGCTTGTATTGCATTAAACCAATAGCGGCACCGGTACCATCGCCATCGTCAATCCCGGTAATAGCTTGGTCTCCACCAGATTCATTGCCAATAAGCTTTAAAATTGTGTTAACTTGGCTATTAGATACTTTTTGACCCATAGCTTTAGCGGCATCTTTAATCTTACTCTTCCACTGTTCAACGCCTTTAGTATGACTAGAATCACTATCATCTGAGCTGTCGCTACTATCAGATTTATCACTATCACCAGACTTAATGGATTTAGCATCAGCAATTACTCTTTCAGCTTTATCAAGCATGTCATTGAATCCTTTTAATAGGGAAGCTAAGCTGTTTTTAACTTTAGACTTCTTACCATGATTCTTTTCAGTTAAGTCACTTAAAGTGCCTTTACCAGTATAAGACTCTTCTTCCATGTTTCCATCTGAATCTTGCTCTGATGACTTCTTTGTATGAAGCTTCTTACTACTCGACTTAGTTGATTTCTTACTAGACTTCTTCTTGCCTCCACTAAACCAATCTGAAACAGCAGATATACCAGCACCGGCTAAACTCATTGGGACCCCAACAACGCCCCCAACACCAGTTAAGTCTAAGGCATCGCCCGTGGCAGAAATAGCATCGCCAGCCGCTCCAACATAATTATGTTTATTAACATGGTCTGATAAACTTATACCTGAAGCCGCAATACCTACCCCGGGTAATAGTTTGCCACCAAACTTACCAGCAGTTTTAGCGCCAGACTTAACTAAATCTTCTGTTGTAGTTGCACCTTTTGAGCTTTTAAAGAATCCTGAGGCTTTCCCGAGTAAACTGGAACCCGTTTTAGAAGCTTTTTGTGCTACCTTTGAACCTTTAAATAATCCTGATGCCCTACTGATGGCTCCAGAGCCAACTTTTGTGGCACCTTTAATAGCACTTTTACCAATATTAAGTGCCCCAGCGGCTCCTGCCGCTATAACCCCAAATTTTCCGAACTTAGCAAATTTTCCTGCATCACCAACAGCCTCAGCAGTTTTACCTAAATTAGAAGCATCTTTGGCCGCACTAGCCGCTTCTTCGGCCCCTTTTGCAGTTCTAGTAGCACCTTCTGCTGAGCTGGTAGCTTCTTTAGCACCACTTGTAAATTTATTCTTAAAAGCATTCTTAACCTTTGAAAGGCTTCCAACAACTCCGTCATTTTTAATGCTTCTGGCTACGCCACTAAATCCGCCGACAGCTCCGTAGGCTTTTTTAACCCCAGATATACCAGCATTTGCTAAAGCATGACCACCAAAACTTAAAGCCCCCAAGGCTAGTCCAGAACCTGCTAATCTTAATAGGGGATGGGTACCACCAGCAATCATGTTTCCGAGATTTCTTAATCCATCGCCAGCTTCACTACCTGCTGTATCTTGTTGTTCTTCATAAGCCTGCTTATAATTTAAACTTCTATTCCCAGACTGACTATAAGCACCTTTTCCATTTCCACTGCCCTTTTTAGCATTCTTTTTATTTTCAGATTCAATATAAGATTTTGTTAACTTGCCGTTTTGCTGTAAGTTAATCCAATGCTTAGCTTGTTCCATACTAATGCCAAATTGTTGAGACATATTGGAAGCGGCAACTTCTTTGCTACCGGTTGATTGAACTGAATTCTTTATATAGTTATTTAACATCCAAGGCTTCTTGACAGAGTTCTGCATGTCTTCATTCAATCTTGCTGAACCCTCAACACCTGTATATTTGGAGTTATTTCCACCAAATAAAGCTCTTGTTACGGGGTCATTATAGCCATTGGCAATACCATTGCTTAATTGTGAATATCCTTGAGCACCCTCTGAACCTTGCATAGAAGAACCTTCAGTTGCCATTATCCCTTGCAAGGAAGCTATTGATTGTGATTGATTCTTTGTTAAAGATAATCCTCTATTTGATATATTTGAGTACATTGAAGACAATGCTTGCCCTTGGGTTTGGGCCTTAGCACTCATTCCAGAATTAGTTATTTCACCAGCAATAGTGTTACTGGTATTAGTAATCCCTGTGTTAGCTCCGCCGGTTGCTCCTAGAGCACTAATGACACCCTGAGCGGTAGAAGACCCCATCCCAGAGAATCTTGCAAGAGAAGCGATAGCATTAGCCCCTGTTACATAGTTTGTATTACCAGTGCTACCTGTATAGGTACTAGCAAACTGGGACATCTGACTACCGGTATATCCAGCCCCATTACTCATACCCGCTTTTTGTAAGCGATTTAAAATAGTGTTATCCATACCTTTGCTAACACCATTCTTGTTAGCTTCAGCAGTCATAATTGATGAGTTTTCTTCTTGTGTGGATAATCTAGTATTATTACCAGAATTTAAACCTGATGATAAACCACCAGTAGCGCTTGAGACAACTGCACCAGCAATTGAATTTTGACGAGACTTAAGCCTACCCAAAAATGAATCTCTAGCTGAATCAACATTTAATGCCTGACGTCCTGTGTCTTCGTCTTTGGTTGTTGCGTGTTCTAGCTTTGACCTACTTGAGTCTATTGTAGATTGAGTTTTATCCAGAGTTTTATTAAACTCGTTCAGCTTGTCAATACTTTTCTTTAAGGTATCAATTTCAGAGTTTACAACATTCTTTTGTGCGTTAATCCCGTCTTTTTCATTAGGACTAAATTCGCCAGACTTTTCTCTACGGTCAATATCCGCATATTGAGCCTGTTTGCTTGCAAGTTGTTCTTGCAACCTACTTTTTACAGAATTAACTTCATCATTAGTTTCCCCAACACGATTAGTACCTGTTCTAAAGGTTGTTTTATATTGGTTGAATCTTTCGTAAGATACTCGTCCGCCTTGGATAGTATCGTTGACCCGATTATCTGTACGCTTATACTGATGGCTTAAGTTGCTAACAGTGGACCTTAAATCTTTAATTGTTCCTTGTATATCTGAATTAAATTTTTGATAGTCCCGTTGACCACTCTCTGAGTAGGGAGTCGAGAAGTTTTTAGTTGCTCTTGTTTTCATATTAAGAGTTTCTCTAAACTTCTCGCCAAATTCTCCGCTTGGATTCATTTTACCAGACATTGGGTTCGTTCCCACTCGGTCATACATTTTATCCAACGAGGAAGATAGTGCGCTTATTGTTTGTTCTAGCCTTGAAATATCGTCATTAGAGGCTGAGGATTTTCCAACGCGAATATCATTGTACCTTTGCATATTGTCCTTTAAGGACTGTTGTAATTCATCTGTACCTTTCTGAACAGTACCAGCTTGTCCTCTAAGATTTGTATTATCCCGGTCAGTCAAGGTAAAATTATTATTTTTACCCTTGTTATACAAACGGTCAGTCATACTATCTAATTTAGACACAGAACTTAATACTTTGTCTATTTGTGATTGCACATGGTCAAGATTAGATTTAAAGTCTATGTCCACTTGTTCTTTTTTAGCTACCAATATATTCACCACCTTATTTATATATGTAATAAAGACTACTTTTAATCGTAGTCTTCATCATCATTGTTGTATAACTCGTCTGCCTTACGGTAGGCTTCTCTAAAGTTTTCTTTAATCTGTTCATCCACCCGTTTATCGCTAATTTCTTTTTCACTTGCTTTAAGCTTGATTTTATCATCAATTGCCTTTTCATAAGCAGGGTCATTAGTAGCTTTCTTAACTTGTTCATATAATTCGTCAGGATTATCACCCTCTGAAACAAGGTCTACCTTAGTGTTACTATTAAATATGGTATTAGCATAATCATCAGATTGGTCTTCATAATATTCATCAATGCTCTTACCTTCTGCTTGAGCATTCTTAAGGTCGGTATCATATTTAATACTTTCAAATAAGAAATCTCGTTGAGCAATAGTAAGAGTTGCTAATCTGGGGTCATTAGGTAATATTTTAAACCTATCCATAAGAATAAACATATTCCTGCCAATAGTGCTTCTAACAACTTTACGCATACCCCCCGCGTCATTAACATATTTAGGATAATAGGGATTTGTATATGAATTATTACTGTAGTTGCTGTTCGCGAAACGTATCTGACCACTCTAGGTAGTCGTCAAACACGGATAAAAGTATATCAACCCTATATCCACTAGTTTCAGTAAACCATTTTGGAACATCATCCCCTACTATAGAGAATGTTGATATAGCTCGATATAGACCCTGTAATCCCGTGGATAAATTATCTAGCATACCTTCAGTTAATTGTTGAGCCTTAATATCAATTTGGGTTAGCTCTTGAATTGACTGTAGATGCATTTTAACATTAAACTCAATCTTTTTATCCCCAGCATTAAATTCATAATGTTTTACAAAATATTGCTTTTCGTCCCCAGCTAGAATGGCATTAACAGCATCTTGCTTCTTTGCAAAATCTTTAGTATCAAAATCGCTTTGAGCTTGAGACTTTAAGTTGTCATTTTCATGTTCTAACTGATTAATTTTAGCTAAAGCCGCTTGTAACTCTTTACTATTTTTATCATCATTTCCAAGTTCACCTAAATCCGTTGTCTTGGTAACAGACTTTTTATCTGATTGCTTGTCCTTAGCCTTCATCTGCTTAATAATATCTTCACTGTTTAGTGCCATAAATTAAATTCCTCCATTTGTTTTAATTAACTTATATTTTACCAGTATTATACTCTCAAAAGTTAATATAAAAGAAATTCAAATATGTATTAAAAAAGAGTGCCATAAGCACCCTTTTGGAGGAATCATAATATTAAGAAATACCTGAAGCGGTATTAAATTGAGAAGTGGAGTAACCACCATTGGATAAGTTACTTGAAGTCAAGTAATAGAATTGACCCGATTCACCAGTAATATCATTTGCACGATAAGTTTCAGAATAAGTGTTTATTGAGCAACCACGATAACAAATTATTAATGAACCCGTTTGATTATCCTTAACGTTAATATCCATAATGTCAATCTTAAGAACATCTTCACCTAAAGCGGCAATCTTCTTATCAGACATATTACCAGTTCTAAGTCTATACCGTTCAAGAGTTACAGTACCAGTATATTTTAAGAAAACATGTTCATGAGGCATAATAGAACCTAACTCATAAACACCTTCAGTACCGAATGAACGGTCACCAGTCAATGACTGTGCACGACCAATAACTTCGTTCTTAATCATGATATAAATCCGGTTACCAGTTTCCACTGATTGTTTTGCAAGTGTAGCCATTAATTGTTACCTCCTTTAGTTATTTGTATTTGTGTCGTCCGTCTCAGAGGTGCTCTCAGCAGTGTAGTTGCTGAAGGTACCATAGACAACCATGTTATCCATTGTTTGGCTAGGAGCGGCTGAGAATACGATATAGGCCTTGTCTCCGTCAATGGATACTGTTATATCTGATTCTTGGTAGCTAACAATTAATCCGTTATCAGAGCTTGCTTCGTTATAAAGGAAACTTGATACTGCGGCTTTAATGTCATCAGCGGTGGTTAACCGAATGTTAACCCCAATAAATTGCTGTTCAAGATATATTCTCAAGTCATCAAACAAGAAATCAGTTAGTTCACCTAAACTCAAACGAGATTTAACAGGTTCATTAGTTGAGTTGTATGTGGTGACATCTTGAACAAATCTGTAACCACCAGAAGCATTACGGTTAACAACCTTTTCAATTGAAATAACACCATTTTGGTTTAACAAGTCTAATTGGTCCCCGGTTAACTCTTGGTCAAGGCTAACTAAGTCAATATACTTATTGGTCAAAGCCCCACCAATTTGCAAGCTAGAAGCAACTCCAGCCGCATATGCCGCCATCAGATAAGCAGGAATATGGATATTAGCACCAGATAGGTTTGCATAGTAACCTGATTGACCAACCAAGTTAATTCTTTCATCCTTTAAAGATAATTGACGGGAAATCATTTCTTCTGGGGATTCGTTAAAGCTACCTCCAACAAATCCACGATAGTTGTAACCTTCGTCTTCTTCTTCGTCTAAGAAAGCTTTTAATTCGGCGTGTATATTTTCCTCATCAGTTAAAGCAACAATATAATAAGCATCAATTCCTTGGACATTTGAGAACTTGTTGGCCCATGATACAGGAACAGTACCTGTCATACCACCAGATAAATAAGTTGTATCAAAGTCGTCTGGGAAAGCTGTTGCTACTGAATTTGCAGTAACTGTTGCTGAATTGTCGGTTGTGGTAACTCCTGCTACCTTAGCCGCACCAGATACATATTCAGTTACGTTAACATAACTATCGTACCTAAGAGCGTGTAGTGCATCACCAGTTTTTGCTGTTACTGTGACAGCGCTAGTTTTGCAATCAACCGCAGGATTTACTTCATCAATATACTTAGTTGAAACAACTGTTGAACCAATAACTGAACCAGAGAATCCAGATACAAGTGAAATACCTTGTATTAATTGAGCCATAGTAGAATAAGATTGAGAGGTTAAATCAAATGACTTTACTTCTGTTAACTTATCAATAGAATCACCGGTTGCAAGAGTAAGCTTTGATGCATAGCCATCTGCACCCTTTTCAACAGAGAACCCTGCACTTGCAGACGTTCCTGTATACTTAATTGAGAACATATTACCAATATTTGTATACGTTCTTGAATAGCTCTTTGGTTCGTATGTTACTGTTATTCTAGGTGACCCCGTAACAATATCCTTGTCTAAGCTAATCCCAACCTTATTAGCACTATCACCAAAAACCTTTGAAGTGAAAACTAAAGAACCTTTGGTTAAGGAAGCTTGAGTAGCATCTTCTGCTCTCATTGCATAAATAGTTCCACCACTAGTTAAGCTATTGTTTGAGGGGTCCCAAGCTAATTCCATAGCATTAACTAAATCTCCACTACCAAAAGTACCTTTGGCTTGTGATAGTGTTTTTAAAGTGTATACTTTAGTTGGGTCGCCATCTGAGGCAGAACCAATCATAAAGATGTTTTTGTCAGAATTAGAAGCAGAATTTGATAATGCTGAATCGTCATAATTTGTTTCCACATGAGGACGACTATCATTAAATTTAGGATAAATTCTCTTCATATTTTCTGATACTGAAACCGTAGTTGCTGACATTTTAACAGTCCTTTCTATTTTAAATAATCCTTAAGTGCTTTTAAGAATTCTTGCTCATCAGAAATTAAGACTTTATCTTCCTTAGCCATCTGAGCTCGAAAACCACTAGCACTAATTTTGTTTAGCCTTGGAAACTGATGTGAACCCAAGGCAGAGTCAATGAAATCATCAACTGAATAGAGCCTCTTTTTAGTGCTCTTTTTAATATTTGAAACCATTTTATATTCCTCCATTTATTTCAATGTCTTTAAGCTTATCACCTGCATCAGACATAATTGATTGAGTAACATGATAAGTTACAGTTGCTCTACGATAATAAAGCTGTTGACCATAAGAGCTGTCCGTGCTATTATTTACTTCTTCAATTAAATCTGAACCTTCCATATTTATTTCAGGAAGTGATAAATCATTGTTTTCTTCTAAGGTCTTTCTAAGATATATTAATGTTGCTTGTAATAAACAAGTTAGACATTTAATTGTATCCTGATTAGTTGAACAAAAATCAATTGTATAGGCTTCCAACAAATTAATACCATATCTAACGACATTTTTATTATCCATTGATTCACCAGTATCTGTTGTTCTTAACTTTGAATAATAAACAGTTACCTTAAAGGAATCATCTATAAATGGGAGAGGTGGTAAATATATCTGATTGTTACTAAATTTTAAATCTTGTGACCCAGATATTTGTGGGATATTTGAAATCGAGTATATTGGGTAGCTTGTTTCAATATAGTAAACATTTTTGTTATCTATTATTTTATGATTTACAGCTAATGTTTCTTTTATCTCATTACCTTCATCATAATCAGATAAGTTTGCTTGCATGTTCCCTATAGAAGAATTGTCTTTATCTTCAACGCTACCTTTAAACTGTACAAGGATAAAAGCACCTTGCTGTTTATCCTGAGGAAAGGTGGATGTTATCGGTATTTCTACACCATTACAACCTGTATACAGACCATAGGTATTTAGAAATGGAACTACGATATCCTCAGGAAGCTCGCTTAATATGTCCTCACGTATAATATAACGGCTTGATAAGAAAAAGTTCATAGTTGACTGTAATTTATCTATAAGATAGGTTTCTCCAGAAATTATTGCCATAGCTGTCCTCCTTTCACAAGATAAGATTAGTAGAATCAAGATGCTTTTTAGCGTTATCTAATAGTATCGTAGAAATATATGGTGCTAATTTTTCAATATCGGGAGTATCTTGATTAAACGCCTGTCTACCAACAATCCAAGAATTTGGGTTGGATTTATTTGAAACAGTACGAAATTGAATGTACTTACCTCTTTTTCCAGAGGCGCCCCATTGTACTCTAGTTACATTGTTAGATTTCCATGCATATTGTAGCTCTGGTATTGTGGCATCTTGACTAACACCCAGAGTAGATTGAATCCTCTTTATATCCCCTTCGCTAGACGTAGAACCAAAATCTGTATGGCTAATACGGTCCCATAAACTACGTCCATAAGCAGAGCGCAAATTAGTAGCACTATTACTAATGGGAATAACCATATACCAACCGCCGTCTTTAGTTCTCTTTGCTTTAGATGAACGCTCGAAATAAGGCTTTAGGTCAATAAAGTTAATTCCACTCTTACTAGCTTCATCTTGCATTAAACTATAAGATATAGATAGGATATCATCACCAACATTTGAAACACTTAAAGAGCTATCCTTTGATTTAATCCAACTACCTAAATCATTCCTTATGTTATCTGTAATAGTTTTCTTATTAACGGTTCTTGTAAACAAATCCTTAAATTGATTTTCTAAACTTTTAGCCATTGTTTCCTCCAAAGAAATCACTCATATCCGCAGTTGCTTTAGGGTCTGTTATTACAGCGTTGTTGTCTGAGTCACTAATAACAATGTTAGAATCAGGAATATATAAGTCCTCTCGTCTTATTATTAATTTTTTGGGCAATCTTATTGGAATTGTTCCTTGTCCCTTTAGTCCGGAAAAATCTGCACCGTATAGCTCCTCATACTTAAGGTTCTTGTTATAGTTACCAACCATTGCGAGTTTACCTTTATAATTAGATACATAGGCATACCGAGTTTCCTTTGTAACATCAACAACATAATATCTAGCCTCTACAGATAAAACTAAAGAAATTGTATGATTATCTAAGGTATTATCTAATATTGTAAGCATTGAAGTATCAGTATCATAAGATAACTTTGAAATATCAATAGACATTAGGTCGCCATTATCATCAATAGTATAAGCCTCATCAATAGTGTTTACCTTATAGGGTATGAACATTCCCTTAGCTGACCTTAAAGGAGTAACATTAAAGGAATAAGTTTGAGTGATATACATATCTTTAATGGTAATTCTGTCTCTAGCAGAAATACCATTTTCAATACCATTCTCTGTTATTTGTGGGGTTGCTATTGAGCTTCTTATTTCTTGATTGCCAAAATGACCATTATAAACACCTTTATCATCAGATTGAGTTAACATCTTTAAACTATAAGGATTACTAAAAACAATTCCTTGACCATGACATACCTTACAGTCTGGCTTTGGACTGTGTGTTTTTGGATTTATACAAGGACATTGAAAAGCCTTTTCCCATATGGTATCTCTACCGAGTCTTTCAATCTCTTGTAATACAAGGTCAACCCTAAGCTCTGGCATCTTGTTCCTACGCTTTAAAGGGTTTATATCTGTTTGTGGTTTTTCTACCATTCTTAAATCACCTCTTATGCGATAAATCCAATATTATTTCCACCATAATAACTTGTTAGAGTTTCCCTTATGTGCTTCATATCAGCCTGCATTAAATTAATATCCGCCGTACTGGCTGTATATTCCGCTGATTGGGTACTATTTAATTGTGTACTAACACCGTCAATACTAACATCGAACCCAGCAATACCAGCACCAATAACGGTACGTCCCCAACGTTCTAGAACTTCAATTGCGGCATACTTAGCACAATAAGCAATTAAATCGGGATGAGGATAATATTCACGATTAATCCCTACCTCTTCGGGTGGTTGTGGAATCATTCCAGCAATATAATCAACACCCAGCATTTGAGGACTAAATTGGTCCTGAGGAACGGGTGGAGTCCCAAAAGGATATCCGGAAGTCGCTAAATAAGGAACCTGAACGCTTGCATTATACCCCCCAGAAAGTAAACTTGGTTGAAGCTCAATTTGGCCGAGCCGATTGGTAACCTTTAACCACTTGTCTGGATAGTTTAAAATTGTTTGGTCATTTAAATACATTTTAACCTGATTTACATGTAATATGGGCCTCTCATAAGTTCTTACATAAACAAATGAATTAAAGTCTTCTCTATAAAAATCAAGCCTATCTGTGTTCCTACGAGGTCTAATAACAATATCAAATTCTTTTTCAGCCATTGCAACCGCTTGTTCCATAAATGCTTGATAATATGAATCTGGGTAGGGTTCATTAGTTACCGGGTCAGTTAAATCTTCCTCCATCCCCGTTAGCTGATTTTTAACGGCGGCAACGGTAAATCCTAAACTATCAAGAGTTACCGAGGTATAATCAGTGTTTCCTAAAATATTAGGATTACCATAGAACTTAGCAGTTGAATTGTCGTCATCACCTTGTATTTTAAAGTAATTTAAGGCGTCTTCTGTACTCATAATTATTCCTTCTTTCTACACTCATAATATAAAGAAATTTGGCATTAAAAAAGAGCACTTAAGCGTGCCCTTTTAAACAGTTGTCCGAGTAACTGTAGAAATAAATTTATTTCTTGTTCTAATAATACCATAATTACTTTGATTTAAATAAAAAAGCAAGCAAATTAATGCCTGCTTTTATAATTTACTAAATGTTATTGTTAAATCCTAAGTTTCCTTCTGGAGAGTTATACATAACATTGTGAATTTGAACAAATCTACGTGGATAGTAAACCGCTAAGGCACCATACCATAGAATTGCGAACTGTGATGCCGTTGTAACTCTTGCCAAGTCTAACTTAGCTAAAGGTGCAAATGTTAGTAAACTAATCATAAGTGGATTAATTTGACCAACGAATACGTCACCAGTTCCCGGAATTCTTAAGTTAGTATCTACAAATTCAATGGTACCATCTGCTTGAATTTCACTACCAGCAATTCTAGCTACCAAGTAGAACTCTTCATCGCCTTCAATTAATGATTGACGATATACAGTAACATAATCTGGAATTGAACGGTTCAAAGCTTGTTGTGAAATTACTAACTTAACACCATCAGTAGGGTTTGCAACAGTAACCGTTTGTGGGTCAGATGACAATGAGTCACCGTGTTGACCAGAAGCAGTTACCCGATATACAAGATTTGCACCAACTTCTTTAGGAAGCAATACGTTACCTTGCTTATCTACGACATCCTTATCATGGAACTTACCATTTTGACCGGTAACTGCGGTTGCAGTAAACGTAGGGGCCAATGGAGCATGGTCATCAATATCAGGATTGTCTAAGTCAAGCTTGTTATCCAAGTCCATAATAGTTGAACCATGAAGTTGAATGTTACCACGAGCTGATAAGAATCTATCAATATCCAATCCGGTAGTCATACCACCAGTTTGTCCGGGCAATACAATACGTTGAGCTCCCAAGTGTTGGTTAATGAAGTCCGCTTTAATTCCAATTGGCATATAAGCGTCAGTTGCAGTACCGAATCCTTTACCAATCTTAATAGCGGCCGCATTCAATACTTGTGGAGTTAATTCCCCACCATTCAAATCAATGTGGTTGTTCTTATCAATAAGTTTTTGTAAACCATCGAATTCAAGACCATCACCCTTTTGACCAGTGGTTAAATCGGCATCACCATAATAAATAGCCCATTCAATAGTCTTAACAACGTTTTCAACCCCGTCCATTTCTAGAACTTGCATAGGGTCACTCATCGTGTTAGCCAATTGCATTGCTAATGATGCAGACTTAGTGTCAACAATGAATTTCATGTTAACAGTCTTTTGGTCTAAGTGTGGCGTATTAACGTCCCCAATTCCAATTTCGGGTTGGAATAATGAATGTCCTACACGACCATGCTTATAGAATTGTACATACTTACGAACAGTTTGGTCAACAGGTTGCTTAAAGATATCATTATAGATGGTAAAGTCATCTCTACCCCAAGTAGTGTTCTTTAAGTTGTTATCCATTGATTCCAAACGTAAAGCCGCACCATCAGTTTGTGTTTGAGGTGTAATACTTGTACCAGCTTGGAACGCTTTACTAATTTCTTGTGCTTTATCAGTGTCTAAATCTAGACTCTTATTAAAGTAAGTTTTAATTGGTTCTTCGTTTTTCTTCAAGTTAAATCTTCCCTTCTAATTTAATAGTTAGATATTATACTTTTATTCACACCTATAATATAAGCAAAGTATAATTTTTATGACAATTTTCTGAATTATTTATTTAATTCTAGAAAATCTTTCTTTTAAATCATCGCTTAAGTCTTCTGATTTATTAGCTTTATCCAATATTTCTCCTAATTCATAGGACTTTTCACTATTTGGACCAAATTCAAAGTCGCTATCTACTTCATCAATTTTATCCTTAACATCACTTATAAAACTCTTCAATAAATCTTCTGGTTCATTTTGGGAATCGTCAACTTCTGTAGTATCTGTTTGTTGAGCTTTCCCGGTTACTGATTTATTAACAGGAGCCTCTGATTCAGGTGTTGCAGGTTCAGCAGGCGCTTCAGATTCTGTAGGTACTTCTGAGGTAGCTTCACTGGCCACTGGCTGTGCTTCTGACGTAGCGGGTGCTTCACTAGCCGCTTCTGATGCGGGAGATTCACTTGTAGCTACTTCTGATTCAGCAGGAGCTTCAGATGCAGTTTCTTCCCTATTATCAGGATTAGTTAATGACTTAATTAAGCTTAAAGCCATATTTAAGGTATCTAAAGATTTAATAACTATATCATCATTACTATTAATAGATTTATTAACAGGAGTCTCTGATTCAGGTGTTACAGGTTCAGCAGGAGCTTCGCTTGCAATGGATTCAGATTCGGCAGGGGCCTCACTTGCTGTAGGTGCTTCTGAGGCGGCTTCACTAGCTACTGGTTGTGCTTCTGACGTAGTCGTTGCTTCACTAGCCGCTTCTGATGCTGGTGTTTCACTTGTTGCTACTTCTGATTCAGCAGGAGCTTCACTTGCAATAGCCTCTGATTCAGCGGGAGCTTCAGATGCTGTAGGTGTTTCTGAGGTAGCTTCACTAGCTACCGGTTGTGCTTCGGAAGCAGTTGCGACTTCACTGGTCGCTTCTGATTCAGTCGATTCCGGATTGTTTACTGTGCTTACAATGTCTTCGCTAGACTTTTGTAATGCTTCTAATGTTTCTCTTAAATTCATTTTTTAAATATCCTTCTTTCTTATAGATAATCAATCATCTGTATCAAGCCCATTATCTCCGGGCACTTTATGGTTAAGTACCGAAGCGGGTATCAACTTCAGAGCGTCTTCTGCACTATATCCAGAAAACAATTGCAAAAATATCTGATAAATTAAGGCGTCATTGGCACCCCTAGAGTCAATTGCAGAGGCCGTATCTTTTACAAACACGTCTAAGTCTGGAACACAGGCTTCCATCTCTCTAATCCTAGTTGCCAAGTTAACAATTTCCGAGGCCATTGATTCTGGTCTTAAAGCGCCACCATTTCGTTGAGTATCTGGTGATGTTCCCGTTCCAGCAACCATGGCATTAGACTTTTGAACTTGTTCCCAAGTTGCTTCTGGATTAGCTGGATTCTTAGTAACTGCAACCCCAGTAACCATAACTTGTCTAACAACGCTCTTATCTACTGGGTCACGCTTAATCACTTTACCTTCAATTGAAAATCCAAGCTTCCTATTAGCCTGAGATTTCTTTAAGTTGTTATTCAGCTTTAAAACACTTTGTACTTCTGGCATATCGCCAAAAAGTTCTGCCTCAACATACAAACCTTTTTGAGGGTCCACAAAAGATTTACTTGTTGGATAGCCAATAACTTTTTCTTTATCATGTTCGTAATCGACAAAACCATTTTTAAATAGATAACTGGCGTCTAAACCAAAGGAATCTAAACGTTCACCTTGGTAATCCAATGCTGGTGTTGAGGCCCAACCGGCAACAAACACATTCTTTTTAACATCTTTATCTTTACTCTTTTCAATCTTATTAAAGGGTAAAAAGATATCAAAATTGTCTTTAATCAAAATTTCACCTTCTAAATGCTTTATAGTTTTCTCAAATATAATATAAAGAATTAGTTAAAATAATAGATAACTGTGACTTTATTTTTGAGTATCTGATTTATCCTTGCTATCATTTGGTAGGTCTAAAGGCGATTGATTATCTTCAGGCCCCTTCTTATGGTCCTGAGAATGCTGTAAATTCCTTTGGAATTCAGGCTCAGATTTGATATCCCCATTTCTCCATTGGACCGCCTCAGCGACAGTTCCCGGAACGTCAAATCCATCTTTAGGAGGTAACCCATTTTCAACTCTGGCTTCATTAAGGGTCATCCCATTGGATAGCTTCTTGGAAATGTAATCTTGTTTTTGAGCTTCTAGTTGGGTACTACCTAAAGTGAACTTAAATTGATAATCTGGGTCAACTTTGGACAAAATCTTTTCGTTAATTAGTCTTTCAATGAAAAATAATAGAGGTTGTAATCCCTTGCTTTGGCTATTGTTTAGCTTAGATTTCATGGTATTACCTTCATTGATTGAATTACCACTACCTTTACCTGTTGAGCCCCCACGATTAGGGAAGTTAATCTCTTCTGGTTGTATTTGGTACACGGCCGAAATAACATAAATTAGATAATTTAAAAAGTTTTCAAACTCCATATCTTTGGAAGTTTGAGTCATATTAACAAATTTAGCATCAGTCGCTGATACCATGGGTACCTTCCAAGCACCATTAATCCCGGAACCTTGACTGTTCCATTGACGCCTAATACCAGCTAAAGCGGCCTGTGTTGCTTGACTGTCACCATCTTTATTTAAAACAAGAATACCTCTAGTTGTTCCCCCTTGACTAAAGAAGCGAGCATTGAACTGTTCAGTATTTGTTTCGTAGCTAAGCTGTGGCAAAACAACCTCTAATGGGCCATAACCATAACCTCTGTTATTAACCGTAGTTGTAGGCCAGTAGGTTAAGAAAACAAGTTCCTTTTCATTAAATGATGCTACAGACTTGCTATGAATTATTTGTTCAAAAGAGCGCTGTTCGTCAACTGAATTAGGCAAGTTGGATATTACAATCGTACTTGCATCCACAGCATTAAAATGGTTTAATTGAGTAGAGTTAGGTGATTCATATATTCTTTCAATATTCACTTGGTCTTGAACAAAGATGTCACTTAATATCTTTGTCACAAATGAAGGGAAAGTGTCCCGCCAATCCTTAATATTATCGTCCTTACCTGTATAATAAATAAAGTCTTCAAGTTCCTTAGAACGATTTTTCTGTTTAGAAGTCATTTTGCCCTTCGTTAGCTCCTTAGGGACAACTTCATAACCAAGTCCATCTTTAGAAAGCCTAGCAGGAACACAATAGGGTAAAACCTGATTGGTTCTAGTTCTAATAATGGCTTGAACAATAACATTTGTTGAATATTGATTTAATATTTTCTTTTTCTGGATAACCTCACTTTTAGTAATAGCAGTAAAGGGACCGCCATAAGTGTTACTTTGTGTAACATCTAAAGCATCACCCTGTCTTGAGGAAGCTTTGCCTTTTCTAAAAGATTTATTTATGTTTTCCATTGCGGCATAATTTGTCATGTTAACATAATCATTAGCATTTATTTTATCCCGATTAAATATATCTCTAATACCCAAATTTAAACCTCCTTCCATCTTGTTCTTACACCCGTAATATAGATATTGTATAACATAATTGTATTTTAAATTTATATTTATAGAGATATAAAAAGAGTAGACTAATAATTGTCTACTCTTTCGGAGTTAAAATATTATATCATTACTTGATAGCTGTGAAGACAAGTCTGTAGGTTCCTGATTTAAAACTGCGTTTACATCAGTATCTAAATATTCAGCCATCATAGGTGAGTTGTTATCATCTCTTAAAACCTCAATCAATTTATTCATGCCTACTTTAGCATAGACACTTGATTGAGCATAATGGTCATCGCCCTTACGTTTGATAACTTTAACAAGTTCCTGTGTTTCTTCATCTTCATCTGTTCTAATAACAACATTTGACCAGTGAGCAATAAATAACTCTAAGTCTTGGTCAACTTTATTATAAAAATGAATATCTCCACGCTTCATATCAGCCATCATCATAACATTTTGGGTTAACTTATCAATTTTAACAGTAGAATCAGAATCATTAAAGTGTGCATTTGGGTCCCCATTACTTTTGGCACTTCTTACAATACACCCATAAACAATATCATTTCCAAAATGTTGCTTTAATTTATCAACATAGTTACCATTAAAACCAATATCTGGGATTATGATATTTGGTTTAAACTTTTCTAATTCAACAATTATCTTTCTTAAATCCTCTTCGAGGTGCTCGACTCCTTGACTACGTTCAAATCGCTTTAAACTAAGCAAGTCAACTCTACCACTAGTAGTCATTCCTAATACTACCATGTGGTGATAATGCTCCAATTATTACCCCTAGTTTCCTAGTATTTTAAAGGGTTTAGACTATATCCTGAACCAGTTATTAGGCACTGGCCCCTCTGCTTTACTTTTTACATTTGATAGCTATCTGTTTACTAGTATATTTAGCAACCCTATCGTAGGTGCCAAAAATATAAGGAACTTCAATAAGTATATACCCATTATTGTGTGCATACTGTCTTTTCATATTATCATGCTTAATTTGTGTACTCCATACATTATGTGCATTATGCCCTTTTCTCGTTATTTGATGATTTTTATAGTAATGTTGCATCCCCTGATATTCTACTAGAACATTCAGATTGGGAAGGTAAAAATCATAATGGAGTTTTTGCTTGTCTATTAAATCATCAAAAAGCATAGGGTGAACAAAGTTTATGGAATTATTCTTAAAATATCTTACTAATAGTTCTTCACCTACAGACTTTGTTCTTCGTGTACAGCTACACTTACGATGGTCGCTAGTGATATGGTCTTGTCTTATTTTATATACTTTTCCACAAACAAGGTGTTTTATCGTCAGATAATAGGAAAATTTAGTGCCAACTTTCAAGAAGTCACAAGCAATGATTGAGTAATCAGCACCTAGAACTTTTTTAACAAGTCGGATAACGTTGCTTTTGTCTTTCCTTAACTTAGAACTCATTGCTTTTTGGTAGCACTTTGAACATCTGTTTTTCCCTCTCATAAGTTCTCTTGGAATAGCATAGTAGATATTTCCACAATTAATATGTTTAACTCTAATGGGGGTCCTACTATTCTTATACTTATCTAATATTTTATAGTTATTGTGGTCTTCATTATTTTTATTGAACTTCCTTATAAATTCTTCATTAGTCAGTCGCTTCATGCTAATTCTCCTATCAATGTAAACTTTCTTATACTCTTCTCACTGCCTCCGTTTAGGCAGTTATGAGTAATCTTAGTCGTTAGACCTTTACAGTATTATACACTGATTTAGTACGGCGGTCAACACTTCCCTCAATCACTAGGGATTAGTCTTTCTTACCAGCATATTGTGATTTATGATTGCTATTTTGCTACGCCCGTTTAACAGAGTTTTGTCACTATAAGTTACCTTATAGGGGGGCTAACATTAACCCCAGTCGATTCCTGCTGATACAAGCCGGTAATCTCCTCGTGTTTCTACTCTTGGCCTATCGTCACGATGGTCTAGCACATCATTTTGATAGAACCTGTTTGTTGAATCTTCATATGGCATCCCTAACGTATAGTTCAATTGTGCGTACCCCTACTTTCGTAGTATTTTAAAGGGTTTAGAATAAATCATGAGCCAGTTCGTTACTACTGGTTCCCTTGCGCTTGTTCCCCATTGGGGTTCTACTCTACTAAGTTCTAAATGAGTGCCTATAACACCAATTTATCTTTTCGATATTCGTTCGGCATTTACAATCATTTTGATTGATTTAGCACGGCGGTCAGCTCTACCTGCAACTATTCAGGGTTAGCCTTTCTTACCAGCATATTTATTTTATAGTTGTTATTTTGCTATGCCCGTTTCACAAGGTTTTACACTATAAGTTACCTTATAGCGCTACAACTATTTTATAGAAGAATTGTTTGTTAGGGGCACGTAGTTCTTTCTGCTTTAGGGAATCTGCTGTTACCCACACTGCATCCATCTGAGAAATTGAATAGCCATGAGTACGCCCTGCTTTGGGAGCAGTAATGTCCCAAAATCCACTGTACCACCGGTCTAAAGGCTTCCTACACTTTTGACAAACAAATTTATAGGTACCATCTTGGATTACTCGTCCTATTAAATCAATACCATCTTTATTTATCAACTCAATATTTTTCTCATAATTTAATTGTTGGACTAACCCACAGTGGGGGCATCTGTATACCCACCTTCGTTGGTCTGATTCTTTGTATAATTTGTGAATCCCATAATCGGGAATCGTAGGAGTTGACCATCTTCTTACTAGTCCATATTTAGAAGATGACAACGATTCTAGTGCTGATATTTCCGCAGTCGGATTCAGTCTATCGTACTCATCGAGCGAAAGTAGGTCGATATCGACACCTTCCATGGAACTACCCTTACTAGAACTACGGAATAAAATACGTGAATTTCTAATTGACTTTTGGTCTAGGGAATCATTATACTTATCTATTATACCTGCATAATATCCTTCTTGAAATTCGGGATTAATACGGGACTTAACGAAATCCTTCATCTGTTTATTTGTGGGGAATGTGTACAAGGCATTAACAGAATCATAAGAATGTGTATCGCAAAACCATAAAGCCTCACTTATACCAACCTCGCTAAATCCTAATTGTCGCGATTTAATTATAACCTTTGATTGGCACTGGTCATTTAAAACTGCCCTTTGCCAAGGCCTATGAGCAAAATATTTCATTTGATTATGATTACCATAATCAGGAACAGAATAGGTCACGGGATGCCCTTTAACCTTATGATGCTCTAATAAATAATTTGTTGGCCTCAGCATAGGAATAACATATTGAAGCTGTTCTGGACTTGGGGATTGAGTATCAAACATGTCCTGAGCTACTTTAACAATATCCTTTCCAGAAAAGCTAATTGAATCCTCTTTTAATTCGGTCATTAAAGCTCACCTGCATTTTCATTATTTCTAATTTTCTCTTGTTCATCCAGCATTTTACCAATATCTTTTGAATCCATATTTTCTAATTTATCTATAATATCTCCCCCTGTTAAATCTTCAGCAGAATCAGCCTTAGAACCAAGAACCCAATAATTGGTAACTCCTTTGGTTAATTCAGGAGCTTTCTCGCTTCCTTCAATACCACCGGCCTGAATAAGCATGTTATAAATTGAAGCAACGTCTTTCATATCTTTGATGTCCCGAACTTCGATATTACCATCGTTTACTTCCTTTAAAAAAGAGCCCGAAAGCTTAGATATAGACTTAAAAAGGTTTGCTTTGGTTTCACTATCTAAATCTTTATTACTGTTATCGGACGCTTCTTTAATACTACTTTTTAAATTGTTTACAATACTACTGCTCATCTTGTTTACTCCTTTCTAATGTTGAGTAACAGGAATGAATATCTTTGCACATGCTCAATTTAAATAGTTTCATGACACTTATTTGATAATGTGCACAAATTGTTACATATCTGTCCTCATTATTAATATAAGCAGTAAGTGGACGGCCACAAATACAACAATGTCTTAAATAACCAACGGCACGATTCCCCTTTCTAACAACATAATGCTGTGGATTATTTCTTAAAATTAATGCTCTATTATCCTTTATATTTTCAGGACTCACACTAAGCCCCCCTTATATTATAAATTGGATAGTAACCCGGGACAATCTCATTATAGCATGGCCGTGCATAATAAAATAAACACAAAGAGATGGTGATAGAGAATGGCTCAAGATTCTGAGTTTGAGAATATTCGTGTAATCAGTGAAAAAATTGAATCACTTTCTAAGGGGTTGACAGATTTACAAAGTCAGGTTAGTGCAATAACAGTTGACCGAAAGTATTATAGTCAAGCCAATAATAAGGACATTGATTTAATTAAAGACCGAATTGATGAGCTACAAGTTCAGTCAGCAAACCTTGAGCAAGAAGTTAAAACTAGCTTAGAAAAGCTAGAAAATAAGATAGAAAAGGTAGATGAGAAATTAAACAGTCAACTTCAAGCACAAGACGATGATATTCAATCTATGAGAGAAGACCGTAGCGACTGGACAAAACAATTGTTACTAGCTTTAATCTCTGGATTTTTAGGTTGGGTATTCTCAAAAATGTAAATAGCATAACTGGACAAAATGAGCATATTTATTTCTAATTGTAACCATAATATACAAGCTGGAAACATATGGTTAATTATTTTGTCCAGTTTAAAGCCAAAAAGGGGCATTGTTCTGTAAAACACGAACATTGTCCTTTTTATATATTTTTGAGAATGCTTATATACCGGAGTTTGAACGACTTTTTGTCCAGTTTAAAGATTCTCCAAGTTATTAAATATATATTTAAATATATAATTATAAATACTTGGAGAAATTATTTTTAAGAAAATAAACAAATATTTTAGCATTTTCTTCAACTATAAAACATTCAACGGCTAACGCCTACGTTCCGCACTG